TCAGCGGGTTAGACGTGATCATGTTGGTTATTCCTTATACAGCGGCAGTTGGGTTAGCGCGAGCGCGCAGGGTTTCTACTTCTTTCTTCAGGTCTTTGCCGTCGCGACGGCATTTCATGAAGATCGCCCCCAAGGCGAATCCGATGGCGAATACAGTCAGATCTTTCATGTTAGTCTCCTCAGACCAGGGGTATTAGCTAATGCGCTTGCTAGGCGCGGTCAGCTTGAACAGGGTTTCCAAACGGGAACCGATGTTGTCAGCTGGGTTGTGCAAGGTTACCAACTGGCAGAACCGATCCACCTCGAGGGAGCCCGATGGGATTACAGTGTTGCGCAGTTCCATGCAAGCGTTGCTTACCAGAACAAAGGCACTACCATTGTCCGGGGTGTAGCGTTCGAAGATGACGATGGTACCGGCACGGGTACCGATCATCAGCATACGGCGAGCATCACGACCTTCTACAGTCGATGCTTGAATCTGGCCAGGTGCCAGCTCAACAGCGCAAGCACCGTTGAAGTAGTCACCATGTTTCCACTCAGGGTTGTAAGGAACATGAGTGACCTGACCCAGAACGTTCTCGAAAGATTGTTCGAAGTAGGATTTCTCTACAGCTACAGCAGCGTTAGAACCGTTCATGTTGAATCTCCATTGATCAGGGTTAGGAATAGAAAGATTAGTCTCGCTATTCACATGTACAATGTATGACTGAAATAATTTCGAATCGAATACATACAGCATAGACACCTACTCCCAGGGCTTACGCTCCGGGAGTAGGTGTCTATTGTTTACCGCTTCTTGGCAGAACGGGTGATGGCATCCGCCGCGTCATTCAAGCCACGGACGATGAAGTACAGCACGGTGAAGCCACCGTTCATGCATTCCCAACCCAGGCGATCCAGCTCGGAGATCAGGCGCACAGCGACTTTGGCTTGAGGGCCACCGCGTACATCTGCCTTGAGCTTCTTGACCAGAGTCTCGTGGTCACGCCATTTCTTTGGAGCGTTAGAACGCACACTGGCCGATTTGGTAGCGACGTCCTTGAGCTTGGTCAGCGCATTAACCATCTCAGGGATTTCGATGTTACGCTTGCTCGAACCAGTGACGACCATGTAAACGCCCGCACCGATAGAACCGAACAGCGAAGCAACCATCGCACCTTTGGTAGCCTTAGGCCAGCTCACGTTCAAGGAAGCGCCGTAAGCCCAGTTGCCCAGACCCTCAGCGCCCTTGATGTTGAACTTCTTCACGTTGAGCTTACGGTAGCCCATGGTGAAGGTTTCGTCGAACTTGTCGTAGACAGTCTTGGCGACGTTGTTCATGGCAGCGATTTGATGCAGGGCCTTGTCGGCAGCATTTTCGTCAGACCAGTCGGTGTTGTAAGCAATCTGAGCCGCCTTGGCAGCAACGGAGATGGCTTCTTCGCCAGCCTTCAACAGACCATCAACGATGGTGGCCGTGTCACTGGCAGCTTTCGCTAGGTTCTGTGCGATCTCACCGTCAACGGTGAAGATCTGTTGCAGGCCGTGCATACTGATCTTGGTCTTGCCGTCGTAGTTCTTCAGGACAGCAATGCGATCGTTCATGTTCGGGATTTCACGGTTCAAGATACCGAGGTGGTCCCACATGTCTTTTACCGAGTACGACTCGAGAGTCACGTTCAGGGCGCTTTCCAGACCGACCGACAGTTCACGCAGCTGAGCAACGGTAGGGGCTACACGTTCCTTCGCATCGCCGAAGCCTTCCAGACCGGTGGACTTCAGCTTGAAGCCGTTGTAACGGCCTGCAACAGCGTTTACCAGGGCGATAGCGCTATCGAGCTGCTCGTGGCTCACTTCGACGGCGTCGTTCAACTGGTCGGCTTGTGCGTCGATCAGCTGGATGTCCTGTTCCACAGCGATACGGTCTTCCACGTATTGCTCAGGGGTCAGGTCGTTGGCCTCTTGTACAAGAGTCTCCAACAGATCGCCGGAAGTCTCTTCCGCTTCCATTTCTTCCAACGAGACCGACAGAGCGGCCTTCAGTGCGTCTTTACTCATGGTGATACGTCCTTAATTTTAAGCGCTAGCCTTATCGGCCTTCGGTGGTTTTGCTTTCGACAGCACCTGGTTGGCCATGGTAGTGACACCGCGGTACACGAATGTAGCGTGGTCTTCCATCATGGTGGCCAGAAGCTTGGCCAAGAACATGTATTGCGACACACTGCGACGAGCCGACTTGTGCAGATCCAACAACTCACGATAAATCACTTTATCGAACTTGCCGGTTTCTTCATCGATGGTTTTGTTGTAAGCGTCATCCAGGTCATCGGACATCCGAGCAACACGCTCACCCATCGAAGCAGCCATCTGTGCAAATCGAACACTCTGTTGGTTCAGGACTTGCGCCCGATCTAAGACCTTGACGAAGTCATTCAACTCGACAGCGCCTTTGGTCTTCTTCAACCCTTCGTCAAACTTCTTCTGACCTTCGGTCATGGTGAAACCTGCAACACCGCTTGCAGTCTTCGGAACACCGCCGATGGCCCAACCGTGAAGCGTGCCGTTGGCGATACCCGTTACAAGGTTGTTTTCATCGCCGGCTTTGGTGGTAAAGGTTTCACTACCACCTTCGTTCTTAACGATCTTCGGATAGCCTCGCTTGTCCAGCTGCACAATACGGTTGCCCAGCAGGTCAAACTTGGTCAGATCTTCGAAGTCATTGCGCTGAAGGATGCCTTCGTCGAAATAATCGATGTTCTCCCTGATCGTCTCCACAGAGCCGCTGACGCACGCTTCACGGAAACGGCGACTCAGGTCTGTCGAGCGTTGGAAAAGCGCTTGGTAGTGCTTCTCGCAAGTCTCAACGAACTTTACATCGTCGTCGATACACGCGGTGAACGAAGCGACCGGCTTATTCCCTTTGGTCAGGAAACGATACGTGTCAATGGAGTCAAGCAGGATCGGATCGCCAGTGATGATCTCCCCCTTGGCTTTGATCTTCTGCTTGATCTCGAACAGGTTCTTGCCAAACGTTTTAAGGTTCAGCGAAACAGCACCAAAGGTACGCTTCATGGCCTGTAGGAGATCGGACTCCAGAGAAGGTTGTTGTAGGGCTGCCAGGGTACGATGAGCATCCTCTACTACGGTCGGGCCAGTGGCACGGCTAGCAGCGGTCTCAAGGTCATTGTCAGCCAACCATTGCTTGTAGTCGTTCTCAACGATCATCATGTCGACCACGTTACCGTCAGCCAAGGTGAATTTCGTCACCAAGGCTTCCAACGTGATCCGACTGTCCGCCAAGACGGCCATGTCGATCAACGACTCCATCGCTGGAATAAGAGTAGGTTCCGATTCCAGAGACAGGCTACCGGCCAAGATCTCATTGATGGACTTCATGGATGTCACCAGTTCATTGCAGCAGGAACAAAGATCCGGACAGGCTTCTCGATCTCAGCAACGAGAGTGAGCAATTGGCTGTGAGCACTTTCCATCGCTACGCCACAACCAACGCCGGTAGATTCGGCAGCGATTTCTTGGCGCAGGGTATCGGTGAAGAAGCACATTTCCAGATCGGCGTGTTTGTCCATCGACAGACCCAACGATTCCATTGCTGGAGTGATGCCTTGCAGCATCGAGTTGGATTTGCTGGCCGGGGCCATGCCTGGTTCGTTGACCACGTCCCACGTAACAATCTTCTTGAGCATCTTGGTCTTGCGACCACTCAGGATCTTGTCTTCCGTGAAGGAACGGATGGAGAAGCAGACGTCTTCTTCCGGGTTCTGGAACTGTTTCTCGAGCCATGCACTGGCTGCGCCGGATTCCTTGGTCAGACCCATGATCAGGATAATGTTGTTACCCTGTTCATCCTTGTGCCCGTCAAAGGACAAGGAGATCTTGGAATAATGCGCACACAGGTTCGGTTCGAACAGATCGTTGACACGGGTGAACCATTGCAGCTGGGTCATGCCCGGTTGGAACCGAGGGTGACCGTTCTCACCGCGCAGGCGTTTGTTATCGACGCGACGCATCAGCTCGGCACTGTTCTCGAACAGCATCTTCGCATGTTCAAACGAGTAGTACCAACCAGCAGCGTTGAAAGCGTTCAGTGCACCAAGGATCACCCAACGGTAACCATTGGCATCGACCTTGAGGTCTTGTACCTTGTTCACGCCATGGATAGCGGCGCATTGAAAAACAACATTAGTCATGGAATGACCCCTTAAGTACGAAGTGTTCTCTCAGTTCGTTCTACTCGGTCGCCAGGGTTTACGATAGCGCTGGTCATACCTTCGTCGAAACGGGAACCCGTGATTTTTGCGATGGTGTTGGTCGCACCGAAACTCACGTTCCGCAGCGGCACAATGGTTGGAGGGTTCTGAGAGATTTCTTCTTTTGTTTCCACGATCTGGCGGTAGTACCGTTTCAGATCATTGGGATCACGGCAGATGGTGCTCACAATGATTTCCATCACGGTAGGTGTAGAACCTACGACCACACCCGCGTGGTAAGCACTGGATTCAAAGAGATTGCCCAGTTCGTCATAGCTGACGTACCATGGCACCCGACCCTTGGCGATGATCTCGTCATAGATCCGGTACATGAGGTTGTCGATCTTCAACAACTCAAGTTGGCTGATTACGCGGTCACCTGCCTCATACTGAAGCTCCAGATACTCCACGTCATCAATGATAACGGTGTTCACCAACGTGGGCTCGGTACGAATAGGCGCGCAGATCATGGCCGACATGAAGTACTTGTCTTCCAGAACAATCGCACAAATACCCACTAAGGTGATCTCGTCTTCGAAGGTTGCGAGATCACGCTGAGGGAACCGAGCCGGGATATACATTTTGACTGGTTTGTTACACACCACTGAACCTTCGTCAGTGATGTCGCATGCAGCATGCACGCGCGCAGGGTCACGTTCAAACTGGCTCGATTTCATTTTCTATCCACCTGAGAATAACCGGAGGGTTTGACCCCTCCGGCTACGATTGGGTTATGCAGCGCAGATCAGGAGCTGACTAGCGAACCAGTTGTTGACGTACTTGATAGTCGCCAGCAATGCGATTTCGCGAGGGTCGGCTTCTGCACCGAACTGAACGCCCACACGGTTGATGATCATGATCACGGAACGGGCATCGGACTCGGCGTAGAACACTGCACAGGCGATGTCGGTGATGACCTGGTACAGATCAGCACAACGCGCTTCGTTCAGCTTGTCGATTTCCAGACGCAGACGGTCGCGCAGGATTTGCTTGTCCACGCCACTGTCGAGACTCATGATCTCAATGGTGAACGCAGTGTTGATCACATCACGAGTGATGCCGAACATTTCGTTCTGGGTCTTCAACGCACGCAGGTTCATCTCGCGGTTGTAGATTGCTTCCAGAGCAGTCTTGTTCTCGATCAGTTGACCGGCGGTGTAACGACGACCAGCCATTTCGTTACCCAGCAGGGCTTCAGGCGTCAAGCCTTTGTCCAGCAGAGCACGGTAGGCTTCACCCATGACAACAGCTTGGGTGATGGAGGTCTTGGTTGGGAGGTACAACGTGCCCAGTTCACGAACGCGGCGGTAGTTCTCGATCTTCGAGAGTACCATGGCGCCGGAGGCTTGCAGCAGCTTGTTGATTTCGGTCTGATAGTCGTTCAGACCCATCTTCACGCCTTCTCCCGGCTCGTTGTAGATAGCCTGGGCCACGACCATTACGCCAGCGGCATAATCGAAGTCGATGTCGCCGAACGCTTTACGACCAGCCAGTACGTCCATGACGGTGGCGTAGCCTTCGTTGTTGTTCAGGGACAACAGTGCATGCAGATCGTCGTCAACGCCGGACATGCCGGTCTTGGCAGCCGAGATCACGTCATCAATCAGCATGATGTTGATAACACGGGCAGGTGGATAAACCAGTTCACGCGTGTTGTAACGCTGAGCCATGCCGAAGATGCCTTGGTTGGTGTAGACGGCAGGCACTTCTTTCATCACGATCTCGTACGGCGAGCAAGCTGCCACACGACGACCTTCTACAGAGTCAGTGACCTTGGCCACCAGCTCTTTGACGTGAGGGATCACGACGTTGCGAGCATTGTCCAAGACCATGCCCACGGATTCAGACGCCAGCTTCACCAGGTCGGCCATGGCCAGTTGGTGAGCGACTTCTTTGGAACGTTCGCAGACCAGACCCACGAGGTCAGAATCAGCATTCAGTTCGACATCCAGGCCCGCACGGTTACAAGCCATCATCAGGCTCATCAGCGGGGTGTTGTCTTTCGGCAGCAGGCGTTTGCCTTGCTCCAGCAACTTCTGCGCTACAGGCAGAGCCGCTTCGACGCTAACGCGGTTAAGCATTTTTAGCACCCTCGATGGAGTTGTTGATTTCGCTGGCAGCCAGAGCAGCGAGAGTGCGCTCAGTCACAGGCACGCCGTCGAGGTGGTTGGAGATCAGATTGCCGGACACGTTGGCGATTACTTCGGTCGACAGCTGAACGCAGTTCGCCACCAACGCAAGATTATCAAAGGCGATAGAAGTGCTCATGAGAAAATTCCTGTGTGTTTCAATTTGCTGTAAGGAGAACCAGGGGCCTCTCGACCCCCGGCTGTCTACTACGTTCTGTCGTTGCTCATCCACATCTCAGCAGCCTTCTCACCAATCGCGGTCAAGACCGAGATCGTCATACCGAGAATGATTGCTGACAACACGATCCGGTCAATTACAGACTTGGCGCCGAAGATTGCGTTCAGAGGTGTACCATCTTCCGTTTCGTTAATCCCGGAAAGACGATGACCAATTACGGTCTTCATCTGGTTACAGAACACAGCCTTGTCGCCTACGCCCATGCCTTCTTGGTACGTGATGTAGACTTTGATTGCAACGTGGTCAAGGTCAAGACCATTCCCATCAATGCGCAGGGACTGGTCGACTTGACCAGTGATGTTGGCTTTAGCCAAACGTTTCGACTTCTTCCGTCGATCTCGATCACCGGCCTGAACAATGGCCGTCAGTGTTTCCGACATGTCGTCCGGATCACCGTGGTAGAAGACCTCAATCTTGGTGACTTTACCTACAGCACCAGCGCGTGGTGTGTGGTTACCCATCCCCGCAAGTGTTTCGAGATCGTCATCATTGAACAGTCCAGAATCGGCCGCTACAGCATCCACAATCGTGCATAAGATACTCTGGATATCCGTGGTATCGCCGACTTTTACGAGGTTGTAGATCTGCTGATCCGCACGAGCCACAATGGTTTTCACCTTGGTGACACTTGCAGTCAACTGACTTGACAACCAGTCATCGATGGCCGAGGAGTCTTCCAGGGTATACGACGCTTCCATCAAAGCAGTCTTGGCAATCACACCAGCCTTCCACATCACTTGACGCGGATGGAAACGGCTCGGTTTGAAGAAGCCCTTGTTGTACTTGATGATGTCGCCTTTGGCTACCTTGTCACCCAGCTTGAACGTGGTGGCCTGCTCCTGAGGATAGACCGCACCGTTCGAGATCCCGTACTGCGTGGTCAGGTCGATATGCTCGAAGCTGCCATCGTCATACTGGATCACCAAATGCTCAGCCGACGCCTCTACCACTTCACCGCCTTGTTCAGCGGACTGGGCAAAGATGTCATCCACACGGTGAGCGATCACAGAATCGTAACCAGTGCTCAACGGAGATTCACGATAACCCTGAGTAGCGATTACGTGAGACTGTTGAATCCCGATGAAGTTAACCCGCTTAGGGTCGTCTCGGTCGGAGCAAGGGGAGATCAATGCCGCAGTCGATACCATGGAACTGGCACCGTCTTCACCCGGAACAAACGTACGCACTGTACCGCGCACACTGGTCAGGTTAGCGTTCGGTGTCATGTAGGTAATCACCGCCACGTCACCGGAGTCCACCGTCGATTCGGAGATGAAGCCCAAATCACTTTCCTTGTACAGACGTGCCTCCGCTGTCATGGAACGGGAACTACGACCACCGCGACCACCGTAAGTGATGATCTCTTTCTGCTTCAGGTTCTGGATCGGGTTGATGTCATCCACCAATGCAGCCGCCGGGTCTTGAACGATGTTCGTCCAGACTTCGTGAGGCTTCATGGAGACCGAGTTGTTGTTCGAAGCAGTCCGCGAGTTGTAGACACGAATCGACTTCACCAGTTCGGAGTACACCGCCCCAGGAATCCGCTCGTACCCCTTGGCACGTTCCAGACCATCGAAACTTGCATCGTCCAACTTGGCTGGCACGTAACGCGTGATCAACATTTCGGTCGCACGCAACAGCAACGGGATGTACTCAGTCGGTTCCTTCATCCACTCAAGGACGCCTTTGGTAATCGGGTCGACGAACATGGCGTTCATCAAGTCCAACTCACGCAGGTAACGCAGACCGATGTTGTTTGCATCCAAGACGTTGAAGTACACGTCCTTCTCGTTGAAACTGTGACGGCTGAACTGACGCAGTTGCTTGTGGTACTGGAGGAAACCCCCGAACACCAAACTGTTACGCAGGTCGGTCTTATCGAAGACCAGCGTCTCATCAAGGAACTTCAGTGCGTACTCATCATCGGACATGGTCAGACGATCACCCAGACCCACCACACGGTACTTGGCTTTGGTCAGTTCCAACAACGAGTTGAAACCAATCAGGTAACCGAGCACAGCGCCGATTGGGATGGTCTTGCCAAAGATGCTCACTTCCGCCACAGACACAGGAGCCTTCTCTTTCGAGAGACCGAGGATGTCCTCAATCTGACCCAAGGTCTTCAAGTCATCCGATACGGAGTTGACGTGGTAGAAGACATCGTTCTTGTCCAACACAACGAACTGTTTGCCATTACGGCCCACAACAGTCATGCCTTTGTACTTCGCCTCAACAGCGTCGATCTCGTCCTGAGTGAACAGTTTCGATTTCGCCCGGTTCTTGTAGTCGAACCAGAACTGATTACCGCTGCAAGTGAACGCCATCAGACGCGACGCCAACACCGTGTAGATCCGTGGCAAGTCAACGGAGTAATCCGCTACGTTCGCCAACCGGATGTCTGTCACGGTAGTGTTATCTTTGTCCTGACCTTGCTCAACAATGATCCGGGAGATCCAACCGTCGTAGTTGAACACCGACCGCATGGAACGATCCACGAAGATCTTGCTGTAGTAGGACGAGAGCGCCACACGGGAGTGGTTGATCTTGCGGATAGGGACGTCAGCCTTTTGAGCCCGCAGACGATAACGTTGACCGTTAGAGACGTACACACCACGCTTATCAACAACCGGCACACGAATCTGCACCGTCGATGGTTTACCAGTGACCGGAGTGAACTGGATGGTGTGGATCTCGTAATTGCTCACGGCATCTTCAACGACCCGCACGGTATAACCCGTGACCGCAATACCCGCCTTCTGCACAGACAGCACGCAGTTGAGGATATCTTTCTTCATCACCTTTTCGATGTACTGACTGTCCATCATTTCGACGGTCGAATGCAGCATCGATTTGTCTTTAACAGCATCGGTATCAGGGTAAGCAGTAGTTTCTGCAAACACCAGATCCTCATCGGTGATGACCATGGCTTCTTCCAGTGTCTCGGAATCGTCCCATGGGTTCTTGATGTGCTTGTACGATTGCGCCAGACGTTGCATCCGACGGTACTCGCCCGCAGTGACCAAGTTCTTGTCCACCAACTCTTCCAGCTTGGAGTCAATCGAACTGGTCAGCGTTTGTTCAATGTTACGGTTACCGACGGCCTGAGGGATTTCCTCAGTGACGGTGTTGGCTGTCTCAATGATCAGCTCGCCGTCTTCGTCGGTCATGATGGCCTTTTCTTCCTTGGCAGCCATCTTGTCCAGATCTTCCGACAGGGTCTCTTCTTCATCAACCAGCAGACCATGGACGTCGGTGTTCTTGAGGATCTGAATGTCGGTCTCTTGCTCTTCGACTTGTTCAGACTCAGCCTTCTCGAGTTCGTCGGCTTCCTCCTCTTCACTGTTGATCTTGACGCCGTTGTCCAGCACAGGGTTAGTGGCTTGGATCAGCTTGATCATCAGACCGAGGAAACGCACCTGCATGATCTTAGGATCAAGACCTACCGACGCAGCGGCTTCCAGAGACACGTCATCATGACCGAGGTACTCATTGGTGCCGTCAGTGAAGTTAATGTCCATGCCAGTGTCAGAGACGTGGTTAACCTTACCTTCTTTGGTCACCCACGCACCGTCTGCATCCAACGAAGTGAAAGACACCACTAGGTCAGGTTGAACAACGGTAGCCTGACCGACGTCTTCCAACGATACAGTCTTGTCTCGGCGCCACGAGTTCAGCTTACCGAGGTTGATTACAATCCAACCAGTGTCTTTGCGCAGGATCAAGTTCGTGGTGGCAAACTTCTCAGGGTTCAGACGACCCATCGGAGTGCTTTCACGATTGCTGCCCAACCACGTGAACACGTCAAGCAGATCCAGACGCTCACGGGAGTTGAACATCTTGGCCAGTTCAGGGGTCATGCGCTTTTCAGCACGACGCATGTCAGCCAGACTCGGCAGCACCTTCGGCACGTCCAACACGATGAAGTGATGCCGTTCGTTCAAGGTGTTCAGCGAGTTTATCTTGTCCCACTCGGTGTTACGGATGTTCTTCCAATACCAGTAACGCGACAGAGCCGAACGCATGTACTTGTACATCAGACCCAAGAACGAGTAGTTGACCACGACCATGTTCAACACTTCGCGGGTTGCCATCTCGTAATCGTTCATCGGACGGATTTGCATGTTCTGACGACGATACTGTTGTTGCATCGGACCAGGCAAGACATACGTCGACCGCGGGTTGCCTTCCATCGTGGACAACTTGGTGACGTGATCAATGTAGACCAGTCGCTGAGCAGACATGATGAAAGGGTTTTCGCGGGTAGGGCCCAGTTCGGTTTCACTTTCTGGAAGGTAGTGCAGGACACTACCTCGTGGCAGCGCCAGTCGCTCGATCCTTCGGATCTTTGGGGTCAGAAGATGTTCAGGTCGAAAGAGACCGAACAGTCTAATGTACCGTTCGTACGGGAGCATTACTGCCATGATTAAACCGTCCTGTTAAATTGGTTAGTACATAAGCGATGGTGTCGTAGTCGAACGAAGCCATCAGCTTACCGTCAGAGGTGAGCCAAGTCTGGGCAGAGCTCAGTTGACGTTCGTTCTCAGCGATCGCTTCATTGGACATGACGAAGGTTGCAGAACCAGTGTCACCGTCGAAGTCAGCTGTCAGCTGTGCAAGTTTGGTACTGTGTGGCGACTGGGTGTCCATATAGGACGTCGAGCCTTCCAACGGGAACTCAAGGGCGACGTGTTCGTCATCCTCGTATGGTTGCCAGTTCTCGTCGAGCTCAACCCGCTTCTCGCCTACGATCGTGGTCTTGGTGTAGACACGGCTCGGGTAAATCGAACCCACGCCGGTAATCGGGTAACGACAGATCTGAACGAAGTACTTGTTCCAGCGGCTATAGCCGCACAGGTACAACATCTCCACCAGCGTCATTGGCTTGACCAAGTTACGGTCGTAGCCTTTAGGTAGTTGGTCGATGTCGTAGAAGATCTTGAACGTGCCGTCAGTGCCTTTGTAGATCAGGCCGAGGTAGTAACCCTCGATCTCCACTGGGCGATTACGGTTGTCCACCAACTGGTACGCATCAATGACGGAGTTCAAGCCGTCTTTGGTTGTCCACTGGTCACGAGTCTCGGGTTTCAGAGAGACCCACTCAGGACGCAGGGTTTGTTTGTTGATCAGTTGAGCCTGACCTTCACCGGAGTCGAAGATCTTGCCGAACGTACGGCGCAGTTGGTGGATGGTAATCGGGGTAAGTCCCTTGATCACCTGGAAGAGCCCCAGAGACGTCGCATCGAAACCCGGTGCGTTGGTGTCAGCAAGGTTGGCAATCGACGTGTCCATCACGGAGAGGACGTTACGGGTGCCATAGACGACACGACGCGAAGCCCACTTGTCCAAGATGAAGCCGTTCTTACCCGAGAGCATCCCTTCGATGAGCTCGTAGATCTCCATCAGCGTGTTGGTCAACGCATTCCGCGCAATGTCCAACGCCGGCGATTCCATGTTACTGGAAATAGGGATCGTGTTACTGATCGAGAGTGCACGGTAATAAAGGTCGTGGATCTCGTTCTTGCTGACCGTACCGTTCTCGTTGATTTCAATGTCACGCAAGCCAGCCGGAATCACCGGGATGTACTGAGTGGTAGCCGTGGCGCGATAGCGGTTGATCAACTCAACGCGCAGCATCCGAGTAGGCGACTTACTCTTGCGCAACTCCAAGGTCAGGAAGTGCTCCATGAAGAAGCTGTAACCGGTACGAGCGTTCTCGCTTTTGTCCGCCACGAAGTCTTTCAAGGCAGGGTCAAAGATCGCTGTCTCACGCCCGCTGAGTACACCCTTATAGATGCTCTTCAACGAGATCAAGTCTCGGTAGATCTTCGGGTGCAGGATGTGCACTTTCAGGTCGATGTACGAAAACGTGTTGTCCCGCGAATCAGAACCTACCCGCCCAAAGATCTCCGTGGAGTACAAACCGTCAGGGTGGAAATCACTACTGGCACCGTCGTAGATGTCCAGACTGGTCACGGGACGAGCCGTCCTCAGTCTTTCTTTCGTGAGTACCATGGGCCAGATCTTGGCGGGCACCTCTGCGTATTTCATGATCTTTCCCTTTATAGAAGGTTTTTTAAACAGTTGGTATGAACAGCGGCTTGGATATGCAAGCCCAATGGAGAGATGTCCATGGCCAAGAAAGACAAGGTTGACACAGGTAATATCGATCTTGACGACTTTGACTTCGACATCCCGGAGTTTGATTCCCCGGATGTCGACACAACCTCAAGAAAGCCTATTACACGCGCCCTGAAGGGTGCAATCCGTGGTGTCAAAGAGAATATCAAAGACCCATCGACGCTTCGTCGGTTCGTCTCGATGGCTATGCCAGAAGGTTATGGCCTCGCAGCCGATACCCTCGATAGCGCACTAACTGACACTAAAGAACTATACGATAAGATCACAGGAGACTCTCCGGAACTTATCCGCAACAGTAAATCCTTCGGTCGCAAGGTTTCTAACAAGCTGGGTAAGGTTATTCCTGACAAGCTGAAGAAGAAGCTAGACGCGGCTATGGAGGAAGATCCGTACGCTGCACCGGTGAAATCCGATAAGCAGTTGCGTGAAGAAAAAGAGAATGGTGACATTGCTGCCCTCGCCGACTTGATGAAGTCGAAGGCTGCTGTGGATGAAGTCCGCAGTAAGAATGAGGAAGCCAGCAAGCTTGAGGAGAAAGGCCTCGAGAACGCACGTCACCAATCCTCCACCAAGTTTCTGAGTTCCATCAACCGCGGGATTGCCCGTCTGGTTGGGTATCAGGACTCGATCAACCTCAAGTTCCAACAGAAATCTCTTGAGCTGCAATATCGTCAGTACTCGACGACTAAACAGCTGACTGACTTGATGGCCATCGCCACCGAGAAACAGTACAAGATCCTTGAGGAGATCAAACACAACACTGCGCTGCCTGAACAGATCAAGTACAAGAACAGCAAAGAGTTGCTGGGGACATTGGCGAAGCAGCGACTGCTTGGTGGTGCACTCAATACGGTATCAAACTTCACGCAGAACTATCGCAAGCAAGCGATGGATAACGTGGCAGGGATGGTTCAGGGGTTTATCTCACCCCTGAAAGATGCTCAATCCATGACCGAGGGCATGGACAAGAGTGATCTGGCTGGCTGGGCGATGGGTAAGCAGGCTAGCGATACGCTGCTCAACCATGCTGCAATGCACATCAACCCAATCCTTGAGAAGAATGACAAGCTGAAACGTGGCAGTGAGGTGTTGAAGAACAAACTCACCGGGGTTCCACAGAAGCTCAACGAATACGCTCAATCTGAGACTGAAGGTTCTGGCCCTAAAGCCATGTTCACTCAGATCCTCAAGACCCTGATGCCGAAGTTTGGCTTGGACGCTCGTGCCGGTGGTACGAGCGTTCTTGAAATGGACGAGATGGCGGGCTTCGACAAGATTGCCCGACGTACTCTGATCGAGATCATTCCAGGTCACCTGGCTGAGATCGCACATTGGACCAAAGCGGCTGCCACAGGGGAAGTGGGCGAGAAACAAGTTTACAGCGTAGTGCGCAGTGGATTCACCACAGAGAGTGAAAACCTGAAAGACGCTAAGCGTCAGATCATGTCCAGCTCCGAGCGGGACTCCTTGAGGTCTTCCACGGAAGAGTTCATGAAGACCATCGGTGGTGACCAACTTTCCTCGAAAGCACAGCGCATCCTTAAACGTAAGATCTTGGACGAGGTTGCCAACGGTAAAGACCTGAAACCTGATCGTTTGGCAGACCCTGCAAACTACCCAGGGGAAGATCCCGAGGCCGTTGATGAAATCAACTCCTTGCTGGTTGATACATTCGATCTGGATTGGGCAGGCAACATGTCCAATCAGTCTACCGAAGGTAAAGCTCAGTTTAACGAAATGCGACAGCAGTTCCTTCGGCTGGCCAGTATGGTTCCTGCTGTTGGGGACCGTATCCGTATTCTGAGCGACACCATGGGTAAAGATACCTTCCGTAAACTCGGCTACATTGAGAAGAACGGACGGGAAGACCGGATCGACCACAGCAAGATCTGGAACTCGGTGTTCGATGATGAAGAAACTACCCAGGGTGGTCCAACTCCAGCAGGAAGTAAGAAAATTATTCCGGGTCCTGGCGGTAATCCTGGTCCTGGTCCTCGTGGAGCTGGCGACGATACTCTCGCTCTTATACGTGCTGCCCTTAACGGCGATCGAGCTGATGATGCTGCTGGTAAGAAAGGAGGAGGACGACCCCCCAAAGTAAACTTGGACAAGTACCTCGGCGCCAAGTCGCAACTGATCGGCATCTTGATCGATAGCCACAAAGAACAGAAGGCGATCCATGAGATCCTTGCTGGGTGGCAGATCACCGGGATGGTAAACAACTGCTGCGGTGACCATCCAGTCGTACCGTCGGCAGGTGCCAAAAGTTCCTTCTTCAAACGCTTCGGTCGTACTGGGGAGGCTGCTCGCAGTCTGTCCACTCGTATCGGTGCTGGCGTGGGTGGTTTGGCTGGCAGACTGGGTGGTGGTGCTCTGGGTCTTGGCTGGGGTGGCGCTAAGCTGGCTGGCAAGACCTACTGGGGCGCACTCAAGGGGTCTGCTAAGCTCGGCCTAGGCTCAGCGAAGCTGATGGGTCAAGCCGGTCTGATGGGCCTGAGAGGGCTCGGTGCTGGCTACAGCGGTGTGACAGGTGGGATTGGTGCAGTTGGTCGAGCAGGCAGTTGGTTAGGCGATTCCTTGCGCACTGGTCATGAACGTTTCACAGGCAAGTTCAACCCAATGATGGATTCCGCTCAGGCTAAACTGGCTTCGGTTCGTGAAGGTGCTGGCGGGATGGTCGATGATGCTAAGGCGAAGATCAAGAACCTGTACCTGAAGGGCGAGCAGAGTCCGCGGTTGTTGGCTTGGAAGTTGAAAGCTGGCATGTACCGCGACAAAGCATCCGGTAAAGTCATCGCCAAGTGGGATGACGTTAAAGGAGACGTTCTGGAAGGCAAGGACACGGTGGCTCTGAAGTACGAAGAGTTCGTCAAGTCCGGTGGTCTGGTTGACGTGAAAGGTCGTGTGGTCAAGAAGGTTGGCAGCGTTGCTGAGATGGCTAAGTTGCATGCAGAGAACGCTAAGTTCAGCGCAACGACTGGTTTCAACAAGGCTAGCGGTGGTTTGAAAGGGCTGATGACCGGAATGGTATCTGGTGGGATGTCTACACTGACCGCTCCGTACCGCATGATGGGCAAGGTCGCAATGGCCCCTATCCGTAAAGCCATGAAGTTCTTCTCTGGCGGTAAAGCTGGTGGCGACATTACCAGTCAACTGACCGGTGACCATGACAAGGACGTGATCATCCTCAACACACGTCAAGCTCAAGTCCAGTACGACATCTATACCTTGCTCAAGCGTAAGCTGGGTGGTGAAGATGAGCGTAAGGGTTCTTGGAAAGACATCTTCAAACGTCGCAAGGCAGAAGAAGAAGCCAAGAAGTCTGGCGTACAAGAAGGTAAATTCGGTGGCCCTGGTCTGTTTGGTAAGGGTGGCATGTTGGCTGGACTCTTCGGCGCGAAGAAGGGTAAGTACGACAAGACGGGTGAACCTGAAGAGAAGGAAGACGACGACGGGTTGGGCATTGAAGATGCTGCTGACCTGTTGGGTGGTGGCGGAGATGAAGGGAAGGAAGGTAGACGCGGTCGTCGAGGCCGTGGCCGTAATGGCAAGAAGCTGGGCCGCATGGGCAAGATGTGGCAAGGTACCAAGAACTTCGGGGGCAAACTCACTGGCAAGCTCGGTAAGTTTGGCAAAATTCTCCGCGGTGGTGCCAAAGCTGCTGGCTGGCTGGGCAAGGGCGCATGGAACGTTGGTAAGGGTGCTCTGAAGGTCGGTAAGTTCGCCTTGAACAACCCATTGACTCGGTTTGCATTGAAAGGTGCAGGTCGGATTGCGTTGGGTGCTCTGGTTGGTGCAGGTAGTCTGATCAGCGCTCCTGTGATTGGGTTTGCTTTGGCTGCATGGACGGCGTACGAGATCGGTTCGTGGCTGTGGAGTCGTTACAAAGACAAGTTCCCACCACTGACGCGTCTGCGGTTTGCTCAATACGGTCTGAGTCCTCGTAAGGACACGAAGAACTTGGACAAAGCGTTTGCCCTCGAGAAACTGTTCGCGAAGAACGCTCGAGTAGAAGAAAGCGGTGCAGTGTCCATCAACATGAGAGCAATCCCGGCTGAAGAGTTTGGGGCAGTGTTGGGGTTCAAGATCGATCCTGAAGATGAAGAGTCGGTAGAGAAACTGAAGAAGGCGATGATCTGGATCAATGGTCGTTTCAAGACCACGTTCTCGGCTCACGTTGCTCAGATGTTCAAGCTGACCAAGTCCATGGAACTCGATGCCGTTGACCAGAAGGTGGTGGGTCAACAAGCCGTAGACTTCCTCGACGCAACTCGACTGGCCGATGCTGCTGACCAGTTCGACGTAATGACTTCTCCATTCGAAGATGACCTGACCGAAGATTCGGGCGACGTGAAAGATTGGTTTAAGTCTGCACGTAGCGACGCAGTTGATGCGGCTAAGGAAGACAACGAGAAAGAGAAGAGCAAGCTTGCTCAAGATGCGACCGCGATTGCCGCAATGGCTCCGGGTAAAGAGAAAGACGCTGCAATGTCGGACTTGGCTAAGCGTCAAGAGAAGGCTGGTGATGTGGCCGGTATGACCAGGACGATGATGGCTGGTACTGCGGGTGCTGCTGCGATCGCAATGGCTGCAAATGCCGATGGGAAGTTCACACCGACCATTGGACTGGAGCAGGCTGTGGCTGGCGGGGCGAAAGTAATCTCGTCCGCGAGTATGTCCTCTGATCCATCGCACAAGCGTTTGGATTACGGTAACCCTGTGCGTTACAAAACGTACGGCTTGACCGAACTGGCAGAAAGCAAAGTTGTTCAGTTGGCGCAATTGGAAAGCGAGTCCTTCCCTCAGGTGAAGTACGATGCTCAGAAGCGGGCCATGATCAATGACGAACAAGCCCTGTTCAAGAAGTTCGTGGAGATCTTCGGTCTGGCAGGTAAGAATCAGGACGATGGATACGTCTGGTTCTACCGTCGTTACTTGGTGGCGTTCCTGAAGTACTGCACAGCGGTACGTGCGCGGGCATCCATTGACGCAGCAGAAGCGGTTACCCGTTTGAGTAACGATGATTTGCTGGGTGCTTTGAAGGAGATGGTGGCGGCTACAACCGAAGATGGACAATCGGTCTGGGACGTCAAAGAGTCGCCGTGGGAAGGTTACTGGTTGAACAACGACCGCACCTCGGTGGATTCCAACCTCACGGGTTTGGCACAGCGTGCTGCTCCAACCGTTCTGTCTGAAGCTGGGTTCACGAAAGCGGCTCAGGTCAAAGGCAAGGATGGTAAGGTCATTGAGACCGATCCAACGCAAACTAATCGTCCTGCGGGGACAACTGGCACCACGGGCGTAATGGCTCCAGTGGCAGGTAACACCCCTGCGGATGGTGGTGGTTTTGGTGGGTGGCTGTCGGGTCTCTTCGGCGGCAGTAAAGCTCCCCAACAAGGTAGTGTGAATAACGCTACTGGTAAACCGTCGACACCTGTCGGGATCTTCCCAACGGGTGGTGGTCCTGCTTCTGGTAACAGTGGCAGTGCGTTGGGCGGTGCAGGTGGCGCTTACACAGGTTCTCCTAACGGTGCTACATCGATCGACAATGCTGGGTCAGTCAACCACATGGGTGGCGGTGGTGGCGGTGACATTAACGCTATCCCTACGCCGAATGGAGATGGGTGGGAGGCTAACAAAGCAACCATTCTGGCTGCTGCGAAGATGGTGGGGGTCGATCCTGAATTGGCATCCTCTATTGCAGGTGTAGAGTCCAACTACATTCCAACGGCACGTCCGTATTCGAAGAAGCTGGGTAAATACCTGTCTTCGGCTGCGGGCTACTATCAGGTCATTAAGGGGACATGGAAGAGCTTGATGGAACGGTACGGTGACAAGTACGGTATCAACAAGAATGCCACCGCAATGGACCCACGGGCTAACGCCTTACTGGGGCTGTCGTACATCAAGGAGAACTACGACATCCTGAAAGCGAAGATCGGCCGTAAGGTCACGGACACTGACGTATACCTGGCTCACTTCTTGGGGTCTGGCGGGGCTAAGCGGTTCCTCGTTGCACCACCGGGTGATCCGGCGATCAACCACGTCAGCGCTGAACAAGCAGCGGCTAACCCTACGATCTTCTATGGTCCTAACGGTCGGCCTAACACTGTTGCTGAAGTCTACAACAGTTTCAGTAACAAGCTTCAGAAGCACCGTAAACCGAACGCTGCGCAAGAGATGGCTTCCATCCCTGGCTTGGGTAAAACTTCCACTCCAGCGGCTGAAGGTGCCTCGGGTTCCGCCACTCCAGAAGCAGGTGGTGGCAGTTTCGATCCGGCTAACACACCGGCTCCGAAGTCCTCGCCTCCGTCCATGGCACAACCAGCTGGCTCTAACATCAGTCCTCCCACCAGCGTGTCTGAACCAACTCCGAGTCCTGCTGCTGAAGCAGGTAGTACGACGCGGGTGTCTCAGGCAGCCCAGAACATCGGCCGTCAGGCTGAGCTGGCTAACGTCCAATCCTCGAGTAACGCAGAAGCAATGTCCAACAACTTCGGTGGTGTGGAAGGCGTACTGCGTGAATCGTTGCAAGTGGCGAAAGACTCTGACGCTAAACTGGCAGAGTTGGTGGAACTGGTTAACAAGCTGGCAGGCAATGCAGGCCCTGGTGCCAATGCAGAGCCGACTTCTCCAACCCGTCAAACGACCGCTAGCACTGCGCCCCGCGCCGCTCCTAGCGGTGTCGTCAAAGTGTCTAAGACGACGTGATGGTCCGAGTGAGGGGGAAACCCCTCACTCTCTTTTTACAGGATGCAGAATATGGCAACGACATCCATCAACGATGCGAGTTGGGTCAAGTCGTCTTTCCTGCTACCCGCTGATGCCATCCTTGGTGACGGTGGGAGTATTCGACGTATCTACTCCACGGCGATGCAGAAGGCTTCTGATACAACCCTCGGTGGTAACTTTGTCCTCAACCCGTTGCCCCAGTTCACGCGTTATGCTGACATCAAGCACAACAACACGTTCTCGGACAACCGTGGTAAAGCGACCAAGATCAATGCAGGCCGGATGCCGAAGTCCAACTCGACATCTGACAAAGCTTCAAACGGCTTAGGCCGGGTGTACAGTGAGAAGTTCGACGACAACATGCAGCGGGTTCACTTCCGTTGTGGTGTAGCGCAGTTCAACGACCTGTACTCGTATTACACCAACTATTATTCCGTTCCTGCGGCGACCATGGCTCGTACTGGTCGAACGGCAGGGTTCTTCTACAACCTGGGTTGGGCTCTGGGTAGTGTGGCATCGATTCCGTTGATGCCGTTCATCATGGCAGGGAAGGCGCTCAAGTTTGCATTGCGTCGACCAGCTTCGAAGTACTACTACCTCAAACCCACCATGTACCCGTATTGGCACGCCGTGTCCTCCATGGTCAACGGTCTTGCGGCTAACATGGGGATCATCCCGCGTCCTATTGCTGATAGCGCATCCATGCTCTTCGACAAAGAAGAGAAGATCAGTAAGGCTGACGTACTGGCTTTCCACAAAATGATGCCGAGTATCTACCGAGTCAACGGTGGTATCGACATCTTTGCGGTGGCACAGCGCGGACAGCGTCTGGTCAACGATCGTCGAGACTTGCTCGACGGTGAACTGGATGGTGTCGGCGATTACGGTCAAGTCCAAAAGATCATGCAAAAGCGTCTCTTCGGTGACGACTTGGCAACGGTCTACTCCAACATGAAGCAGCCGTCCTTGGAAGAGTACGGTAAGGTCTGGCGTGAATCAGCCGAGCTCGGTAAGTTCTCTGATAAGGACGTGGGGGATAGCTTCGAGAAGAGTCAGCGTGGTGACGGGGTTTGGGAGCGGGCTAAAGTCGCTTACGACTCCGAGAAGCGCATGGGTTCTGAGTTCGTTAGTTTCCGGGTGGATTACACTGGGACACAAACGGAGTCCTTCTCCAGCCAAACCAAAGAGTCTTCGATCTCCCAGCAGATCAACTCCTTGGCCGCCAGTAACCGAGAGACTCGTTTCTCGATGGCTGACGGTAACATCGATGCGACGGGGATTGCGAGTGCAGCCCTGGGCGCTTTGAAAGGGTTTGCTTCAGGGGTAGCAGAAGGGTTCGGTGTGCAGGGTCTGGCGCAACTCTCGGGTTCGGCATTCGCTGACATCCCGAAGGTGTACGACAGCTCGTCCTGCGACTTCAACAAGACCACCTTCACCATCCCGCTCCGTTCTCCATACGGTGACCCAATGTCCCGTTTGCAGAACATCTTCGTTCCACTGTGTGCGTTGTTTGCGATGGCGGTTCCACTGTCCACTGGTAAGCAGTCGTATACCTCCCCGTTCTTGGTGGAGTGCTTCAACCAAGGCCGTACGCACATTCGTCTGGGGATCATCTCCTCGTTCAGTGTGACGCGTGGCGTGGGTGATATAGGTTGGACGAACCAAGGACACTTCTTGGGTTGCGACGTAACCATCACGGTGGATGACTTGTCAGGTGTGATGCACATGCCGTTACAGGCAGGTTACACCATGACCGAGAAAGTGATTCAGGGCGCTGGTTACGCCATTGGTTCCATTGCAGATCAGGTCGCTGGTACTACCACCGGCGGTGAGACAGGTTCCGCGTTGGCTTCGGCTACACTCGGTTCAACCTATGACGATGATAACGCCTACACGGATTACATGGCCATTCTCTCTGGTATGCCTCTGGAAGCTGAAATCAACACGGCACGTAAGTGGGCTGTTCGCATGGCTCGCCAACAAGCCAAGTTCGACGATCTCACCTCGCCGAACCGCATGGTAATGTCCGCCATGTCTGGTATGACGGGCGACGTCTGGAAGGCTCTGAGTCTTTCGACCGACCGTAACTAAGCAGGCAGCATACATCCCCGGAGCGCAGTGCTCCGGGGATGTATGCTGTTAGCGTAGGGAAGCTACGGACAACGGGTACTGATCACGACACAGGTTGTACGTGCTGGTCAGGGGGAAGTTCACCGACATCTGGATCGGATCACGCAACGCAGGGATGTAGGTCAGCAGCTTACGTGCATCGGTACTCATCCCAGCCAGTGCAGCCAGGTTAAAGATCGGTGCAGGATCAACCGGACGTTTGAAGTAACACCAGTTGGCATCCATCGCCACCAATGCAGCCTGCAAGTCGACAGCCTTCTGCGGATAATCCTTGATCTCCCATTCAGGCGTGATCCGGAATGCGCTCAGGAAGTTCTTAATGTACTCCGGATTATGACCCACCACTTCATCAGGGGTCAGGATGTCTACCATCACCTCGTGGGATTCAAGACTGCCTTGGTTCATAACCGTGTCGGAGGCGTACACCATCGACCAGTGCATGACTTCAGCATCGACGTTAGGTTGCAACGAGTACGTGATGTCCGGGTAGTCGTATTTGACAGCCGAACTGATCGCAGAACCCCAAACCGCAGACTCCATGCCGATGTCAATGGCGGTCAGGATCGTAGGGTTGCCTGTAAGGCCTCCAGCAAGCCCTAGGAGCTGTTTAAGGCCGCCGTCCTTATCACCGGTCATTACTCGGGTCACGCCGTCGGAGGACACCTTAACCTTGTCCATAACCTCAGGGCTTACACCCATGTACTCAGCAGCCCCGTCCATCAACGGGCCACCGTATTCCGCCATCAGGGCTTGCTTGTTGATCCCCCACCCCTGAAGACCTTGAGCCAACAACTCTTTACCACTGACGCCGGACTGCTTGAGTTGAATGAGGTTAGTCACCCCGTTAAGGATACCCTGCTTACCCCCAGCAAAGTTGATGAGGTTCTTCCCCACGTTCTTCGCAGCTTCGAATACCTTGTTGACGGGGACGGAGTTTGTGATCTTGTAGACGTCCTGTGTGACCAGTTCTTCTTTGCCATTGGTTTTAAACAGGGGTGTGGAAATCAGAGACATCTTGGTCACCCAAAAAGAAAGAAAAAAGAAAGGTACACCATGAGGGGATCACTCCCCTCATGGCATCAGCCGAACCTTACTTTGCAGCAGGCTCTTGTTCGCGCTCTGGCTGATCTTTGACCCGATCGATGTACTCGATCAGTTCATTCTTGATCACATCCAGATTGCCGCTAGCCAGCAGCGTTTCACGCAGGGTCTGCCAGAACTCGATCTGCCATTCATGGCGTTTCGGTACGTGGATGGCCCCGCCGAAGTTGTAGTAGTGCACCAGCGGCAACGTGTTGTTGATCAGCTCTTGTTGCAGCTGAGGGTTCTTCGCCAGTTTCTCCACCATGCCCAGTTTGAACATTTTGGTGAACAGGGTGAAGTGGACGGTCTCGAGCTCTTTGCCCTTCTTGCGGGAATCGTGACCGTTCATGACGCGGAACAGGTCTTGATTGCAGCCGGTCTTCAGGAAGTGCCACAGGCCTTCAAGGGTACGGAAGCGACCGTAGTAAGGGTGTTCAATGTTGCATTCCTGGAAGTTGCTGAGATCGCGTCCCAGTTTGACACGACCGCGGGTAAACACGTTGATGTGTGTCTTACCATCTTCTTCGGGGTCAAACGTTGCTGTCACAGCGACAGCGATCTTCGAAAGGTTGGGGGTGGTCATAATGAGTTTTCCTGGTACAAATGCGGTTAAGTTATTCGTCATCTGGAGCATGATCGACGCCATCATCTGGATCTTCGAATTTGCCATCCATGAAGGACGGATCAAGTTCTTCAGTTGACTTGCGGTTTGTAAGACTGTCGATTTCGGCCAGCGGATTCTTTACGAACCCAGTGTCAACAGTGGTAGTAGTTCCGCCGCGCCATTCCATATCAATGGTGATGCGATAACGAATGGGCCCAATAACCTGCACCGCCTTTTGGAACGTCTTCCATGTCATGCTCGACCGAGAGATGGCACGATTGAAGTTATTACGTTCTTGACCAATGTCTTTCGCGTTCTTTGGTACCCTTGAGAACGGAGACTGGAGGAACATGGTCAAACGGCGGTTCCACATCTGAGAACCGATGTCTCGGCTCTCTAAAATCTTACGAAAGAGTTTCGTTAATGGATTGGCTGCCTCGTTGACGAGTTTATCGTCTGCCTCCATCATCCTGCGTTGCTCTTTGCTCATGAGTGTGATCCATTAGGTTGATAGCACTGGGAATGTCAGTTACATGCGGTCTTGATACCGGTAAGGATCGAGTCCACATCTCTCAGCACGGAGTTGTACATACGTTGATAATAGTCGCGGTCTTCTTCTGGCAACTTATTGAAGCCAGAGACGATGCGCTTCATCCGGGGTTTATTATCAGCAAACCATGCTTTCATGTCGACCACGTAACCCGCTTCGGTCATGTAGTCGTCGAGGACATAAAAGTCTTCAACGCGTACAGCCGATTTCCAAGCCTCTGGAACGTAAGCTTCGGTGTCGACGATGCGGCCACACTCTGCGAGCCACTCACTTAATTGCTTAGGTGATTTGCTGGAGAGCTTGAGGCGAACCGTCATGGCGCTACGCACGCTGTATCGTTTGATTACTTCATCGGTGAGTACTCCTAGGTTGAATTCAATACGGGAATGAATGTCTTCGGGGATTTGAACTTCGGGTTTAGCGAACCCAAAGAAGTCCTTAACTGCGTTCCACATGGATAGTATCCCTTGCTTCGAAAGGGTTTTACTGGGGGATTCTATGATTAACTGCCGTTTTCACGGGGATACCGAAATGACCAATGAAATCAATCCGGTCCTTGAGGGAGATTACCTGCCAATCGACAAATTCTCGGTGGTAGATAAAGCTCCAGTTACCGTTGACCATTCTACAGAACCTGCTGATGTCATTAAGACTACGCAGAGTATTCGCCTTAAAATTCTGGCGAGTCGTCTGTCGAAGGGGATCAACGATGATGCCAAGGAACTGAATCTCGACTTACAACTGTTGCGTGACCTTGACCAAGCCGCTCTCACCACTCGTAAGATCGACGTGGAAGAACGTGCTGTCAACGAGTCTGAACGCGTCAGCGAACAAACGAACGCCTTGCTCAAGATGCTGGATGGCAAGAACCCATTTGCTGTGGATCTCACCACAGGCTCCGTGCGTGCTGACCTCAGTGGTCGTCCGCGTGAAGCAGCCTTGCCAGAACCAGTCATCGTACCGGGCCACATGCGCCAAGGTACCGAGAACCTCAACTACGCTGACTACGTCAACGACCCTGACGATGATTCGGACAGGTTGGGTGACGGAGACGAGGAAGAGGAAGAAGAGTTGTAACTGCCCGGTGTAAAGAAGCAGAAGTCCACCACAGGCAAATGCTCGAGGTGAATGAACTCTTCCAGCACCATGGCATGCAGACTCGGTTTGTCCAGCTTGTTCAACGATTCGTCATCCTCAATGTCATACTCCTCCGGCGCACTGATGTGTAGCCGGGGGAGTATGACCGTCATCTCGTTAGCTCGCCGGAACAATAGCTCCTCAGCGTGCACACGAAACCACGCGTCGAAGTCGTACGTGACCCAGCCATTGAACATGGCTTTGAATTCAGTAGGACCTAGTTTCTGCGTGTTGATCCGACGGGAGTTGATGTGCACGATCGGAGGGATCAGTACGCCGAGCACTTCCACCATGGCTTCAATCACCGGACCAGGCAAGATGTACGGCCATGTGTTGAGCGTGATGGTCACCCGTGTCACGTTCACACCACGTTCGATTCGCTCCATGAGCGTTTCGATGTGAGTGATCAGGACAATAGGTATCCCAGTAACAATGCTCTTTTTAAGCGTGTCCAGATCGCGCTTGGCGTAAGCTTTTTGAAACTCCTCGTTTGTAACCATGCCATTGGTGAGGGTCTCGAAGTCATCAAGCTCTCGGATTTGGTATCCATTACGAACCGCCTGAAGTGCTGCTTCTCCATTAAGCTGCAAGAGAGTGCCGAACCGTGTGTCGTACAGTGCGTCAATGTCTAGCAGCAGCCTATGCTCCTGGTCATCGCTGGGATTCATGTGTCCTTATCTCCAGTAGATGATGTAGGGCCGAAAACAAGTGGATCTTCGCTGAACTCCAGCGGAGAGATGCTGAGGATATAAACGAAGAGAGTCCACGGAGTGTCGGTGAACACACTCTGCAAGAAAGCTGGGTCAGCCGCACGTTCCTTCAACTCACCGTCGATCAGCTTCGCTTTGAACGGCCAGCATAAAGCGTAAGCCAGATCGGACATGAAGGTCTCTTTGTGAGCAGATGCCATGTCAACGATCATGTTCATGTATGCGGTGCCGTTGAGAACGTAGTCCACGATGTTCTCGTTGACCTTGGCTGGAGCCTCAGGCATTTCACCTTCTTCTGTCCCCAGACTGCCTGGCATGATGTTCTGCCAGATCTCCGCGACCTTGTCTTCCGTGGCGATCAGACCCCAACGGATCATCCTGCACTCCCCCACAAAGACTTCCAGCTCACTGACGAACTCAGGGTTGAAATGTGCACGGGTACGGTCAGACGCAAAAATACGATGCCACTGGGTAGCGGCATCGACAAGGTTGCGGAGGTTTACATTGCTTTGTGCAGCCATTGTTAAACCTCGTCGAGATTGGTATCCAGTAGCATGCCGCGGAACAAGATGGCAGTGTTACTGGTAGCTTTGGTGACTTGGCCATCCACAGTGACGTCGTCAATGCTGGCTTCACCGTGTTCAATCAGTTGCCGGTCGAACTCAAGCTGAGCGCCTTCGTCGCCGCCACGAATCTTGATCTCTTCGATCAGTGTCATTTCAAGGTTCTGAGCCAGTTGGGCCTGAACCTCTGGGAAGGAGATCTTCGACCCCTTCGATTTCCCTGTAACCTGCCCAGACATCTCATCAACGTGACGAGCATCCTCAGGGATAGAGGACTTCTTAGTCAGCATCTGTGCTTGACGTCGCACTATCATATCCAAGACTGGATATTCATTCGGGGTCAAGTACACTGCGCCCGTTTGAGGGTCAGTGATCCACAGACGCTGGAAAAGTTTGAGACCGACCATCTCAGCCACGAGCATCAGATTGTCCATCGTGATACGGGTGCTGTCCATTGGTGGTGACACAAATGGAATGATCTCTTGTTGTTCACGCTCAACGTCGTCTTTAGGCTTTCTGAGTGACCGAACGTACTGGTCGAACTCAACGTCGTTCATGGCGTCAAGCCGCTCGCGGGTTACTGTAGGGTTGTAGGGATCGCCTGGGATTACCATGGAGATACCATTCACGATGAAATCAGTTACCTGCTTGCGAGTAACAGCCATGACATTAGCCTCGTGGCAGATCGTTATCGAGGATCACTTCCAGTACCAGCTTCTTGAAGTGACGCAGCCAGTCTTCTGGGCTGATGTCGTCGATCAGGCAGGTGCGGGCCGAGATGGTGCTGATGTTCAGCCGGGACAGCTCATCGCGCCAGTAGCGGTTCAGTTCACGCAGTACGCCGGGGGTATCGTCGCTGCGTTGGACGAAGGCGCGAGTGAATCGCATAGCGGCCGCAGGGTTGGAGACAGCAATAGCATCAGCTACGCTCCCTACCAGGTTATCTACTTGAGACATGTTGTGTTCCTCGTGTGTGGGGGATAACCGGACTGAAAGACAGTCCGGTCTCAGATTATTGGTACGAACGCTTTATTGATTACGCGGCTTGGGCAGTACGGGCGGCTTTGTTAGCCATCTTGGCAGCCAGTGCAGCCTTCAATGCAGCAGGGTTTACAACAGCGGTCACAGCTTCAGCGCCGGCGGCTTCAGCAGTGGTAGCCACTTGTGCCGAACCTAGGCTCACTTGAGCTTTGGTCAGGCTGTGTGGGTTACCAGCCTGCTTGTCCTTCAAGGCCTTGGCCTCGTCGTACCAGTAAGGGTGGTAGGTGCCAGCACGGATGTTCAACATGTCCATGGACGAGAGGAACGGGTACTTCTGGTCGGACTCTTCTTCCAATGGAACCCAGTAACCGCGGGTGTCCATCAGCAGTTCCCAGTCATAGCCCTTGGCAGTGATGTCGTTGTACAGCTCACGTGGGTGGCAGTACAGACCTTCTTCCATGTCGTGCCACAGGTTACGCATCATGCACAGCTCGGCTGTGATGTTCATGGCGCGAGCCAAGCGGTAGTCGTCTTCCAACAGGGAACGAACCGTGGTGCGTTGCAGGATGCGCTCTGGATAGAGGTCCAGGCGGTAGTACTGCTTGCCTTTGGCGTTCTTGCCTTCTTTGTCGCTGATGCCGTAGTAGTCGTAGCCTTTGCAGTAGTTGAACTCGGTCAGCTCTGGCTTGACGCCTTCGGACTGAGACACCACCACGTCGTACGGGATGCCGGACGGACCAGACTTACCACGCAGGTTCACCAACGTGATGCAGATCAGGTCAGTGTCGCCTTTGAGATCGTCGTCGCTGTTGCGAGGGTACTCTGGCATCTTGTCGTTGAGCATCGGCGACAAGTGTACGCAGTACCAGCAGTTCGCAGTCAGGAAGCTGAAGTTCTCTGGAACCTTCTTGAGCTTGAGGTCGCCCTTGAGGAACTTGAGCTTCTTCACGTTCGGCTTGTACATGTCCAGCTGGTATTCCTGACCGACGTGTGCGGTCATCAGCAGGTGTACGCCGGAGGAGCTGGTCACACCAGTCACTTGGTCGATCAGCTGCGACTTGGCACCGGCGCCTTTCATGGCCACCATGTTCAAGTCTTTGTGGCCTACGTCAGACTTCTCGTACATCGCCATGATGCCTTCAGTCTGAAGACCCGACAGCGAATCGAGGAAGGCCAGCGTAGGCGTAGGGATCTTGACGTACTCGCCAGTGGAATCGTCCACGAACGGCGTAGTGATCATGATCTCTTTGTCAGAGCGACGGTCGGCGGAGTATTCACGGATGAAGTTCCACCACTCGTTACCGTTGTAGACCGTGGCATCAGAGAACGCCAGACGGCACAGGTCAACGAGGTCTTTACCGAACAAGTTCTCGAATTGACTGAAGATGTCATGGATACGCTTGACGGAGAGTGTGTTCTCGGAGTCGTGCGCCATCATGATGGCACAGGCAATCCGGTTCATGACAGAACCCAGCTGGAATAGCGAGATTACCGTCTTGAACATGTTGGGCAGACCCGCTACCCCGGTGAAATGATTGAGACCGCCGCAGAGAATGTGCTCACCTCTCCGGCCTTTGTAGAACTTACCGGTCTGGATGTCAAACCCAGCACCAATGTTCCACATAGGACGCAACGAGGGGGCTTTCTTCATTTTGGCAAAGGGATCTTTCATGTGTTGCTCCATGTTATAGACACCTCAACGAGAGGTTAGTGCAAACGATATGAACGAATACTTTCTTTTAACCCGGAGTCATCCTGATGCAAGATAATCTCTACCCCGAATTTGACCATGTCTCCCTTGAAGAGCTGGGGCGTCTGGTCAATGTAGTGTCTCTGGAGTCTGCTGCTTCCCCGCAGTTCTTCATGGACACCAAGGCTCGTTTTACACAGTTCTTCGGCAAGGCTGACTCTTTCTTCAAACACTTGAAGTTTGAAGTGCTTGGCGTGGGTAAAGTTGACGCGTCGCCAATGATGCGTTCGATCAACAAAGTGGGGTTCGTGGATTCGTCTGAGAAGCCTGTGGTCGTGCCACAAGGTTTCATCGGTCTGTGGGTGCCTTACGCTGCCGACCTGTACGACGCCATGAAAGCATCGGGTCGTCTCACGCAGATCACCTCTGACTTCAACACCTGTCTCGGCAAGTTGGTAAGCGATCCTGAGCTGCTCAAGAGCGTCAACGGCATTCCGTACACCGGTGCTTACGATGTGGGTCTGTACGGCAAGATGGAAGTCCTCAACAAGAAGTACTTCGAGGTCAACAACGAATCCATCACCCGTCCTCTGAGCGGCGTGTTGGAACGTGTGGCCGACATCCCGCTGGTGCAGAACACCGTCAACGACTGCGCCTCCTTCGACCGCTCCAACCCAGCAGCCATCATCATCAAGGCCATTGGTCGTTCGATGGAGATGAGCCGTCGTTTGATGCCTATGCTGGAAGACGGTGATGGCCAAGTGTCCAAGCCAGTGCGTGAGCAACTGATCGCCCTGACCTACTCCATCGCCAAAGAGGTCGAAGCATACTCGATCCTTCTGTACCGTCTGCGTCAGTTCAAACTGAGCGTAGAAGAAAGCGTGCGTGCAATCGACAAGGCGTGATAGCCGCATAGACGATGGGAGCAGCATGCGCTGCTCCCATCTATGCCGTACTCATGCAAATCCGTGCGCTTGTTCGGCCATCCGTAACACTTTTGCAGTATCGCGGATCATTGATTCACGATCCATGTATCTCAGCCACTTCGGCACCGTACCGTAGATAGCTTCGACTGCCAGCTTTTCATTACCCTGAAGATGGTGCTCCTTAACCTCTTCCACCGTCTTGTCTTTCCAGACCTTACGGCACATCAGCATGGGGAGGATCAATGCGTTGGCGTTGTTCACCAGGTAGAACAACCTGTTGCACTCTTCCAACACCGTATCATCAGGGCTGTAATTGCGTATCAGGCGAAAGTACAACGTCGCCATGAACAACGTACGCTTTGTATTTACCCAAAATCCGTTTGCTTGATTCATCGCTACAGACTGGATCATATACAGCTCACTATTTCACCATCTTGAAGTTACCAAACACACTAGCCCAGATGCCGACGTCGTCAGTGGTTTCGATCACCGTTGCATAACGGAAGACCTCATCACTCTCGCGCCAGGTAATCACGACCACTCGCTCGACGGAATCAGCGAGTGCAGCTAATGCATTCCTACGAATGATGTCGTTGCCCATGATCATCCGCACTTTCGCACGGCTGACTGGAACCACGTCCATCTCCCGAAGCACACTGACTTTCCCGGTATTGTAGTTGACGGTCAGGTCCAGACACTTGGTCGTGGAATTGATCTCCTTACGGATTTTCCGCTCGACAACGCCCTTCTTTTCGGTGGCTTCATATAGTAGGTCGGTGATGTCAGTCACGGCAATGGACTTATCTTTCGCGAGGTAGCGATCGAGTTTGTCCGTCAGGCTGACGATGTTATCCAGGTTGTAGTGAGCCAACCCTGTGGGTGTAACATGGTGTACGACTGGCACCTTGTTATTGGTGCTGATCGACATGGTAGCCTTGTTCTTGCGGAACACGCTTGCCCCAAACCGCAGGATGTCGGCGTAAATCGTTGGGTTTGTAATGTTGCTAAGCGCCCCGATGAATAAATGACCGAGTTGGCGCTTATCCTGTTCAATGTAATGATCGCGAAGTTTCTCGAGAACAGGGTCTTGCTCTTTCAGATACAGCACCGCGTTTGCAGCGTCAGCCTGTGGCTTCGCAACGTCTTCGTCGTCACCATGTTCACCTGTCCAGTAAACATGACGCCCGCACGCAGATTTGTTCGCTTCGTCAGCTAGCGAGCTGAAATACCACTTAGCATGGCAAAAGATGCGATTGTACTTGGCTTTGGGCTTCCAATACCCGTCTGGTTTATCTTCAAAGGAGTACTTGATGTCAGAACCGTTCAGGCCGATGGAGTTACCCTTACCAGCCCACTGGTCTGCCATCTCATTGCCAGCATGACCGTTATGACCCTTGATCCACGCCAGCTCTACCTCGGTTTGTTGTTCTTTGAACCGCGTCAACAGGGAGGCGATATCCTTCCAGTCTTCTAAGTTCGAAACTTCTTCCCCGTTACGCTTGCGCCACCCAGCGGACTGCCACTTGTCGAGATTCAGATTGATCCCTTTGACAACGTACTCACTGTCCGAATAGATCTTCGTGTGGCTCAGCCCTTTATCCAGGGCATACTCCAATGCTTCCTTTGCGGCAAGCAGTTCGGTATGGTTATTGCTCTTGGCCTTTGACACACCGCCAAAGCGATCAACGTAGTTGACCACTTTTACCATGGCAGCGCCTTCCTTCTCTTCCACATAGCCGGCGGCTGTGGGGATGGCCTTTGGGTTACCCGATCCTTTGGTTGGTAAGTCACTGGCGGAATACACATACCCGTGTAAGCCCCAACCGCCAGCTTTTTCATTGTTGTAGAACCCACCGTCCGCATAAAGCACTGCCTTGTGCGGAACAGCAGCTAGCTCCTTAATCCCCGGCATTGCTTCCTTCCCAATAGAGTCGACATCAATGGTTTCCGAACTCATGTTATATCACCGATACATTTTGAAAAACAAGATAGGTAGGAAAGCCTGCTATTTACAGGTCTCCATGTGTCGAGCGATGTCTTCCGCTAAGTAGCGTTGCTCATCCACGATGTACTTCTTGAGGTTCTCAGCATGGGACAAAGCCAGTTCGGTCATCTCTTCTGGGTCGGATAGAGCCTCAGCGCTGATCTTGGGGGGTAACGGTTCGCTGTGGCCAATGTGCGGTTTTCGAGTGAATGCGCCGCAGCGCTGCTTGCCCGACTCTATCTCCAAGGAGTAGTTGAAGGACCGGTTGTCTGTGTATTGAATGATGGCACATGAGCCAAGCGAGATCAAAACCAGAACCGTTGCCAATACCTTGGCGGATGCTGTCATATCCCTGAATGTCATCTGCATTACCTTATTGTGGATTTAGCCGTTTCCATCGTTCTACGAAAGCTGCTGATGGAGGGCGTGTGGTTGGGGTCGGGTCTGGCTTAGGCTTACCCGGATCTGGTGTCTTCTGGATTGCGGCTCCAGTTGACTGACGTTTGTTTGGCTCGTCCTTAAGCGCAAGATACTTATCTCGCCACCAATCGATGTTGTCCTTCTGTTCTGCCGCGTGGGCTGTCATGTCCGTGAGTTGCGAATTAACGTGGTTATACTTCTGTTCTGAGACTGCCAGCTGGGACTCTTGGTCCTTCACGATGATGTATAAGTTGACGAAAAGCACAGTCATCACGGTAAAGCCAATCGACACCAGGATAAATGACAAATTCTCACGAACAAACTGTCTGAAGGTCCTGTCCCTTAGCCACATTTCCTTAACAAAGAGAAACAAAGCGTGAAACAGCTTCATCAATGAGAGAAGCGTCATCGGTTTCCTTAAAATGTTATGACTGGTTTAGTTATTTTTAACGATTGTCATAGATTAGGTGGCGATCAATCCCGGAGAAACCAATGTACGAGTTAAAGGCATTCGCCCATATCGGGGCGCTGGTTGATAACAACAGGGCAGTCGTCGCACCGATTGGTGAGCTGGCTCCAAACGCTATCACGTATTCCCGTGAAAAGGAGTACTACAGTACCGCAACAGCACCGGGCCAGGGCCTTGTAGTCTTTTCCTCGAAACGTGACGGTGTGCCAGAGAAGACCAGTTCGGTCTTGGCTGAATCGCTGATCAACGTCTCGAAGTGGGCTTACGCTCAAGCACTGTCCGGTAGCTTCACCTCCAACCCTGAATCGTTCCGTACCCGCTTCATTGTAGAGTTTGGTCAGACCTACAGCTTGTACGCCACAGGTACCATGGTTAAGGCGTCTGACAACGTCTACATGCCGAGCTACATCGAAGTCCGTGACGTCGTCGATGACGACCTGCGCTACCGTGTCTGGTACGCCTCGGAAGCCTTCGAGCAACAGTACGACGAATACGAGATCAAGGTCGTTGGTCCGATCGACGAACTCGACGTATTCTTCCAAGGTTCTGTGACCGTGGCAGAAGCGCTTGTCGCTCGTACGCAGGACGTGACGTTCGAACAAGTCCAAGCGGTCAAGGGCGGCTATCCTGAGACCTACGTGCGCAGTGAGATGTTCGAGTGGTACGACCCGAACAACGCCGCTATCGAAGCGCGTAAGCCGACTTACTGGAACGTCGTGATCTACGGTGTCGCCGGTAACAACATCGACGCCATCAAGGAAGCGCTGCGTGAGTACATCCTCTCGCACAGTACGCACACCAAGGACGAGTGGGCGGTCATCTTCCCGGAGATCTTCACGGCCACTGAGTTCATCTTCGTTCCGCTCTATGGCTACCCATCTATCACCAACAAGATCCTCACCACTGGTCTGCTGAGCTCCATCACCAAGATGAAGAACGGCATGGCAGAGCTGAAGCGTCTGACTCGTGGTGAAGGCTATACTGACGAGTGGTTGGAAGAGCACGGCGAAATCGTGGGCATCAGTCACAAGGCTGCTAACGCTGCTGTGATCGGTGGTCCGAAGAACCGTGACGGCGTCGTCGAACTGTACATGCGTTACCCGGACTACATCAACGTGTTGTCCACGGGTAACGACTTCATGCGTATGAAGCCTGAGACCCGTCGCTTCGTGTTGGCTATGGAAGACATGTTCCGTACCGCCGATGACATGACTCCGGATTCGTCCATCCCTGTGAAGTTCTCTCGGATGACACGCGATGGTGTGCTGTACCTTGTGCAGACCGTGGACAAGTTCCAGATGCTGGTCGTAAGCCGTTACTCCTATGAAGACGCTGGTATTGGTCTGCCTAGTGATGTCAACGAGCCACAGATTCCACCGATCTAAAGAGACGGCATAGAGCCCCGAGCGTAATGCTCGGGGCTCTATGCCGTCTCTTAGCGCAGGACTGCGTTGAAGTGTATGGCCATCGTGATGTGGGTCGGATCGCTTTTCTGGTTCGGTGCGCCGGACTCGTCGATCGATGCGCCGATGATCAAGGCTTCAGTCAATAACCAATGGCCGATCAGGACGTCAGCCATGTACTGGTTCATTTGACCAGAGATCACACCTTGACTGCTCAAAGCATTCTCGAGCGTGCCCTTACGGTTGGTCTCTTCGATGAACTCTTTGATGTCGACGTACAGTGTAGCCAGCCCGGTAGGACCAGCGAGATCGCCAGCGTGTACCGGATAGGTGAAGGTGATGCTCCAGCCTTCACGCCCTGGTTCTTGCAGTGTGGAGTTCGCGTCCGGGAACGAGACCTCAGGGTTACTTGGGGTGTAGAAGCTGATTTCAGGGCTACCGGACAACAAACGCTTGACGAGTGCGTGCTGTTTGGCGTTTGACCCAACCTGATCCAGTTCATCGAGAACGAACACTTGTTTAACGAGGCTCATGAAAGTCTTTCTCCTTTGACATCTTTGATACGTGGGGATGACTGGCCTGCACCCGGCATGGGTACCGCACCGGCGTATGGATCTACTTCTACTTTCGGTTGCTCGAACTTCAAGTAGCCAGGCATGGAACGACCCAACAACTTCTCGATACCTTCACGACCCATTACCTTGGCCACTTCAACGAAAGGACAGACAACATCAGACGATCTAGTGCTGATACACAGGCCGTGCTTCTCCCAGTACTCCCAGGGTGGTGTGACGATGCTGCCGTGGTAATGAGGGACGAACTCTTTATTGAAGAGGTGGCTGGCTTTATCCAAGTCGCACCACTTCTGTTCATCAGGGATCTGTGAACTGGTTCCCGTACAGCCAATGACGAATGACCACGTCGTCGGTTTAAGCAGGTTGAAGTGCCACTGGATCTCTTGGGGCGTCATTGCTCACCTCGTTACGTGATCACCACGTGTTCATTGTAGACGCGCTTGAGCGTGACGTGAGAGTCATCGATCACCGCAATCTGGCTATTGGGGAAACTGTTCTGACCTTCAAAGTCATGACTGATGTAGAAGATCTGCGAGAACCGCTCATCGTCAATCAGTTCCTTCATAGTCATGATCAGATTGTGGGCATGGACCTGATCGAAGGCACGGGCAGGTTCATCAAGGTACAACGGATAGCCATCGAGGTTCATGAACTTGTACACGACTAACCGGAACGCTTGGTTAATGATGTCCAGGATGCTGTCTGAGCCGAGACTGATGTCAGGGATCATGTTCTCTTGGTTATGGATGTACATCGGGAACTTGTAGTCCAGTTCGCCCTCTTCCAAGTTGATATTGTCCAGCGCAAGGTTGTAACCCCACACCGAAGCGATCACTTCGTTGATCTTGGCAATGAACGTGTTGATGAAAACCAGGATCTGCTCGGCAATGAGGCCATCCTTCGGAGAAAGCATCTTCTCCAAGATCCGCAGCGAGACTTCTTCGTTCTTTGCCTCTTCCAACGTCTTGGTGATGTCCTTCACGATCCCTGCCTGCATCTCTGCTTCGGTCAGGGAGGTTTCCAACATAGCCAAGGACACTTGGTACTTCTTAACGAGGCTGGTGATCTCTTCATTGAAGGTGAAGTCGATCATCCGGGTGAACTGGCTCTCTTGCTGACCTTGCATGTCCAACAACTCACCTTGCAGTGTGTCGAAGTTGATGCGATCGCGGTAGTAACGCTCCACAACGTTCAACTGACGCTGTGTGACGTTGATGTTACCTTGGATGGTACTGATCCGGTTGGTCAGCGTGGTGTGTAACTCACGCAGACTGCCCGACTTGTCCATCTTCTCGATCTGGTTGAGCTTTTCAACCAAAGGCAGCAGTTCATACGTCAGTTGACCGATACGCATGGCCTTCTCAGAGTCCCGAACGTAGTCACGGCAGACAGGAATCAGCTCACGGCCACGAACAACGCCCCCATTCTCAATGAACAGGTTCCACAACCCAGCCAACCACGGGTATTCGTTACGCAACTGATCGATCACGTACAGTTTGTCAGTCGCACCCTTCGCTTCTGTCAGGTAACCACGCACGTTAGCCATTTTGGCTTCCATGTTGGTCTTGAACATCTGACCTTTGCGCAGTGTTTCACGCAGATCGGTCTCTTCGTTCGCATTGACGCCTTCTTTGAACGTGTGTCCGCAGTTAGGACAGCCAATGTCGTGACAGTTAGCGATGTGATTGAGCCGGTACTCGACTTCACTGATCCGGCTAGTACCTTGAGCGTAAGTATCCTGATAACCCTGAAGCTCCTGCTGACGCTTGTAGACCTCGTCACGACTATAAGTCTCAGACAGGCCAGGCATCACGTCGTGCAGGGCTGTCATGACCTCATCAACGGCGCTCAGCTGCTGTGGAGTCTTGGCAAACAGCTCATGGTCAAGGTTCGTGGTGAAAGAACCCCGCAGTTTCTCGATCTCTTGCTGCCGAGTGTCGATTTCCTGCTTGAGTTCCACAGGATCGACGTCATCGAGGATGCTGATCTCGTGCATCTGCTTGTCAACCAACTGATGCTGCTCAGAAACCTCATGCAGTGCAGCCGTCAGAGCCCGTAACTCACCTTTGAGGTGGTCAACTTGCTCGGAGACCTCATGCATCGACTGCCCAGTGACCTGCTTAGGCGGCTTCAGGTCGATGGCCAGCATCTGATCCACCGTGGATTCGATACGACCGTTCAAATAACTGATGCCATCACGGATCGAGTCGTAACTGGTCTTGGCTAACTCCATGTCCAACTGGGTATACAACTCAGACAGACGATCACGCATCTCCAAGGACTGCTTGTTGAGCTGGTCGATGTCTTTGTCGTCGAGTTTCTTCGCCACTTCGTTGACCAGACGGCCCGATTGGTGGTTGATGATCACGCCAGCAGCATGCAGACCCTTCTTGACACGCTGGTGCAGCTTGATCACGTAGTCGAAGTCAGAGGAAGACAGCTTGGTGATCCAGTCACGGCGCTGTTGAGGCCCCATGGAAGTGAACTTGAGCTGACCGGACAGGACGTCGTGCAGTTCTTGGTTCATCTGGAAGTGTTGTTTGATCAATTCTTTCTGCGTAGCCCCGGTGAACCCTTCATTGAGGTTCTCACCGTCGACAATGAACCAATGCTCAGGTGACTTACCGGTAAAGATGGTACGCAACTCGTACTCATGGCCGTTACCGATGCAGTGAAGGATCTTGTAACCGTCCTTGAGGAAGTCACTGGCTTGCGGTGCTACTACTGTGAAGCCAATTCGCAACAGGCTGGACTTACCAGACCCGTTTGTCCCCAGTACAATTTGAGTTTTCATCGATGGATTGATCTCAAGGGTTTCAATTCCCTTGACATGGAATCTCTTACAACGATGAAGAACGAGCTTTGTTATGAATAGCATTATTAAGACGCCTTCGTAAATCCTAAATAATAGGTAGACCGCGTTATCTTTAACAAAGGGTGGTTTATGGCAGATGAATCGAGCACTCCGTTTGACAATGGAGCCAGTCAGTTCCGTTGTGTAGCCCTTGGAGTGGCTGCGGAGAACAAGGCACTCAAGAGCAACATGCTCCAAGTCTCCCCGATCGAGAAACTCTCGTTCACTGACGGTGAGATCACGCCCAAAGTTGACACGGTTGAGTACAACGGGCAGGACAGTGCAGGTAACCAGGTCAGTGGTAACGCGTTTGTGGGTGGGACGATCAATGCCACATGGCTGCCTGACTCCAACCGCAGGACTCCTCCGGACATTCGGCGTTCCATGCGGATCTCCCTGTGGCAGTTTGCAGGCAACGATAAGTGGTACTGGCGGGACATGGGTCTGGACAGCGACCAACTGCGCCTAGAGACCGTTGTGTGGGTCTTCAGCGCTGATCCTGGTGCTCCGATCGCAGACGACTTGAACAACTGCTACTTCCTTGAGATCTCTGCACACAACAAGACGGTCACTTTCTCCACCTCGATGGCCAATGGCGAGTTCTGCACGTACGACACGCAGTACGATCTGGCCAATGGGAAGATCGTGACACAGGACAACTTGGGTAACAGCACGTTGTTCGACAGCAAGAACACCAACTTGCGCATGGTCAATGCTAACGGCACCTTCATTGAGTTGAACAAACAGGACATCAATGCCAAAGCCCCGATGAACATCAACGCTGAAGCTGGGCGTGATGTGAACATCAAGGCGGGGAACAACCTCAACGTGAAAGCAGGGGTCATGGCGGTCATTGATGGCGGTGGTTCTGTCCTCACATTGCAGGCTGGCGGCACAACCCTCAAGACACCGAAGTTCTCGGGAGTTAGTTAATGGCACTTGTATCCTTGATAGGCATCGACCAAGCAGGCGACACCATTGTCGGTCCGGGAAATCCCAACTGGACGTGGAACGGAGTACCGATCTCCATCGTAGGGGACACCATCAAACCCCACAAAGCGGGTCCACACATCGCAGCCAAGATTACAGTAGGCAGTCCATGGATGACCATTGAAGGGATTCCAGTCACACGCGCTGGCAGTGCTGCTTCGTGTGGAGACGTCGCCACTGGCTCTGCCCCAATGGACATTCCTTAGCACGCGTCATAGAGCCCGGAGCATCACGCTCCGGGCTCTATGCTGTCACGGTGTCACAGGAGGCGGTACAATCGCAACCGATTCATTGCTCCACTGCACCAAGTCACCACGGTGATAACTCTGCGACCAGTCAGACTGACGGGCTTCAGTGGTCAAGAGACGATCCTCGTTCTCGATCTGTGTGAACACTCGGCGTTGCACCAAGTTGTTGTCGATACAAAGAACGAATACACCGTCTTCTTCAAAGCTCACGTACGAGGGCAACTTGCCCAGTTCAGTGCGCAGTGGGAACAACGGTTGTTCGTGCCAGTAGAAGCGCCCTGGAAGGGACGTGTTCTCGGTCTTGAAGTGTTTGACGGACAGGCCGGGGGTTTCGATCTCGATCAGGAACGACTGACTGAGGGTCAGCAGCTCTTTGATGCAGTCGTCGGAGTTGAACCCAATGCTGTCATAGATCGAAGGGTCATCGTCTTTCACGATATGGAAGCGTTCCATCGACGACATGTCAATCGTCCGACGCGATTCCATGTAACGTTCCCAATACGGGATACGGTTCATGAGGACCTTGACCGATTTATCCCCGATCACCTTCAAGTCTTCAGTGACCATGTGCAGGTAACCACCGATGCTGATGGCCACCACTTTACCCGTAGCGTCAAACGGTAGCTTAATGAAAGCCGAGTCGCTCAACTTACCCACAGGGTTCGGGTGGTAGATCATGTCCGCGGTGATCGTGTGCGTCTTGATCTTGCCAACGGATTCAAAGCTCAACAGGCCGAGGGTGGCGTTGTTACTCTTACGGAACGTGACGCCACCGTCTTTGATGTACAGACCATCTTGGTCGGCATCAACCCGGTGCATCAATCCATTGACCGTTGCCAACGCATGAGACTGTGAGGCGATGTAATCGGTCTTCTCACGGGTCAACCAGATGTCGGTCTTGTCAGCGTCGGTGGTGTCGTTGAACGGCGAGCCTAGGGCCACACAGAGCGTTGCAGAGAAACCTGCTTGCCATGGGTCGCGGGCCAAGACGTTCTTACGGATGATCTTCGGAATCCCGGATTGAGTCGGGAGTGCAGTGTTGGCGTTATCAGTTAACCATTCTGCCACGGTGGGGTCAGTTGCCAAGGTCACGATCAACCGCTCTGCATCCTTCAGACGCAGAGTGATTGGTCCAGTGATGGCAAAGTGGGTGAGAACCAAGTAGGCCTCTTTATAGTCACGCAGCAGACTCTTTACCTTATACGAGGAGAGATCTTTTTCTTCGAAGGCGCTGCCACGAGCTCTGGACTTGAGCAGTCCTGCTGTTAATTGGTACATTTATCGGTTCTCTCCCAATAATGGTATGTTACTTGTTTAATAACCATATATTAAACAGCGATCTTTTTAAAAACTGATTCTGGAATCTGGGTGCATCGAGTCGGCTAAATCGCTACGAGAAGGTGAAACCGTAACGGAGAGTAATTCATGAGTACTGTAATTCCAATCTACCCGTTCGACCCGGATGGTGATGCGGTCACGAACTTGGTGCACGAGCAACAGCCGCTGGAGTCCAATGGAGTCTTTGACAACTTCTACTTGATTCCACGTGCCGCACCGTTCTACGCAGGAAGCGTGCAGTTGGTTCTGTATCCAGGCGCCATCCCGCTGATTGAAGGTAAGCACTACAACTTCGGTCACCACTTCAAGGATGCTTCGCATACCATTGGGCAGGCGATTTACGGCTCTATCACGTTCTATGACCGTGACATGAAGGGCATCGTCGACATGACCTACCAGACCCTTGGTGGTGCATGGACTCTCGACGAGGCTACTATTCTCGAGATTCTCGAGAACGAAGTCCGTAACCCGCGCATCACGTCGTGGGAAACCATCGTTGAGTTGCCGTTCCAATTCCCGGTTGTCAACCACAAGTTCGACATTGAAGACTTCGTCGGCATGTCGGAAGTGACTACTGAACTGGCCGGTATCAAACAAGCCCTGGAAGACAAGGGCGGTGGCGCGATCGACGAGCACATTCAGAACAAGGCGAACCCGCACGAAGTGACCAAGACGCAAGTCGGTCTCGGTTTGGTGGACAACTTCCCGACAGCCTCTGTCGCTGAAGCCCAAGCGGCAACGCTCAACACCCGCTTTATGACGCCTCTGCGTACCCGTCAAGCAATCGAGGCTGTCGCCTTGTCTGCCCTGACTGCGCACACCGGTGATCTGAACAACCCTCACCAAACCACCAAAGCCCACGTCGGCCTCGGTCTGGTGCAGAACTACCAGCTGGCCTCTCAGGCTGAAGCTGAAGCTGCATCGAGCAACGCCCGTTACATGACTCCACTGCGAGTGCGTGAAGCGGTAGACGCTCTGGTAGGGACAGCGTTCACGGCTCACGTCGGTAACCTGAACAACCCGCACCAAGTGAACAAAGGCCACGTTGGTCTGGGCTCTGTCCAGAACTACGGTGTTGCGGCTCCAGCGGATGCGACCACCGGTACGTCCAACGTACTGTACATGACGCCTCTGCAAACCCGTAACGCGATTGCTGCGTTTGCCGGTAACAAGATTGACACTCACGCTGCTGACTTCAACAACCCACACGCGACTTCCAAGACGCACGTAGGTTTGGGGTTGGTACAGAACTTCGGCATCGCTACTGAAGCAGAAGCCCGTGATGCGACGTTGGCCACCAAGTACATGACGCCGCTGGGTGTCCGTCAGGCGATCAACGAACTGGTGGGTGATGCAGCCATCGGTGAGCACGTTACCAACTTCAACAACCCTCACCAGGTCACGGCTGCTCAAGTCGGGGCTCCGTCGATTGCTGAGTTCAACAACGCTCTCGATCTCAAGCTGGACTCGGGTGATGCTGCGGCTAACGCCTTGGCTGTGTACGGCATGAACCAACCTGCTTTGCAGGCGTGGATCTATTCTCTGCCGTCGGGTAATGCTGACAAGCTGGAGAACCGTTCGTTTGCTCAGGTCATGTCGGAAGTGCTGGCTGGTAAAGCGGCTGACTCCTTCCTGCTGAACGGCAAGACGTACGCTGACATCTTGGAAGACATCGGTGATGCCACCGCGTCGAGCTCGATCCAGTACTCCATCCCTGATCTGCCTCTGGTAGTCGATGGGGCTAACGGTGAGATTGCTCCTCCTCCAAGCTGGTTGATGTTCGGTACGTTCAAGATCCCAGTCGGTTCTACCATCTGCGATCTGTCCCTGCACCTGACTGGGGGCCGTAACGATGAAGCATTGATCGACGAGTTGCAGTCCAGCTGCTTCTTGAACGTCTCGGCGACCACCGAGTTCCCTGATGGCGGTGTGTTGACCATCGGTGTGAAGCACGCTCAGGTTCGTCACTTGAACAAAGTCGACAGTCCGATCACCCTCGCTTACCGTCCGGTGGGCAATGGTGCTAACGCTGCGGTCGAGCTGTGGATTCGTTCTGCCTCTACCCGCACTCAGGTCACTGTCACTGAGTTGTCCTTGAACCGCTTCAACGTAGCAACGATGTCGTCGCCTGAGCTGTTGAGCGACTTGATCACCGTGCGTCCGGCGGGTGTGCTTGACTGTGAGGTCATCACTGACGGTAGCGCTGAGTTTGCTGCTGATAAAGCTGCACTCGCTGCGTTCATTGCTCGTCGTGATAACCCGCACGTGGTTACCAAAACCCAAGTCGGTTTGGGGAGTGTGCCTAACTACGCAGAGGCCACACAGGCTGAAGCCTTGGCTGGTACTGTCACCAACAAACTGATGACGCCGAAGCTGACTAAGGATTCCATCGACGCCAGTAACGACGCGATCCTCACGGCGGTGACTGATACGCTGAACGAACTGATTCTGGACTTCAGCTAATAGTGCCAGGCTCACTGCATGTAACAGTGCAGTGAGTCTTTGTTTTTGACAGCTCAACCGACGATGGAGTCGTACAATGAGTACCCGACCTTTAATTGCTAAGTACCCGTTGGATAAGACGGGTACCTCGCCGACGAACAAAGTCATCGGCGAGGTCCGTGAACTCAACGGTTCGCGCGATCGTGCTTTCGTTCCATTCGGTGGGCCGTTCTACACCGAAAGCTTTAAGATCATCAACAACGACACTGGCCTTCCGCTGGTTCCGGTTGATGACTACATCCTGTGCCAACCGTTCCAACAAGCGGCGCTGCGTACCGGTAAAGATGTCCAGTGCGTGGTCTGGATCAAACTGCCTGCACCGATCACCGTTCGCTACGAGTATCAAGTAGTCGGTGGTGAGTACAGCTGGAACATCGAAGCCTTGGTGCAGATGATCAACGAGATCGATCTCGATGGCCGTCCTGTACAATGGGGTTCGATCATTGGTAAGCCTACTGCTTATCCGCCGGCTCCTCACATCCACGACATCGGCGACAGCTACGGCTGGGAATACGTGGTCTTCCAACTGGAAGGCATCCGTAATGCGATCCTCGTAGGTGACGAAGCGTCTCACGATGAACTGCGTCAACAGATGCAAGCGATTCGTGACGAATTGGAGTTGCTGATTGCAGCGGTGGACGACAAGGTCGATCTTCACATTGCGGACTATGCTAACCCACACCGGGTGACCAAGCTGCAAGTGGGGTTGGGTCAGGTCCAGGACTTCCCGATTGCGTCTGCCTCGGAAGCGTTGGCTGGTACAGCGACTAACCGTTACATGACGCCAGCCCTGACCACCACGCTGATCAACCGTCTGATCGACGAGCAACTCGGCGCTCACATCGCTGACAAGAACAACCCGCACAACACCACCAAAGCACAGGTGGGTCTGGGTTCGGTCTTGAACTACGGTGTGGCTACCACTGGCGAAGCACAAGCCGGTGCGGTCAACGACAAGTACATGACTCCTGCGCTGACCAAGGCTGCGATCATGTTCGTTGTGGGCGATGCGTTCAACACTCATGTGGCGAACACCAACAATCCTCACGGTACCACTGCTACTCAAGTGGGCTTGGGTCTGGTACAGAACTACGGCGTAGCAACAACCGCTGAAGCTCTGGCAGGGACTGCGACCAACAAGTACATGACGCCTCAGTTGACGAACGCGGCTATCAAGGCAACCGCCTCGGATGCTCTGATCGCCCACATCGCGGACAAGGGTAACCCACACGGTACTACGGCAGCTCAGGTTGGTCTCGGTAACCTCCCGAACGCCATCACCCGGAGCCGCTTCAGTAACTCTGACGCTCAACTGCTGACCGCTGGCAGCATGTTCGATCACGTGAACTCGGGTGACCACGATGCTCGTTACAACCCGAAAAACAACGTGAGCGTGGATGGTAGTATCCATATCTCCGGTGGTCGTGGTTACGTTGCGATCAGCGGCGGGTGGCGTCAATTCTGGCCGGCTCAGTGGGTCGGTTAAATAGAGCCTCATTTTATAGTTAAGTCTATAGTGAGGAGTATCCCATGTTACGCAAGTTGACCGATTTCCAGTTTATAGGTATCACCGAAGAGCGGTTGGCGGTTGACGCGCTGTTGGACAGTCTCTACCCGTACGATCAGGGTTTGATCAAGATCGTACGGGACGGGGGCATGCACGACGCATTCAGTATCATGGATGTGCTGGAACATGAAGACAAGCCGTTGAAGATCGAAGGGATTGAACGGTTGAACCGCATTCTGTATTCAGAGTGCCAACGACTGGGCGGCAACTTCGGTCACTACGGGCCTGTCACCTGTCATCTATTCAGGTCCCCTAAGGACTCCATCAGTTTCCCCATGCATGAGGATCTCGACGATGTCGTGGTTCACATGGTCAAAGGGAAGAAGATCTTTGAATCTCCCTCAGGCGACCTCGAGTTACTTGAGGGGGAATCCATTTTTATCCCACGTGGCACTAAGCACCGGGCGATCAACGTCGAAGCGTCAGTGATGTTGAGTTTTGGTATTGAGCGCTTCATCGTCGAGAAACTCTGAATGCAATCGAAAACGATCTACGTCAAAACCACAGGTACATGCAACCTCAACTGCTCCCACTGCTTTACCAACGGGAAGTCTGGCGACAAGACCCAGTTCTGCCCCGATAGCGTGGGAGACTGGGTTGCTGACTTTATGTCACGTTACCCGGAAGGTACGCACTACCACATGGAATTCCATGGTGGCGAGCCGTTCTTGGTTCCGGTTGCTAAGCTGAAGCAGTTTGCAGACAAGTTCCACGACAATGAAAACGTTTCCATGTGCGCCAACAGTAACCTGACGTTTAAAATTACAGATGAGCACATTAATTTCATTAAAACATATTTTAACAGTTATATAGGCACAAGTTGGGATCATTGGATCAGATGGTCCAATCAGAAACAACTCGACCTGTGGAAGAGCAACCTCAAGTTGCTGGGTAGTCACGGGATTGGGATTGGTCTGAAGGTCTCGGTTAGCCGTGAACTGATTAAGATGTCAGCTGACTGGTTCATTGATCAGCTGGAAAGCTTCGGTGTAGAGGAAGCGTCCCTGGAGCGGTTGACCTTGGATGGCAGTGCTAACGAGAACCCAGACATCTTCCCCGATAACGAGGAACAGGATAACTGGTATCTGGCAGTGTATCAGCGCTACCACGAACGCCAGCCTACTGTCCGTATTCGCACCATGGACATCATCAAGGCAAAGCTCAAGCACAACATCGTCAAAGTCGACACCAGTTGCCGCAACTGCGAGCAGAACTTGGTGACGATCAACTCCAGCGGTACGTTGGGTGGCTGTCCCAACGTGGCTACACAGAAACACCACGCAAAACTCTCCGATGGCGTTACTGCTTTCCTTGAGTCAGACAGCCGCACGGATGACATCGTCAAGGAACTCTCCTTTGGCGAGACGTGCATGACCTGTGACGTGTTCGATCTGTGTGGTGGTGACTGTCACCGGTTGCCGTGGCAAGGTTCGCGCTGTGGGGGTTTGAAGAATACCTTGCGCTTCCTGTCCGGTCGTGTGCAGACCACCAATCTAATTTTCAAGGGGTAGAACATGGCTACTGATATTCTTCGGCAACATGTGGCGAACGTGGCGAACGCCTACGTCCGTAACAATGCCAACTCGGGCATCTCTTGGGGGACGAACAACTACCCAGGTGGTTCCCTAGGGTGGTTTGCTGGCGACACTAACGGTATCGCACAGGCGTTCGATGCTAACTGGATCGCTGGGGGTGATGCTTCGGCATCCAACGTCGCGGCGCACCTGCGTAACTTCGCGAACCTCTTCGGCGGTATCCGTCTTACACGCATCGTGATCTATTACCTGGACTATCGTTACGGCACCACGGTGCAGTACGACGGTACAGCAATTGCCAACACGATCTACGGTGTGGGCGATTACGCTTCTGGTGCTGCGCTGCCTGGTTTGGCTGGCGGTGCTGACATGGACTTGAACAACCTGAACGCCTGTGGCAATAGCCTGTGGAACAGCTACTACGCTAACGCCCGGAACACAGTCCTTACTCTTACCAACACTATCTGCCACACCAGCTGCCATGACAACTGTCACTGTGCACGCGGGCGTCGCTGAGGAGCCATTGTCGTGACAGACCTCGCCCCAAGCAATCCCAATGAAGTGCTGGTAACCATCCCAATCCCTCCGGCCATCCTGCGTCGTAAGTTCACAGAACCGGACTTGCTGTTCGTCATTGATTACGACAACAGCAAGTTCAAAGGTAAGATGATGATCACTTACCTGTCCAACCTGAACATCAATTGCAAGTTGCAGCTGAATGACTCGGTGAATGCGTTGGAGCTGCTGTCGCAGTACTTGCGGATCACTACACTGGTCACCATTAGCGACATGGAACACCTGGCCATGCAGATGCTGTTGGCCTATTGCGGTAAACCTCACATGTTGGACTTCGACCCTGCGGAGTTCATTGCAGCGAACGATGACATCCTGACTGTGTGGAAACGTCGCTTGTTCCAACTGCCGTTGTTTGCCATGCACGTCCTGAAGAAGTTCGAGGATTACCTCGAGCAGTTCCCAGAAGACGATGATGACGGGATGTACGGTATCAACTACGTGCACTTGATCAAGCATGAAGACTTCGCCATCCTGATGCACGGTTACACCGATGACCTGCTGACCAAGAACACCACGCTCTTCAACGAGTACCTGTTCGCCGGCAAGAACTTGTTCCACTACTTCGCAGTTCAAAGCAATCCGCTCTTCATGGGCGTGTTGTCGTTGCAGGACGAAGCATCCTTCAACCTGATGAAGCCTGCGCTGGCAGAGGCTGCTAAGCAGTTGGAGCTGGTAGTGCCGACGATCCAATTGAGGATTGCCAATGTACCATCTATTTGATTCGGTCTACGTCGATACGCACTCGCGCATTGATCGTACACAGGACGTTATCACCATCGGCAATCAACTGGGTTACGAATACTTCCCAGATGAACGTGCGGTGGTCGGTAAGCAACTGGCTTTCGCTGAGAGCCTGGACGACGTGACCCCTGAAGCCTTCGTAGAAATGTTCACGTTGGCCAAAGCGTCGAAGAAGGCCACGGTCTTCTGTTGCGGTGGAACGTACCTGAGGCTGTACACGCTGTTGGTGAAAGCTCTGCTGCCTGCGGTGGATCTGGAAACCTTCAAGTGGATCATGCTCTGCAAGAAGGCCACGTTCAACACCACCTTGACCAACATCCGCAAACCTGTGGTTGATGTGATCGGTTCGGTGACGATCACTGGCAAAGTCATTGAAGAGCTGTACGCCTTCGAAGACCCACTGCTGCCTGCAATGCAGGAAGTGATCCTTCAGGACAAGACCACCCTGTCGCTCGAATGGCGCATCTTGCGCTTGAAGACTGACCAACGGGTCGGCATGCTGCCAAAGGTGCTCAAACGCATCCTGCACCGCATTGCATTGGCTAACACGCATGACGCCTTGGATGTCTGGGGTCGTGTACTTACCGAACCAGAGAACTGGGAATTCGGTGGCTGTGACTTCGACAGTCTGTTGAACGCTCCTACGGTGTTCGAAGGGTCGATGGCGTTGCAGTTCTCCAACAACCCAATGTTCCTTCAACCGAACCTGTTCGATCAAGAACCGTCGGATGACTGGATCAAAGGTTTGTTGTCTGAACTGATCCCAATGCTGGCTCACTGTGACGAAGGCCCAACGGCCGGGCGCACCAAGTTGATCCTCAAGCTGTTGCAAGAGCAGGTCAACCTGTACAACCCAGAAGTTTGTCTCGAACGCGTGATGACCATGTTCCACGGTCCAAAGCGTCTGGCACTTCCAAACCGAGATTCCGGCAAGTACGACGAGAACTTGATCCGGTACATCCTACGAACTGACGTGGTTATTTTGAAGGCCTGCGTCGAAGGAGCTGAATGGTGAGTAATCTTATCCCACTCGTGGACATCTTGCAGGATAAGAAGGGCAAGTACAAGGAAGCTCACTTGATCCTTTTTGAGCGCTGCAACATGCGCTGCTCGTTTTGCCACCAGGACCACGACTCGGAAGTCGGGATGAGTGGGGAAGATGTACTTGCTAAAGTGGACACGTTCATCATGAACTCCGATCCTAATGACGCCTATGTGGTGAACATTACGGGTGGTGAGTTGTTCATGGACGACGTCCCTGATGAACTGTTCGAATACTACTTCTTGGCCGGTAAGGCGATCCTGCAACGCTTCGAGGACGTCAAGCTGGTCTTTGGTACGAACCTCGTTTATCAGAACACGGCCCGCGTTCGTCGTTTGATGCAGCGACTGCATCCATTCGGTCACGCCTGTCTGGCAACCTCGTACGATCCTGCTGGGCGGTTCAACGGGGAGCAGCGTAAGTTGTTCCTTGAGAACCTGATGGAGTTCGAGGCGATGATTGAGACTGTCAACGTGGTCATCACACGACAGAACATCGACATCTTCTTGAAAGGCCAAGAGGGGCCTGAGTTCGACGTCATGGTCGCAGGCTTCGATGTCTACTTCGACCATTACATCCCGAGTACGCGTTACGAAGAGCATCAGCCTACAGAACACGCGATCAGCGAACTGTACCTGAGGCTCAATGAACGTTACCCCAACTCCTATCCGATCAAAGCATGGAAAGAGAACCAATTCAACGACACCACTTGCCGGTCTACCAAGATCATCAACAGCAATGGCATCGTGACCACGTGTTGGTCTGAAGCGGGGAAAGACTCTGTGCTGGATGAAGGACAGGGCTTGGCGTTGAAACAAGCGGCCGAAGATCGGTTCCTTGAGAAGTACAACTGTCTGGCGTGTGAGTATTACCAGCGGTGCGGTTTGCGTTGCTTCTTGCATCACAGCTTTGTTGAAGACGGCTCAGACGAGTGTCAGATCAAAGTTATGTTCGACAAGGTATTGTGAAGTGTCTAGGACTAGGGGATATCCCCTAGTCCTCTTTATCTATTACTTGAGTAACTGCCATGAACCAATTCGAATTGTCTGCTGATGGATACGAATCTGCTGTAGCTTGGTTGAACGACAATGGTCATAGTGCGCACCTAGACTCCGACCGGGCTCCGATGGATGGTTACACGATCATCACCCTGGCCAACTCGCTGAAGAACAACGCGACTGTACAGACCCAGGCTTTCCTGCGTCCAGTTCTGCAAGCCTGCTAAGAGGCAACACCGTGAACCTGATTATCAAACCGACCGTAGCGTGTAACTTTAAGTGCACGTTCTGTTCCAGCACTCATCTCTCTGAAGAACCCAAAGACATCGTTGAGTTGGAGGACATCGAAGCCTTCATCAAACGTTATCCTCACACCAGCACCATCATCGTCAACGGAGGCGATCCGCTGATGATGCCTCCGTCGTACTACTACTCGATCATGGAGATCTTGGACAAGTACGAGTGTCCTGCCATTCTGTCGTTCACCAGTAACCTCTGGGCGTTCTACAAGAAGCCTGAGATGTGGGCACCTCTGTTCAAGCTTGACCGAGTAGGGGTGACCACCTCGTTCCAATACGGCGACAAACGCCTGAAGGGTGACGGGACTGTGTTCACGGAAGAAGAGTTCATTGCTGTCAGTGATCTGTTCTTGGAGCACGTGGGTTATCGTCCGGACTTCATTGCCGTGATCGACACCGACAACGCTCACACCGTTCTCGACACTGTACGGCTTGCTCAGCGACTGGACGTCGAAGCCAAGGTCAACTACGTCTCAGCATCCGGGCCAGAGGTGACCAAGAAAGGCATCACGATGGGCAGCATCAATCACATGTATGCTCAAGCGGATATCTACGAGCAGTACTTGTCGATCTACGATGCCGGTCTCATGAAGTGGGAATACAACACCAAGCAGATGGTCAAGCGCCTGAACCTAGGTACCACGACCTGTCCCTTGGCGCGTCACTGTGATGAAGGCATTCGTGCACTGCAACCGGGGAAGAACTATTACTCCTGTGGCAGCTTTGGAGATGACAACGAATACCCAATCGACTTCGGCAAGGAAATGGCGGGTGAGTTCTTCACTCCACTGCGCAATGAGGAAGCGCTGCATTCCATGAAGGAGTCGTGCAATGTCTGTCCTATGTTCTCAATCTGCAATGGCTGTCGTAAGACCATCGCTGATACCAAACGCCTAGGGCTGGTTGAGCATCACTGCAAGAAGATGAAGTCCCTTGCTCCACGTATCATCGACGCCAACGGCATGACCGGCATTCTCGAGCCGACGCCGTACGAAGATGAATCCATCCAACTGATTCCACTCATCGCAATGTAAAGAGAGCACCATGAAGCCAGCAATCAATGTCTCCCTCAACGTTTCGTATTACTGTAACTTCCGGTGCTCTTTCTGTTACTTGACTGAAGAACAACTTGGTGACCGTACCAAGGTGAACCTCGAGCTGCTAGCTTCACGGATCGATGAGATCTTGGCATACTACACCATCGAGCACGTAGACCTGTATGGCGGAGAAGTCCTGCTGTTACCCAAGGCGTATCTGCTCGGCATCAAAGAGATCCTCCATGCACGCGGTATCACCGACATCGTGTTGATCACGAACCTCTCGCTCGTCAATGAGATCGCTAACGATCCAGACTTTGAGATCTCGGTCTCTTACGACTTCGGGGCGAGAGAGAAGGCAGATGAAGTCCTCGGTAATATGTTCATGCTGGAGAATCGGTTCACTGTCTTGACGCTGGCCTCTCGTGCGTTCTTAGACACGGTATCGGTCGACGAGTACGTTGACACCATGAACCTGTTAAACCGTCTCAAAACGGCTGAGATCAAGCCGTACAGCAGTAACCAAGCCAACGATCACGCAGTACAGTTTGATGAATTCGAAAACTTCGTCTGGGCAGTGATAAACCACCCTAACCGCGAGTTCTATTTCGAGAACCGCAGTCAGGTGAAAGAAGCTGTAGAGACTGGCAACCGTAATGCCTTCAGTGACAACCACATCTACATCACTCCGACGGGCGACTTCGCCGTCCTTGAGTTCGATGGTAAGGATCGTGAGTTCTTCCTGAAGGTAGACGGGATGGCGGGCTACCGGGCGTGGTGTGATGCAGAGAAGAAGCGGGTCAATGCGAACCCGTACTGCCAAGCGTGCCCTTACAATGGCAAGTGTCTCTCTGAGCACTTAAGAGAAGTCGTGACCTTGGAACATTCCTGTAATGGGTTCAAAGGTCTACTAGACAGGTGGGCAGCACAATGATGGTACAACACCGGCAACGGTTGGAGATCACCCTCGATATCTTCCGGGGGTGTAAGCACGCTTGTTCGGGGTGCATGATCGACAAGGCTATCGGCGGGGATGTGACTGACATTCCTGAACTGTTGGACTTGATCAAGGAGATGACGGCTGCGGGTTACGTGGCATTCGACTTAGGTGTGGGTCCGACGGACTACATGTCTTCAGACAACACCGCGGAAGTCATGACCAACCCGGTCTTCAACGAGATGGCTCAACTGTTTCACCAGATAACGTTTAACGCAGCCTTTCTTGAGAAGGACTTGGAACAGTACGCTAGCATGTGTGCTGACATCGATGAGGCAGCACCGGGTAAGGCCATTCGTTTCCTTATTCCTGCTGCCCCGACGTTCTTCAAGTCTGACAAGTTCGGCAACATGATCAAGATGAAGCTTGAGTTTATCAAGAACGCTATGAAGTCAGCGTACTTGAACGAAGCTGGCTTTGTGGTGAACTGCACTACGGAGACGGTTGGTGAGGATTTCGATGTCCGCATGATGGATGGCTTTGAAGTAGAGTTCCCGGTGGACAAGGATGACATCCTAAACATCCCTTACGGGCGCTCTCCGAACAAAGACCTGATGCTGGCACAGAACATCAAGCGGATCAGTCACCGCATCAGTGAGTTCTATGCCAAGTTGAACGGTATCGATGAACGTCGACGCAACCCCGACCTCCATTACGACACGGGGACGATGGTCAACCTGCTGTACACCGGCGGTAAGTTGTATTGGGTGCCGTTCCTTAAGGATGACTGTCCGTTCATTGACGACGACTTTACGATCCCACGCCCCTGGACTATGGATAACCTGCTGGCAGTCCGTAGCAAGGCTCTGGAGAGTTCTCTGGAGTACTTGGAGGACACGCCGTGCATGAACTGCGTCTATGTCAGTAGTTGTGCTGAGAAAGGCATCACCAGCATCATGAAGAAGATGGCGATCAAAGATTGCCTAGTGGGGTTACAACATGCTTTCCCAACAGATCTCGATGTCGTTTAACATCTCGCTCGAGGTATTGACGGGGTGTCGTTACAGTTGTGCGGGGTGTACGGTTGAGAAGAACTTTGCACCCTTGGATGTGTCCGAGAAAGACACCGACGATCTAGTAGTTATGCTCGATGATCTGATTGCTGATGGGTATCGGTTGTTGGAGTTCCGAGTGGGGCCGACGGATATCATCTCTGCGGATAATGGGTTCCCTGCATTGAAGCATCGTTTGACGCGTGAGTTCGGCAAGCGCTACAAGGCGTTGAACTTGAACATGGCGATGCTTCACGATGAAGGCTTAGTAGAGCTGGCAGAGATCTTGGACGAAGTCATTCCTGGAAAGCTGCTCAGCGTTACTCTACCCATCACATTAAAAAATACACACAACGACAAGTACATTGGTGAATTGAAAAAAAGAGTGCTGTATTTTAAGGGACTGTTGAAGACTGTAAACTTCAACAGGATCTATCTCACTTTGAATGTGGGGGAAGAAAACCTAAAGCACTTGAGCACTGAGAGTTATGATCATGCCCATGAACTTGACTTAGGTGTCGATCTTGTAGTGGAGTTCCCGTTCGCTCATTCAAGGAAGGGGTTCGGTAACCTGCTGGTCGTGGATGAGTTCAAGGCTGATCTGGTAGAGTTCGTGGACTTCATGAAGACACGGGTTAACACAAGGGGCTTTCGTCCATTGCAACCTGCAATCTTAGAAGGTTTCGAATTCACCTATCGGGGAGGGCTTCTGTACTCTGTCCCCGTGGTCGTGGAGAGCCTTCCGATGTTCCATCCGATGTTTGTGGTGGATCGTCCGTGGACCGCCCAGAGCATCTACGCCTACAAGGAGCAACATTACTACAACAACCTCGAGACGTTCCTAGAACACCCCGAGTGTGGTGACTGCATGTTCCTAGACCATTGCGCACGTGGGGACGTCCATCGGATCATGAACTTGATCGGGACTGACAAGTGCCTGACTGATTCCAAGAATAGATGGGAATACTTCCACCCGGAGTAAACTATGCTCAATCCTGATGACATCATGATCACTGACGGCGTCGAGATTCCGCACTGGTTGTTAGATGAAGCAATGTGCTTGGAGAACCGTAAGTTCATTGAGGTCGAGAACATCGTCGACTTCACATGGAACTACCTCCGTGCTTACGCTCTCAAGCACCCTCTCGTGAATAAGCCGATCCGTCCGTGTGCCAGTCACATCAACATTGGCCATCATGGGGTGACACCTCACAACCACGAACCCCATGCGTTCACCTCCGTCCTGTACTTATTGGATGCTGAGGGTGAGCTGCGGTTCTGGGATAACGTTGATCTGTCCATCACACCCAAAGAGGGACGGTTCGTTATGTTCCCTGGTCACATCACCCATTACGTCGAAGCATCCAAGCAAGCCGAACTTCGCATCTCGCTGGTAACCAACTATGAATACTACCCGACATGAGTACAAGGATTACCAGGAGCTGTACCAACTCCTGGTGACCGACCATCCTGATGCGTTTGCCAACATGGAGATCGTTGAAGAAGAAGAACTCGTGCACAACGCACTGAAGTACTTCGACCATGCGACCTTCCCTTTGATTTACCCGGCCAAGAGTTATGCCGTGGCGATCATCTACGCTTACAAGATCAAAGAGGTCTACGGTGTTCCTGTTCTTACTACCCTGGATGACCCGGATCTGTTCCTTGGTCAAGACCCTTACTTCGTACCGTACTCAGCGGACAAGGCGACGTATACGGACATTATCGCTCATCTCCAGGATCGACCAAACTTCCTCAATGAAGGATGGGCACCCCAAACCGTGAAGTACTTCTACGCCGAGTGTACGGCTGAAGGGATTGAAAAGTTGCAAGAGGAGTTCTGCAAATGAACATCATCCAGCCATGGAAGATCGAGATCGGTCATGTCAACGTCAATGGCACCCCTTGGGACATGACTGAATTCGCCACAGAAGTGTTCAACCTGAACCTGATGACCGGTGGGCAACAAGAGACCCAGGTCAGCTTGGGTTCTGGCCTCTGTCCCATCATTCTGGAGATGCGTGACACTCTCATTACGCCGCTGGTCAAAGAGTTCGCACGGAATCAGCTTGGGTACATCCTGCGAGACGGTGAGTTCGAAGTCGAGACCAACGCCAAGTGGATTCCCAAAGGCGAAGGTCTCTATCCTCACCAGCACTCCAGTTCGATCCTGTCGGTCATTGTCTACCCACAGGACTCCAAGTCTGGGTTGAACTTCTTTGACCCTCGCACGAATGCTGGTCGTGGGTTTCCTCGTGAGATCCGTGATGAACACTTTGCCCGTTATGCCATCTCGCCTAAAGCCGGCGATGTGTTCATCTTCCCCAGTTACCTTCAGCACAGCGTTTCGTATGTAGAAGAAGACATCCGTCTCTCGCTGTTGCATGAATACTATCCACATTCCACTCGCTGAGAGCTCTCATGGAAATCATACAACCTTGGCAAGTCAAGATTGCCCGTGTCAACATCGCTGAGTTTGTAGACCTCGAAGGTCTGGCTGGCGAGATCCATCAACTGCACTGCCTGTCCCCTCGGGAGTCTGCGACGCCGTACCCAGTCACACCCGCTGAGTTCCCGCTGATCTGCGCGGCACGTGACGGTATCATCACTGACAAGGTCAGCGAATACATCGAAGAAGCCTTCGGTGTAAGTCCTCTGGGGATGGTGATCGACACCTTTGGCAAGTGGTTCGGTAAAGGGGAAGAGCTGGGTTCTCACCTGCACGGCAACTCCAATGTGACCAGTGTGTTCTATCCGTACGAATACAGCACGGGCATGATGCTGATGGACCCTCGCTTCAACGCACAGCGCGGTTACTCGCGTCGTGTCCGTGATACCCACTTCGGGGATTACAATGCACGGCCTAAAGCTGGCGATCTCTGGATCGTACCGAGCTACGTGCAGCACAGCATCCCTACGGTGAAGGACGATCTGCGTATCTCCCTCATCAACGACTTCCACTTCATTTAAGGAACGACCATGTCTGAAGCAGATGAGCTTTACACTGGCGTTGACCGTGGCGAGTTCCTGATCTCCCGTCTTGCCACCGCTGACGGTGTGTTCACGGAAGTCAATGCCCGCATCAAGAAGGTCTCGGTCTTCAACTACGGCAGTCAGTATGCGTACGCGCTACTCGGCTACCAGATCGAGTACTGGCTCAAGGATGAGAAGGCTCCGTACGACGGTGGCACTCCACGACTGTACCGTCCAGCAGGCCGTCCTGATTACACCACGTTGTACATGCGCATCAAGGTCAGCTCGACTGTCAAGATGCTGTACCTCGAAGACGCGATCATCAACGACTTCATCACCTCGAAGGCTCAGTTGAACTCGTTGTTCCTCGAGAGTTACGACGAAGCGGCTGCACAGCAAATCACCAGCATGGGTATCTATCGCCGGGTGAAGGCTACTGACGTGGAATACAAGAACTGTTTCCACACCACACGCTATGAGTCTTCCACAACGGCACCCCTGACGCTCACTGAGCAATGGATGTCGTACGTGGGCCGTGTCTATCTGACCGAAGGCGATGAACAGGTGCGTTACATCCGTGACAAGCCGTTCGTGAGCCTCAAGGACATGATCGACTCTTTGGTTGCTGACTTCACGGCATCCATCCCTACCTAAAAGGAGGCGGTATGGCCGTCGATTTGAAACAACTGCAAGCCGACCTGAAGAACGTGGGTCTCTTGCCTGCTGAACCGGATGGCAAGTGGGGTCCAAAGTCCCACGGTGCGTTCCTTAAGGCTCGTGCTCTGGTGGCACGCTCCGATGTGTCGGTCGCCAAGATGTCCGCTCAACTGGTCAGTCTCTGTAAAGCCCCTGCATGGTCGGCTAAGCAGACTCCTCAGTTCGTCTCCCGCGTCAAAGAGATCGTAGCAGCTCTTGGGATGCCGTCTACGGGCGTTGATGACCTCATGGCATGCATCGCATGGGAATCGGGTGAGTCCTTCTCTGCGGGCATCGTGAACAAGGCTGGGTCTGGTGCTACTGGTCTGATTCAGTTCATGCCAGGCACTGCGATCGTCTACTTCAACTCGGCTGCTGAGATTGCCAAGATGTCGGAGATCCAGAAGAAGGAAGCAGGTCTGAAAGCCTGCCGTACTCTGGCCGCCATGTCCGACGTGCAGCAACTGGACTACGTCCTCAAGTACTTCCAACCGTACAAAGGCAGGTTGAAGAATCTCGGGGATTTATACATGAGCATTTTATGGCCGCTGGGTATCGGCAAAGACGACAGCTACGTGTTGTGGACTGCCGAAGGTCGTCCGACCACGTTCCGTCAGAACTCCGGTCTCGATGTGAACAAGGATGGCGCGATTACTCGTGCTGAGTGTCTGGTCAAGGTCAATGACAAGTTGACCAAAGGTCTGCACCCTGACTACCTGCGTGCTGCATAAAGAAAAAAGAAAGAAGGCTACACCCACCAGCCATTGCGGCTGGTGGGTGTATGCCGTCAGGAGGGCTTATTTACGGAAGCGTGACTTGGTGCTGAACGCGATATCCATGGTGATGTACCATGCTACGCCGAGCGCGCCGATGATGATGATGTTACGCATGGTGAATCTCCTGATGCTTACGAGCAGATGGATAGTTCGGGTTCTTTGAGGAAGTTGCAGACACCGTCTTCACGACGGTAAGACAGTTCCAGGTAGTTGATCTCTTGAAGCAGCACTAACATCTCTTGGAACTCCAAGGGACCAGCGCCACTGTCACGGCGAGCATCCTGACGGAGCTTGGCGTAACGGGCTTTCTTGAGGGCGACTTGGCGTTTGATTTCTGTTACGTGCGGATCTACAGTCATGACTTGCTCCTTTTTATTCTTCATCTTTGTCTGCTAAGTAGTCGAGGTTAGAAGTTGATTAGTGCTTGGTGAGTGAAGAGTCAAAGAACATGCGATCACCAACGAATGGCATGTTGTTAGCTTCAATCACCATACCCCACACGTCCAGATCTCGGAGATCCTTAACAGTGCCGTCTGGGGTAACGTAAGTACCCTTCAGGCCGATTGGTGGGACGTAAGGTTGAGCAGAGAGCCTGCCCACTGCCCATGCTGCCTTTACCATGTACGCCATCTGTTCGTCAGCCAACGGAAGATCGTCTGGCCATACCGCGTAACGCAGTACCATGGCAGCACCGTAGAAGCGCTTGATGTCATCTTCTTCACGAGGGGCGAAGTTCATCTCCTTCACCAACATGCCCATCATCAGCTGGGCAGGGGTCAACACCGGCGAGGCGTTGTTAGGGAACAGCTCCAGTGCCACTCTCATGGCATCGGTTTGACCACCGCAGAACATGGATTCGTAAGCGGTGCGGATAGCGAGTTGCAGGCGGATCTGGGTAAGGGTCATCATTGGGTTGAACTCCGGGATAGATCAAAGGTTAGTTATTGTGCAGCGGTGAACTTGATGCCTTGCTTTGCCAGCTCTTCTTCGACGAGGTGCGGACTCTCGAACACAGCAGCATGGACTTCGATCAAGGGTTTGCCTTCCTTAAGCAACCTGCTGGCGACATGCAGTTTAATCAACTGCAAAGCCATTGCGTAAGGAATCTCGGGGATGGTTTGGTTCTGTTGCATGTTGCCTCCGATGGCAGGTTAGGGGTAAGTCACTTGTTGCAGGAAGTCAGGGGAACCGTCAGTCATACGGTACACACGGGCTTTGAAGCAGGTTTCTTGTTGCAGCGAATCAGTGAACTGATCGTACATCCAGAGATCGTATTCAGTTGCACTGTTGAAGTAGATGACAGCAGGCTCTATGACCCACTCACCATCCAAGGCATAGCTGTAGTACATAACTCTGTACAGTGCTTCCTTCGGCCACAAAGCGTTATCCTTGCGGATTGCTTCAAGGCAGTTGTGGTGAGTCATGACGGCTCCGTTAACTGCGTCTGGGTAAAGGGTTTTTCGACCGGTACTGTAATTGCTGGTCATGACGCCACAGACGAGCCGCTTCCGGATCAGTAGGGGTGTTATCCAGCTTTACGCGTTTGTCGCGCAGATCAGTTAGTACAGCAATGAGCGCGGTAAGATCAGCCGCATCCATGCCTTTGTACTTCTCACCGCACACGCAAACAGCGTCGTGACAGTTAGGACAATAGGTGTAAGACATCTAGCCTCCGTGTATCTAGATTGTAAGCGCTCGTTCGTTAACCAATTCGAGGAATCGCTTAGTGACCGTTGGAAGATCACTATAATGTTCCGTCTCGACAGCGGTGTTGTAGTACTCATTGGCCACCCGCCATCCGTGGTTGATCTTAAGATGAGTAACCTCAAGGTCGTACACCGGTGATTCTCCGATGTGATCCATCTGTACGTTGATCGTACAGATCCCTCGGACAGCGCAAGCGTGTTTGTAATGGTGCAGTGGGATACGCGGTTCAGGTTCCAGACTCATGCTAGTCTCCTGAAGACTAAGGTTATTAGTTGTACTCACCGCAGTAATGTATTGCTGAAATAAAGTCGATTCAAAGAAAGAAAAAGAAACCATGTCCAGAGCCGAAGCCCCAGACATGTTTACGTCACTTGATGTGCATTCCAATCGCTTCAAGGAACTTCTCATTGACCTCCGCCGGGTCAGTGTAGAAATCGCTGAAGCTATCGGACTCGTAGTGCCCCAGTGTAAGCAAGCCTAACGTTGTAGCTGGGCGTTGTCGCATTGATCCCGTCTGGATCTCGTAGGTCACTGTTTCACCATCGACGATCTTGAACACGTCGATGGTGTACGTGACACCGTCATCGCCCTGATGTTGGTAATGGTGCAAGACTTTCTTTTCGTTTGGCTTAGGCATGGATGTTCCCCTTGGGTTGATAGCTCAGGTTATACCACATCTACAATGTAGGATTGAAACTTATTACAATAGACCATTCAGGCAGAGCAGGTGACGGCCCAACGGTGCAATGATGGAGAACGCCAAGCAGGCTCCCATCAACAGGATAGACGCTACCATGTTCATCGACAGGTAGAAGGTCTCTCCGTGCTTCATCTGTTCTTTCTTGCGTTTCTCCACAACGTAGAACGTGACCACTCCCATGATCAAGAACATCGTTGCGAAGAATAGAGGCAGGGCAGCCTGCATGGAGTTTATCGTACAAACCATGGCTGCACCTCCACCCACATGAACACGAGCTGACCCACGGCCATCAGGATCATCGCGTTCTTGACTAAGTGGATGATCTCCCACCACACCGAGTCAGCGGTAACACGATAGAGGCCACGACTGTTGCGCAGCTTCTCTTCCCGGTAGGCAGTCATGTAAGTGATCCGCCACACCGAGGCAAAATAGATAACTAAGAAGAGTACTGCGAAGACTACGATACGATCAAACGACATGTGTTTCCCCTTGTAAGCGCATAAGTGCACCCAGGAGCGACGGTGACTGTGCACCTGTCGCTTGCCTGGCATGCTCCGGGGCTATGTTTAGACGTCATCCCCTACATTATGGTCAGGGTTGGTTTTTATTTACCATTTCCCATCTATTACGTTAGCGAGGATTATCAACGACACCATCATAGCGCACAGTTGCAGCCAGACTACTGGGACGATTAAATGTTTCATTAGAACACCACGTGAACATGTCGCTGCATTAGCCGCACTGTACACACCAGTACGGTCATTGCCATGATGACAGTCATTACCCTTAGGCTACCAATGGCGTCGTAGTGCCCTACATACCGCGATTTGCGAATTACACCTATCCCTGAGAGCATTCCCCAGAGGTTTAGTGCTAACATAACGAGTAACCCAGGTGAACTCATGACGCTATCCTTAGTTTGCTTACCTATAGTGATCTAGAAGGCTCATTGTAAAATACCTTATAGTGGTAGCTACGCTACAGAGAAGCATCAGAAGTCGTCGCTTAAGCTCCTCCGCTAGCGCATTGCCTACACTACGTTCCGTCAATGCTTTTTATAGCACCAATTTAATCATTCAGAGGATTAGCCCAGACAGGATAAATTAACGAATAAGAAAGGAGGAGCCGAAGCTCCCCCAATCCAAAGGTGTTACTCGTCTTTATCTTTGTCCTTCTCTTCCTTCTCCTTCTTCGCTTTCTCTTCAGCAGTCGCAGCCTTATCAGCGTCGTCCAATTCCTTAGCGTCAGGGATCTCCACGTTACTGGCAAGATCAGCGTCGTCAGGCATTGGTTCGTCTGGTTCAGTCATGGTGCTCAGAGCAGCAGCCGCGTCTACGGTCTCCTGGTGCTCCTCGGGAAGCTCTTTCTCTTCCGCAGGTACTTCAGGTTCTACCGGTTCAGCGTCAGGAGCAGGTTCCTCTTCAACAGGAGGCTCAGGCTCTACAGGCGGTTCTTCCACAACAGGTTCTACCGGAGTCTCCTCAGCAACAGCTTCAGGTTCTTCGGCAGGCGGCTCTTCAGCCGGAGGTGCTTCTACATCAGGCACTTCAACGTCCGGTACCTCTGCATCCGGTTCTGCTGGTGGCTCCTCTACAACAGGGGCGTCATCAGCTGGCGGTTCTTCAGCAACATCAGGTAGCGGTGTATCTGTACCCAGATCCAGATCATCAGCAGGTGGAACTTCTGCTGCTGGTGCAGCGTCAGCGTCGGGGATAGGAACATCCTCAACCGGTGGCACTTCAGCGTCTACCTCTGGAATGGCTGCATTGTCTACCGCAGGGACTTCCGCATCAACAGCTGCGAGGTCATCAGCAGGAGCCTCAACATCCGCAGGAGCAGCGAAGGCATCTACTTCAGCATCAGCACCCGGTTCAGCAGCAGCGGCTGCGTCATCGACTCCTGGCTCGGCGAGAGGATCAGTTGCATCCAGGCCATCTGCACTTTCAGCCAGAGCAGGATCTGCGTTTGGATCTGCATCAAGGCCAAGTTCAGCATTAGGATCGTCCAGGCCAAGCCCGTCATCGACGCCAGTGCCATCATCCAAGCCATCGCCACCGAGAGCATTTGGATCGGTGACATCGCCCAACTCAGCGTTAGGATCACCCAAACCATCATCACCCAGCTCGCCCGTACCGTCAAGACCATCTGTTCCTCCAGGGTTGTTAGCCAGTTCCTTGAGCTTCTCGATTTCAGCGATTTTAGCCGCCTTCTTCTCTTTGCCCTTCAGAGCCGACTTCATGTACTTCATGAGTGTGTTAGTGAGGCCTTCCATGTGCTTCTCGCTGACTTCCATGAAGTTGAACGACGGTGCATCGTCCTCATCCATGGTGGAGAAGATGTCCACTTCAGACATGATGTTACGCTGACGCAACCAGCGACGTTGGAACTCGGCCATGACGTTCTTCTTGACTGCCGGGAGAATGTCTTCCACGCCGACGTTGGCGTCGGTGATGAACATCTCTTCGGACAAGTGAGCGTCGATGATCTTTTCCAGACCCGCAGTGTAGGCGTCGTAAGCTTCCATTTGCTTGGCGATGTCGTTGATCTCAGGACGAGGCAGCGACACTTCCAACGCCATGAGGAACTCATGGATGAACTCATCGATACCAGCTGAGTCGCGTTCGCCTTTGACGAGGTACTTCTTGTTCTCTGACACGATGTCACGCAGGAGATCCAAGAGGATGCCTGAGTTCAGGGAGTACTGACGAACGAAGTCGCACAGGAACGGTTCCAGCTTGTCCTGGTTCTGGATCACGCGCTTCAACAACATGAGGTTCTTCTGCACAACCGTAGTCGCGAAGTCCGCCTCGTTGATCCCGTCAGCCATTTCAGCACTGAGGCCAAACACTTGAAAGTGACGGTCACGGAAGGTCTTCTCAATCTCGCTGTCGATTGTACGAGCAGTGCCATCACGGCTGGAGACATCGAACTTGGTTTCAGGGTAACGGGTGTTCCCTTCGACGACCACGTTCACGCCATGGTTCTGGATCTGATCCGCCAAGCCCAGCGGGTGCGTCTGACCAATGATCCGGGCAAAGCCTTCGGAGTTGACCTTCGCGTGTTCGCTGAGCAAGAACTCAACGGTTTCAGCCGGGTTCTCATCCTTAGGATCAAGGGTGATGGTGATGGTCTTGCCACCAGCAGCGTTGTTGATCGTGGCCAGCGTGTTCGACAGCATCAGAGCAGCACGGATCGAACCAAGGATCTTGGCATCTTCCAGCAGGGATTTACCCACACCGTATTCGTTGTACTCGAATGCGATGTACGTCAGCATCTCGGCAGGGACGTACAGCATGATCGTCTTCTGGCCTTTGAGGTGACGCGAAAACATGACCTGGTTGATGTGATCGGTACGGCTGATATTGTACTCACCTTCCATCACACCAGCACGCAGACGAGACAGCAGGTCACTTTCGATGGTCTCGGAGTGAATGCGGGTCATCTCTTCGATGATCTCGTTGTTGAGCGTGCCTTGACCCTCATGGCCACGACGAGCGGTCTGCAACACTTGGCTGCTGAACTGGTCGTTGCCATTAAGCTGATTGCGGATGTCGTCGTAGTAGTTATCGTGAGCCGTTACGTTCAGCGGGTTGCCGTTGATATCAAGCAGCACGAAGTACGCCACGTGTTCAGCCGGGTTACCCGGTACGTGGATCGGGATCACCGACTCAGGCGACAAATGCATGACCACAGGGTGACCGTAGGTATCAGCCCCCACTTGGGTCTTGGTCAACACTGGCTGCACGGGGATGTGCTTGTAACGACGCTGACTGTAGAAGGCAGACTCGACTTCGTTCAGCGTGGACATCTTCTTATCAGAAGAAGCTTCCATCGACGGTGCAGATTCAGACGACGCTGACAACGACACGCTCTTGCCATCGTAACGGACAGTTGCGCCAGTCAACGGTTTGGCAGAAGCAGGCTGGGTAGGCCGCGCAGTGCGATTCAAACCACCCCGCAACTTGCCACCGTAGATACGACGGATCGACAACTTACGCTTGGTCTCGAGCACCATCGGACGCTTCAGGATGTTGGCGTTGTCGGTGACCACGAAGTTCTTGTCGTGTTTGCCAGCGATCAGGTTAAGTGCGTCGCAAGCACTCTTACGAGCGATGTTCTTGCTGTCATTGCTTTCCATCGATGGGAACGCAACGTGACTGTACTTGGCGTACTCCTCCACCTTCAAGCTTTCGAAGGAGACACCCGCTTGACCCTTGACTTGCGAAGGGAAGCCCAAAGCACCCCATGGAACATAGACGCCATCTTGACCCACCTCTTCTTTAAGGTGGTTCTCCAACGACACAACCGCAGCTTCCAGCGAAGCGCCCTTGTACTGATCCGTGTTGATGATCTGATCGATAGACGACTCAGGCATAATCAGGATCGGATACGAACCTTTCTCGAACAACACGTCATTAAGAATCTTCGGCAAAAGCTTCGTAATTCTATAGGTGTCATCAAAGAACGACTGGACCTCCCGCAGCATGGGGCCAGTAAGGTTTGTATCCAAGTCATCATTGTTGACGGAGTAGATGACCTTGGTGTCAGTCAGATCACCGGGAGAAATGGTAGCCGAGACGATGATCTGTCTGGCGTAGTCCATGTCCGGCAACACTTGGAACATGTTCCGCGCGTCATTGATGCTGGCAATCGTTTTGTTGGCAACATGACTCAGCACACGCTGGTCAGGAATCCGGATGTTTTGACTGCCGCGGGCTGTCCCATGTGGATCACGGGCGAGCTTACCGATAGTTGCTTTGATCTCGTCGGGAACTCTCCGACTAGAGGCGATCTTCGGAAAGACTCTCTTAATGGTTGCTGTCATGGCTACCTCTTTTTTATCCGTTTGGACAATACAAAATGAGCACGAATTACGAAGTCTATTTAAGCTCGGTGAACCGACTTGTTGCGACACTGGTGCTCAAAGATGAGACAACCAGTGAAATCATCAACAGCCGGCTAAAGCGTTTGGGCAAGGAAGTTGACGAGCAGCGACCTGAAACCTGGAAGTACTACCTGAACCTCTCTGGACAGCCGCACGCGACTAACCGTCCGATGAAAGTCATCTCGATGGACGACGGCACGGAAATCGACTTTACACGTGAGAACATGCTCATTCACGTGAAGACGTGGCGTGAGTATCAGTACGGTTCTCGCTTCTATACAGAGCTGTGGGAAAAGTACTCCGATCAGGAGATGCTCATTGACGGCATATTGAATCCTGTTGATATCAATGAAGCGATCGCTGCTCCGGATCATAGTATTCTTTATTTTGACCCTTCATTAGTAGAAAGTCGTGAAACGAACCTGATCCCTAAGCTGCAAGAATGGATCACAGGACAGTTTGTACGCTATGCCAACGTGGACTACCGGATCAACAACCCCCTGTTCATTCAGTCGCGGTTGATGATGTTGTTCATGGCAATGCCATCGACTATCCTGAACTTGCGTACGGACAACTGCCGTACGCACATGGCCCACAGCTACCACATCAAGCGCTACTTGGCTTCGTTTGGTCCGCTGGATCAGTACTACGTCAACATGACGGAGTTCCAGCGGCTGTACTTCTACCGGGACATTCGTTTCCTTCGCCGCAATAACGGTAAGACCGAGACGTTTGAAACACTGACTGAGAACGTCATGACCCGTCGCCGGTTGCCGGTGGCTGAATATGTCATCCAACAGAATGACGTCGAGATCCCAAACCAGTTCAACCCGACCACGCAGTTCATGCGTCGTTCCCTGAACGGTATAGCGTCAGCACTGGGCGAAGACATCAAGAACACATCGCAGTTGCTGTACTTGGAACGCTCGGTAGCACGGGACAACGAAGAAGAGAACATGTACGCAGAGCTGTATATCCCTGCGGCCAACGAACTCAACCTCACCAGTGAAGCGAACACCAAGGTACTGGAGTCGAACGTCCTTGACCTTAAGGAGTCGGAACCGTACACGCTCGCTGAGATCCTGTTGAACCACTGGATCTACTTGTCCGACAAGAACCGCTACACCGCTGTGGTGACATTGAACCTGCCAGACGGTGGGGAAGCTTCGAAGCTGTCGATGAAAGATGCCTGGGTGCTTTACCAGTACATCTACATGCTGCGTTCTGGTTGGCAGATGATTACCATCCCGCCGATCATGGCCAAGCGTATTCGTCGTATGCCGTTGCCAAGCTTCGAAGAGTTGCGTGGGATCTGCTCCTACGAGCACGTCGACGATCAATACGTCCATGAAGCCCTGCGTGGTAACGTGGCGATTGATGCGTACGTCTCGGTGGATACGTTCGTCATGGACATGATCCAAGTTCACCAACGCATGTTGCTGCACCGTGATCTCTACGTCTGGCGGAATGACTTCTACCAGTACGCCGAAATCAAGCAGATGACGGATCGGATCTACGCCGACTACCCCGTCGACATGTACAAGGGTGAGAACTACGCCGAGTGGCTGGGTGCACGTAACATCGCTCTGGACAAGTACACGCCGAACCAGCTGGATGAGATCATGCAGAACCTGCTGTCTCAAGCCACAGGTAAAGAGTTGCGGTTGACTCAGAACCTGAAGGATATCCATGCGGCCATGTTGGGCATCATGACCCAGCTGTCCAGCTACAGTGTTCAGTACATCCAGCAGATCAACGAAGAAGCCGTGGTCATGTTTGACTGGCCTCACTTGCGGTATCACTACGTTGGTGGACATGCTGCCAGTGATCTGCGGCTTGAAGTCCCTATCGCTAAACCTGAGAGATTGGACGGGCGTGGTAAAGACACCGCCTTCCAGGACATCAGCGAAGTGGGGATCGTTGACTTCGAAAGCTACACCAAGCACCACACTGGCGTTCAGATCGGTGTGGGATTCGAGATGTCGGGTAAGAACGAGTTCATCGGTCACGGCATGATCATCGGCGCTACGATTATGACTCTGGAAGTTCCAGGGGTGAATCTGGCTACAGCACTGACTGGCCAACAGATCGATGCCTACACCACGTTTGAATCCCGTCCAATCGCAGAGCTGTTCAACAAGGTAACTACGGATGACTTCAGCGCCCCTTAACGGTTCCTCTCTGACAGTGGGAGCCCTCGAACAAGACGATGTGGGGGCGCTGCAAGCGCTCCTGAATACCATGGTGACTCGTGGCACACCGGTGACGATGTTCTCACGCACCGCACCGGTGCCTACAGGTGTGACGCCTGTGCAAGCCACGTTCACCGTCAGGGTTGCCAAGGAGAAGGCACCTGTGGACATGTGGGTTTATAAAGACACGCAAGTGATCACGTACAACCGAGTCCTGCTCTCGGCAGTTGCAGCGAAGTATGTGCCTACGATTTACACAGACTTCCCTGTCTCGAAGAATGAGCTGTTCTCTAAGTACCTGACCAAGAACGAACTGTACGACCGTGGGGCGGATGTGACTGCGGGTAACGTAACAGGTCCTGGCACTGTGCAGCTGACAGCAACGCCAAGCTCGTTCTTGCTCACCGGCTCGCAGAACTTCAACGTTAAGCAAGCGCCGAAGTATTTGGCTGAAGTCATTGAGGTCACACAGTTGACCACCTTTGACCCAACTAAGCACATGACCGGTCCGGCATGGGATCAAATGGTCGCCAGCGTGAACACGTTGAACGCTGGCACGATCCCTCGTCCTATCCTGCCTGCTGAAGTGAGGCCAGGAGCGGTCACTAAGCTCAACGAGTACGACGAGATCAACACGGAAATCGAGTTGGTCAACAACGGCTCAGAGGTGTTCTTGGATCGCGTCATGTTGTCCTACCACCGGGTGAACTTCTCGTGGTTGCTCAATGGCGAACAAATGATCCTCAAAGGTCCTCCGGTTGTGACCACGCAAGTCTTGCTGGACAAGATCCGGACGAAGACGGGTTACACCATGGACATGGATGATTTGGTTGCTCAGTCCTACGACCCTGTGTCAGTAGGGACGACTACAACCCTGACCGTGTTCATTCAGGACACCTCCCTGCGCTACGTCGGCGAGATCACCATCGACTACACGGCGGAGTGATGCCATGAACTACTTCACCACTGAGAAACTCCTGACGTACCCACCGGTGAACGCGTTGCTGATTGCTGCCAACCAGAAGCTTGGTCTGTCGCTGCACCCTAGCTACGTGACTGTCGGTGAGGTCTACGAGCCTAGTGGCTTGTTGGCCAAGGTTGAGATCGCTGCCCGTACGGAAGTGCCTAACTCGGAAGAGGAACGGTTCTCTAATAAAGGATGGCTCACCATTGACCGCATCGACATCGGTGCGTTCTTCGATGGACAATACGTCATCACGTATGACGGCGCGATTACTGCCTATGACGTGGGTAGGATCATCACTGAGCAGACAGGTATCCTGTTTGACGAACGTGACTTCCCTGACAGCGTCATCACGCCCCAATCGAACACACTGGTGGTCTCTCCACGCTCCCTTCGTTGGGTGGGTGAACTGACCATTATTTCGGCATAGAGGTCATTATGTACAAACGCCCCTTAAGGTATGATCTGCCGGCCGACGACCTGATGTTGCAGGTGTTGAACTTCACGAACAAGACGGCCTTTGAGAAGCGCCAGTTGACGTTCGGGGAACCGGTAGTCGTTACTGACGAAAACATTTATATCAAGCCTGACTACACCAACGACTACGACCTTAAGCGTCCTGCCGTTGGTACTCTGACCCGCATTGAAGTCCTGCCGACTCCGATCACGGGCTGGAAGAAGTCAAGCACTCTGTTGTACCGCCGCGAGATCATTCAGGATCATTTCATTTCGATCCCGTTCGTGGTGTATGGCAAAGAGAATACCAAGGCGGAAGTTCTCCGCTGTCTGCATCAGCAATACGGTCTGTTCCTTGATGACCACTTGTGTGACGTAGAATTCAAACCAGTCAGCCTGAAAGATGTGCTGTTTCATCGGCACATGGGCAGCATCGTGGACAGCAGCTGTAGCGACTACATGCCGCCTGCTGCGTGGAATGCCGTGGTCACGATTCGTCCAGAACACCCGTACTGGATGGGCGAGATCAACGTGTATATCCGTGAAGCGGTCGAGTTCCTTGACCGTAACATTGCCACCACGTTGGAAATCAACCGCTACCTCGGTTTGGGAGATCACAACAAGATCCCTGCTGAAATGGTACTGCGCATGACTGGGTACGTGGACCGTGACCATTACGTCCGCGACTTGAAAGAAGGTGATCTGGTTCTGCCAATGATCCTTGAGGCGGCTAAGTCTCTGACCGACGACCCTTGGGTCTTCAGTGAGAACCCTCAGCCATTCAACCTCTACGGCACTAAAGTAGTCCACAACGGCGTGAATACCGGTGACCTGTACATTGATGACCCTCGGGTAACCAACGTGCTCGTCCTGGAGTTTGGTGAAGAGAAATGCACCAACATTCGCGGCCAATGGGTGTTCGGTTACTACAACGGCGAGACCTGGTTGAAACGTCAGCGTATTGATGCGCTGCCGATCCAAGACCAGTAATCGCAATCGTATGACACCTTTTATCACTTTCCTCAAGGGCAGATAGATGCAAAAGATCATCCCCACCCAACTCGCCAACTACCTTCAGGTAGTCTCGTACTTGGGCCTCCCGTTCGAAAAGATTGCAAACACCACGTTGAACCAGAAGTTCGACATCCAGCCCTCGGCCATTGTACCGCCTGCGGTCAAGCCATCGCTGAAGTTCTTCACCATCGGTATTGGTGGTCACACGTACACCACTGGTGGCAACGGTATCCCGCTGAGCCAAGGCATCGACCACACGTCCGGTGACTTCGGCCTTTACGACCACCTGCCGTTCGTGTTGCGCCCAATCAACAACGACCTGAGCGTGGAAGAGCGTAAGCGCTACTGCCTGCGTAAAGTCATGGAGTACGACGGCGTCAACTACTACGGCTACCTGGGCAAGCGTTTGCCAATGGACGATATTGAGGTCAAGATGACCAAGCGCACGGTAGTTGACGGTGAAACCACCATCGACGAATACGTGCCAACGGAAGCCAACCTCAGTCCTACCCCGCCGTCGATTCCAACTACCGGCGTTATCACCACCAGCGGTGAATACCTCGCGACCAGTGCAATCATCCCGATGCCCTTCACTGAGAAGGACGTGCAGGAGTTGTACAACGTGGCGAAGATCATCTACGGTGACGAGCGCTATGCGATCATCAGTGAGTTCGGCTTCGGCACTGCCGTTGACGCAACCGTGTCGATCAACACCCCAGGTGGTCAGGTCAGTTTCCTCGAAGTGATTGGTGCGCAGATCTCTGCGATCATCAGCGGTCACTACGAGTTGATCTACAACAGCAAGGGCTTTGATTTCAGCCTGGAAGTCGGTGCGGTACAGCCTCTGTTGGGCACCAGCACTCAGACCACCACGTTCATGAAGCTTATCAACCCGACAGCCAACTGATTTAACGATTACCAGATCTAATAAGGTGGACACTTTATGTTCAGACTACGTGACGATGACTATATCTACAGGATCATGGGCATCGACAACGGAAGTTCCAATCTGGGGATGGTTGTTCTAGACCTGGACCTTAGATCTGGTGTCTATACTCTCGTTCACTCGGAGACTTTCCTTGCCGAACGTCTTATCAAGAACCACAAGGGCAGCTTAACGAGCCATTCGGCACGCTGGGTGCGTGAATGCACCCTTCACGATAAGTTCGCAGACGCCCTCGAAGAGTTCCAGCCCAATGCAGTACCGGTTGAGAATGCGTTCTTTCAGCCTGGTCGTGTTACCTCGTTCGAAACACTGACAGAAATGAAAGTGTTCCTTCGCCACGCGGTAGCCGACTACGATGATCGGATGGACATCATTCTCGTGTCTCCAGGGGAAGCTAAAAGAGCGGTGCAACCGTCGAACTTCACCATGAAGAAGGTCGTGATCCGGGACTGCATCCTAGCCATGAGCGATAAAATCAGATGCACAAATGGGATAACACTCAATAGCCTCACGGAGCACGAGTACGATGGCATTGCAGTCAGCATCTTTCATGGAGAGACTGTTCGCAAGCGTTGCGGTTTCGTGAGGTGAGGTAAACGGGGAACTGCCATGTTACTGTCGGACGTAGTAAAAGTATTGGGGGATCGTACACTCGGGGAGTTTCCGTGGGGATGTGTGGTAAAGGATACGGTTAACCTCTTCGCAGAAGATACCCTCAAGCTTAAACTTACATCCACGGGCTCTGACCTGACACGAGCACTCGATGCCATGACAGAGACCAACCGCAATCTGCTGCACAACGCACAACTTGATACCAACCGTGCCTGCGTGATCACTCCAGTAGGGGGTGGTATGGTGGTTGAACACGGTGACGACGCTACCGACCCTCCCGCGAAGTTCGGTTTCTTTCAAGCTTTCACCGCCTTGATCGTGAGCGTGGTTCTGATCGGCGCGTTCCTGATGTTCTCCAATCTCTCGATCAACGAGAAAACGGATTGGAAGGAAGTAGGGAAGATGGGCTGGAAAATCGTTAAAACAATCGCGGGTTTCTAGGTAGGCAATCATGGAAGCAGACGAAGCATTCACCCCTGAAGATGATGCACCAGAAAAGAAAAAGAAGAGCACGTGGTCTGGAAAGGCCAAACTCTACATCCTGTATACATTCCTTGCGATGGTTGGCGTCGTAGTCTTCGCTGAGGGTCTACGTGCAGTACTGCACGGCGAGTCCTTCAACATGGAGATCTTCACCAAGGTCTTGGACGGCATCATTGCCATCCTCGGCGCATAACCTACCCCAGACAACATAGATCCCCTCACAGCTCCTTAGAGGGCTGTGAGGGGATCTATGCCGTATGCTTAACGGAACTCGTGGTCACCATCACCACGGATACGTGCTTTGAGGTCATTGTGGAAAGTATCCGCATCGCTGCCTTTGTTGAGCAGGGCTGCTTGGATAGTATTCGTCAGACCGTGGAGGCTGGATTTCAGCGTGGCTTCACGGCGTGTGTCGTTATAGGACAGTACACCTGCCATCCCAGAACAACGATCAGCCAAGTCTACCAAGGCGTCTTTGTTCTTCTCGAGGTTTTCAGTAGAAGCCTTGGAATCAATCTCAGCTTCCTTCTGCTTACGTTCAACCTTACCAGGACAAACGCCACTGCCCCAACCACACTTGCCGCACTCGCAGCTTGGTGGTGGAAACTCTTCCAACGACGCTACATTCTTACACTGGTTAGGTAGATCGTACTGGGTCTTGAACAACTCACGCACGTAAGCCAGATCTTCGTCGCTCTTACGGCCAGGGGAGATGATACGGATATCAGTCATCTCGAATGGCAGCTTGACTTGACTGAAGTCAAAGCCTTCTGGTAGGGTGCCGCGCAGTTCAAAGTCGATCTTCACATGAGGCACAGGAGCTCCTGTAGGGCCAGTGAAGACGTCCACTTCGAATTCCAGGTCAGTACCGGGTAGAGGGAAGTAGTAGCGCTTCTTGCGAAGCCCAGAGCTTGCCAGCACCTTAAACAGATTGAACATGTCGATGCTGGAAGGAGCCTCGCATTCCAAGTTGCCGTTGGGTGCCTTTACCTTGGTGGTGAGGACGTAGACAGGCTCGCCAGTATTACGCTGACTCATGCGCACACGTACGTTACCCGAGCCTGCGTTCTCGTCACTGCCTGGAACGTACAGACCCCACTGCTCTTGGATCTCCCAGCCTGTAGCAGCGTCGAGGTCATCCATGTTACGCATGGTGCCGTAGATCTCAATCTCCTTCTCCACCTGAGTCTTGCCATCAGGGGTAGGAGCGGCTTCCATGCTGATCACCGGTAGGTTCACCGGGTTCAATGCAGCCATCAAGGCTTGTCTGCTCATCGGTCAATCTCACAAAAAAGAAAGGAAAGAAAAAGTTACGTCATATAAAAAGGAGGAGAGAGCCGAAGCTCTCTCCTCCCTATTGGGTGTTATGCGCGACGGACGCCAACGACGTCACGTGCACCGGCCATGCCAACCAATTCCAGAACGATGTTGTCAGCTGTCACGACATGAACGCGGCCAGGAGCCGAGGACTTGCGGGCGATCAGGTACAGACCGTTCAGGGCATCACGCAGTTCAGGATCGGCGCCAGCGCCAGAACCCTGTGCCACGCGAGGTTCAGCATCAACCATGCCGAAAGCTTCCAGATCAATGTTCACCGAGAGCGAAGCGGAAGGCTTCAGGATCACGACGACGTTTTCACGGTAGGCGATGTAGGCAGGGCTGTCTTCTTCGGCTTCAGGCAGGAGATCTTGAGAAGCGATCACGTCCTTACGGCCATCGGCTTCTTTCAGCACGACCAGAGTCGGCACCAAGTTACGGGTGCGAGCCAGGTACTGCGCTGTGAAACCGGCGTTGCGTGCTTTGGTCATGATTTCAAGCAGGTCAGCGAAGTCGTCGATAAACGAACCCACTTCCAACTTGCCACCGAACCCGAACGCGTAACGCAGCGAGTGGTTCACTTCTTCAGTGTAGTGCTTGTCGATGTGATCCAGTACGGACTCATCAACCTTGCCGCGCAGACCTTGCAGACGCTTCTGCAAGATGTCCAGGCCACCGTCGCTACCGATCAGATTGCTCAGGCTTTCCAGCTCAGCGGTACCCTTGCCCGAGGAAGGCAGGATTTCCACGATCATGTTCTGCGCAGCGGCAATGTTCTTGCCAGTTTGCAGACGCAGCGACGTCGCTTTGATCAGACCATCACGCAGAGTGGACGCAACCACTTGACCTTGGTCGACTTCAACGCTGGTCAGATCCATTTCGGTGATCAGGGTCAGGCGCGCTTGATCAACTTGACCAGTCAGCTTGTCCAGATCCACGGTGTCCAGGTCACTGCCCGGCAGAGAGATCTCGGAACCGATGGCACCACCGGTAGCGTTACGGGTACGGCGCTCGTCATTCGGACGCTTCAGCGCCTTGATTTCGTGGGCAGCAAAACTCAGATCATCAGTCATCGGCAAGAACTCCTCGCGCACTTTGCCATCTTGACCTTTCACCAGGAAGCGTACTTCCTGATCAGGGTCGTAGGAACGGCAGAACATTTGCTTCGGTGTCCAGGTCCATTCAAGGTCGGACACGTGGGCAAGCTGCCAGTTTTCGCCGTTGTCCCAGAAGCTGTCGAAGGGACGAGCCTTCGTGAAGTCTGGGCCAGCATTATCTTCGATTACGTCAACAGGTTCGCTGTGACGGTGCAGACGGGATTCTTGTTCCACTTCACGAGGCTCCTGTGTGCGCGAACCACGTGCCAGCGGCGAGCTGTTACGGGAATCACGCGATGGGGAATCATCAGCGTTACGGGCGGATTCACGAGGCTTATCGCGACCCCCACCAAAACCACCAGTCATGCGGGTGTCATCACGACCCCCACTGCGGCTTGTACGGCCACCACGGCTGTCATCACGACCACCGCGGGATGCAGGAGGACGGGACTGGGTGTAGCCGATACCGGTATTACGGCTATTGCGATCGTTGTCGCGGCCACCACGGTCACGACGATCATCACGACCACCGCGGTCGCGGCTATTACTGCGGCCACCACGGGTAGCACGCTCGTAATCGTCTTCGACCTTGTCCCAGTCACGGGCCGACGTTTGAAGATCACGCCATACGCGGTCGTCATCGATCGCGTTAGCCAGCTTCTTGTCGCCGATAACCCAGACGGCAATGCCCTGAGCCACAGCTTCGTCGGTGCACGATTCGATGAGTTTGTCTTCCTCACGATCGTTGCGGCAGTTTTCCCAGTCCAGCTCGACCATTTTCAACGTATGGTCAAACAACGTCTTCATGTCGCTGTTGTTGTAGTTGCGATCGCTCATGAACTCGTCATAAGCGTCGCGCAGGTCGTTATCTTTCGCACCGTTCTGAATGATGTCGATCAGGCGGTCGTAGATTACGTCTTCAAGTGTCTTTGCCATGTTGCATTTGCTCCAATTGGATATATTAGTTTCGCTGGATCAGACGTTGTACACCGTCTAGAAGTGGCTTAAACTTCTCTTTTCGCAACACAGTGTGGTGCGGACCCAACGCTACGCAGGGGTTGAGCCTACTGTTGCCAATAGGGTTGGACTTCGGCAAACTACAGAACCCGGTGACTTCAGCATAGCTGGCATCCAGGAACATTGTCGGTCCGACCGGTTTCGTTTCCTGACTCTTACCACGGCCATGCATGTCGCTCTGTTGAACGATGACTGAGGTAATCTTGAAGAACAAGTTGTCAGATGGATTCGATACCGAACTCACTTCAGGGTGTTCAGACCCTGTGGTGATCCCATGGATCAGGCGGGGCTTAAAGTAGGTACGCAGGATGTCTTCGTAATCCTTGTTGGTAAATACCTTTTTCGTGTTGCTGGTGATCTTGAAGAGGAATTCGAACATGGCGTTGTTGATGTTACGCAAAAGGTAACGCAACACTTCCAGACGCTTGCCGTACAGACTGGCCACCTGAGTAGCGTTCTGCTCCAGCATGGACGGCATGTTCAGCATCATGTGCACGAAGAGATCGTAAAGATTCTCGCAGTACACCTCGACTTCCATCAGGGTTTTCTTGACTTCGTGGTCGACATAGCCGTCCAACGATTTCAAGTGAGTGTTCACATCCTCCACAAGCTTACCGTGGGATGGTTCGTCACCGAACTGGATGTAACCCATGAACACCTTCCACATGTCGCTGTCGCCGACGTCAGCAGGTTCGTTGACATGATCAGGGAAATGATCGATGACATAGAAGAACCCGACGATGAGGCTTTCAACCAGCGGTGTGAAGTGTTGACGTTTCACCACCACGATCAGATCAGTTGCAATCTGAGCGTACTCACGCCGTCCACGCAAACCTTCAGGCTTGTTCTTCGCGGAGGAACACACGATGTATTCCGACTCAGGATACAGCTCTTTGTCGTATTCCGATTCGCGCATCACGATTGGCTGAGCATTGGTGTACTTGTCAAAGGTCTCGTAGAAACCATACTTACAGAACAGATAGTGAGCGAGGGTGCTCTGAACCCGACCGAGGTAGATCAGGGTGCTTCTGTTCTTGGATCGTTTACCACCCTTGTTGTGCAGCGATGACCAGATGACATACTTCGATACCCGGACCCCGTCTATTACAAGCCAGGATGTGGATCGATTGAATGTCACAGGAGCGCGAGGCATTCGAATGAACACGTCGTTTTCACTGGTCGAGAAGGCGATATCTCCCATCACGGGACTTACGGCGAATTGCTTGCCGGTGATGTAAAGCATACCTGCTTGTCGAACAAATGGGAGGTACATGTAGCAGGGAGGTAAGTCCTTGCCATGGTTACGGAACAGGTACTTCACCAGATAAACGTCGCTACGGGCTAAATCGAATACACGATTCGGGCCATTACGAGATTTAGTGACAACGTTGTACTCCTCTAATGGGTTGCACCGCTCGCTTCTGACAAACTCAAACCCCTCAGGGTATTGAGACACACCGCAATTGATGATGTTGTCGACATAAGCCTGTGCTGCCTTGATATCCAAGCAAGCCAGGCCCTTGACAACATCCTCGTTGAATTTAGGACTACGCTTGCGGTGCATATAAGCGAACAAATCGGTGTCCATATTCCCTCTGGTTAGCTAGATGTCTTGAATTTCGACCACAGCCCGTAGATAGTGATGGCTGCCCCTAGCAGCCCTGCGATTGTTTTCGCCCCCTCAACCCAGTTGCGTCGAGAGTACATCTCCTTATCCTGGATGGCTTTAGCTATGGCCCCCTCGTTGCGTATCTGTTGAATGCGCTCGTCCGCTGTCAATTGATCCTGACGCATCTTCGCCTCTTCAACTTTCTTATTGGCAGTGATCAGCTCTACCATGTTCTTCGCCATGGCTTCGACTGGACCGCCGTTCTTCGCGTCCTCCACTGTACGGTGCAATGAGAATGTAGCATCAGCATCCTCAAAGGTGAATGACCGGTGAATGGTGTCAGAACACTGAGGTCCTTCGCCCACTGGAGTCCGCGTGACCAGGTGAACGCCGCTTGGATAACTCAAGTCTCTCTCCACTGGGATGAAATAGATCTGTCCCCCAATGTTGATGTACCTGTGAGCCCGCTGACTCCCAGGCTGGTTATCCACGGCCTTCAGCATCATGATGAATGTAACATCAGACACCCCTGGCACTATCGCTTCCATCACGGCCCTGTGACGCTGGCTACGGCAGAACGGATGATCCGCTCCACGGTCGCTGAACCACTCGACCAAAAGGTCAAGATCGGGCATATAGCAACGCCCGCCGGCGTCCAAGAGATCGCGATGGTAAATGACGTATTCCACACTCGCCTCAAGACGGGTGTTGTTATTGTTGTACAGCGCATTGTCATACGCTTTGATCCACTGATCCCGTTCGGTGTCATCACCAACAGAATCGGTACGCAATACTTCCAACGCTCGCTCCATCACGTCTCGCTGCATAAGCCGAGCGACGCAGATGACAATCTCATCAGCAGAAGAACGAGAGGTAGGTTGCAGGATGTTGACAGTCCCATCACGTTCGGTGATAGAGATCGCCCTGTCGCTATGGTTGAAATAACTCACGGTTACGCACGAGTCGACTTTACCGCTTACGTGACTACGGCTGGCAGTGCGAATACGGGTTGCTTGCTTGGGTTGATATGGTAGCGAAGTGTTACGTGCGTCCGCAGTCATAGAGAGACGACCTTTATTTAAAAAATGACATGATAAGGCAATCATCATGCCTTTAGTTCCAGTTTATAATGTACGGCTGTAAACTGGTTGAGTCGTTCTCTATATAAAGGGAGGTGTACTTATAAAAGAAATAAAAGACATCCGGGGACCCGAAGGCCCCCGGATGTCTCAAGTGCAGCAGGTGCGCCTAACCCTTACGGATTAAGGGGCGGTAGTACCATTACCGGTGTCACCAGCGTCAGCGCCGTCGGCACCAGGGACGACAGGGGCAACTGGATCGGTGGTACCAGTGGTACCTTGAAATGTTTCCACCGGAATCTTCCAACCCTCCGACAGTACTTCCGCCAGGCCTTCGATCTTCACCTTGCCCCAGATTGGGAGGTGGTTCACGTGACGGCTGCGCGGCTGAACCATGGCTTCGCGGATCTGCGCGTCGTTGCGAGCAACGTTGACGTGCGAGATCAGCTCTGGAATCCACAGCATCGAACCGGAGTTCAGTGGGTCCAGGCCTTCGGTGTTACGGACGAAGGTCCAGTAGATCTCGCCACGGATACGGGCGTCCATGGAGGTCACTTTGTCGAACTCGACGCCGTCACCCAGAGTGCGGCTGTCGCCTGGCACTACGATGAAACGGTTGATCTTCGGATCGGTACCGATACGCACGTGGATAGCTTCACCGCTGTAGCCAGTGTAAGCGTCCAGAGCAGTCTGGTAGTTCGATTCGACGATAGCGTCGTACACGTCGTTGCGCAGAACGTTAACGATTGCAGCCTGGATGTCCAGAACGCGCTCGTGCGACTTCAGCGACACGACTGCTTTACGCAGGTCGAGAACGGTTTCGCGGAACCATGGGCGAACCAGGAAGCGAGCGATACCTTCAACTTCAGGCAGCAAGTCGTTGGCAGGCATCTCGTCAGCCAGGAACTTCCAGCGGGCCAGGTTTTCGGTGTAACGGATCAGCTGAGTCACGGCGTTGTTGCTGTTACGCAGGCGCGCAGCAGTGATCAACAGGTCGATGTCAGAGGCGTCACGCTGTTCGGCCAGCGGCGAAGGCATGGAGAACGGAGCACCCAGCATTACTGGGTAGCGCTCGGTGTACTCGGAGCTGTTCAGTTGCAGACCGCGCAGACGACGGTTGGCGTTGGACAGACGAGCAGCAGGTTCCCAGCCCAGTGGCTTCAGGTCAGCCAGTTGAGCAACCAGTTCTTTGGCCGGGGAGGCTTCCAGATCCAGCTTCTCGCCAGCGGCGTTGACGATACCAGCGATGGTGATCGGCATGGCGCTAACTTCGGCGTTGCCTTTTTCGGTGTTCACATCACCAGTGATGGTCATGTTCAGGGTAACGACGTAGTCGCCGTCAACGATCTGCTTCAGAACCGGATCAGTGAACGGCAGGCCCAGGTGGTCCAGGGACTTGCTGTTGATCTGGATCGAGCTGTTACGGAAGCTCAGCTCTTGTTCACGGGCCAAGCCCTGTGGCGGCTTGATGAACGCAGCACGCGGCATGTTTTCGGTATCAATGCGGATAACGTCGCCATCGCCTTTCTGGAGATAGACGGACTTCAGCGCAGTGGTACGGTCCAGGCTGTCGGTGTTGTCAGCTTGGCCGGCGATCTTGACCAGAGTGTTCTGGGCCAGGCCGATCAGGTTGACGCGCTTGCCGAACAGGAGCGGCGAAGTGGTGACGGTGCGGTTGCCCAGGTCGATGGTGCGGGAAGGAACGATGGCTTCGCTAACGAAGAGGTCCTTGTTACCGGCATGGATTTCTGGGATCAGCGTGGTGCTTTCGTCAGCCAGGATCTTGTAGTTGATCGCAGCTTCCAACAGACGGCGCTGTTTGAAGTCCTGGTGATCGCCCTTGGTGTTGTGCAGGAAGTGGTTCAGAACCAGCTGGCTGCGGATGGACAGGTCGGCGCCGCCGTTGTCCGGGGTCAGAACCACGGTACGGTAGTAGCCTTCACCGAAAGCGTCCTGACGGGCGGTTTTCAGGTTGTACATCATGGACAGACCGATGAAGTCGGTCAGGTTCGAGTTTTCGAACGCTTCCATGGCCGGAGCCATTTTGTCGACGTAGTCGAACTCGCTCGGCGATTCGATGCCGACGATGTGCATGTTTTCGTTGCTGACGCTCATGTTCGGAGCTTTCATCGCCGCAGCGTGATAAGCTTTCGGATCAAGAGCAGCCATTGCGATTACAGCAGCAGCGTTCTTTTGGGTCTCGGACGGGCCATTGGCGCCGAACAGACCGTTAACAGCGTTGCCGATGTGGCTGGCCAGCATTTCGAGGCTGGTGGTCACGTTACCAGCAACAACAGCGTCCAGACCTTCCATGCTGGCCACTTGGCCGGACATTTCAGGAGTGTACGAACCAAAAGTACCTTGAAGGAGATCGTTCTGCATGGATGCGGCGCGAGCCGTCATCTCTTTGCTAACGCTCTCGGTATTCTTACCGACTACGGCCATTTCTTTCTCTCCGGAGGATTGCTGCTCGAGCAGCGGGTTTTGTCGTGTCGAATAGTGTTAAGAACTACGCAAAACGGCAATTTTTTACATACCATTATTTAATAAATGGAAAATGCGTTGAATTCGTTGTGTTAGTTAATTTGTATTTCTCGTACATACTGTTTGAAAACGTTCGTGCGCACGTAGTCACGGAAGTTCATCAAACCATGCAACTTCTCAGCGAATGTTTCTGCGAAGGTCTTGGAACGGGGTTCACCGTCCATACCCATATCGCATCGCAACAGGAGCACGTCTTCGTCAGCCAGTTCAATTGACAGGCCGTACTTGATACCATGACCTTCACCATTCTTGGTAGCAGTCGCTCCATAGATAAAGGTATCAACAGGAACGTTGGCGTAAGCAGCCCGCTTCTCGAGACCAAGGATAGGGAGGCAGCACCCGAAGTCGTAGGTCATCAAGCCTGCGGATTTCTGATCAATCCCGGCGACAGCCGCGACACACTCGATGATGTTGAAATTGGCCATCTGGTAAAGTTCAACATCTCTTGTCGATAGTATGCACGACAACTTTTCCAAGCTAACGAGATCCTGGTTACTGATACCCATCTCTTTAGCTACTCGGTCAAGCCACCGAGGTACAAACACGATTTTGTACTGACTCATCTCTTTTTACCTCTGCGTAACCGCAGTTCTAGGACTGGTATGGACATCAAGCTTTTTCTAGTCAAATCCATTTCGCTGCTCTACCTTGAGAGTCAACTCGAGAACTCGTCTAATTCTGGCGCTAAGCTGATTATCCGTGAACTCTTGGCAGACATCAAACTGCAAGAAAGCGCTGCCGATCACGGCACCGACCGGAACACGCTGAACAACCTCCGCACAACAGTCATGTGGATGCTGTCCAACGGAGAGTCTCAAACATATGATCTTGACACATTACTCCAGCGGCTGCGGCTAAACGTCCAAGGGGACGACGTCACATATAAGGCGCTGGAGAAAACGATCAAGCTCTATCCGGACGACGTCATTGCCCGGAAGCTGGCGAACAACATCGTCCGCGAGATGAAGAAGTTCAAGGCAAAAGAAAAGCTCAATGAAGTATTGCGTAAAGCCTCCTACACCGTTGCTTTTAAAGACACGGAAGTAGAAGACTGGGACAGCTTCATTCTGAACACGGCTCAAGACCTCCTGTCGATCGATATGGACAACGATGAGCATCAGGACGCAGCTTTCCTTACGACAGTGAACTTCGCTGACGCAGGGAGCGTAGAGACCGCTTTCGAAGACATGGAACAAACCATGTCCACCGACGGTATCATCAAGTTCCCCTTTAAAGAGCTGAACAACCTGTTCGGTGTCCAACAAGGTGGTCGACGGGGTGAGTTCGGTCTGGTCAATGCACTGCCGGGTAACAACAAGTCTGGTACGCTGCTTGACATGTTCATGGGTGTCTGTCTGTACAACGACCCGTTTCTGTTCGACCCATCGAAGAAACCGCTGGTTCTTCTTTACTCGACGGAAGACGACGTCCCGACCATCATCCAGAAAATCTACATCGTCCTGAAACAGTTGGAATGTGGACACGCGGTGTCTGCACGTGGTTTGGATGCCAAGGCTGCTACAGCGTATGTGATGGAGAGACTCAGGGCTCGCGGCTGGGAAGTGGAGATCCACCGCATCCAAGGGTCGTTGATGTCCTATGCCAAGTACATCCAGCACATGGAGAAGTACAAGGCCAAGGGATACGAGATTGTAGCCTGCTTCTGCGACTACCTGACCATGTACAACAAAGATGGTTGTGCGTCAGGTTCCACAGGGGACGACCTGCAAGACTTGTACAAGCACGTCCGTGAGTACACCAACCCGAACAAGATCCTGCACGTGACAGCTCACCAGCTGTCCACCCAAGCCAAGGAGGAGAAACGTCAGAACCCTGGGAAGTTCATCCGCGACATGCCGGGCGGAGGATACTACCAAGGATGCAAGAAGCTGGACACCGAGGTTGACTGGGAGATCTACGTCAACAAGCAGGTGGTCAACGATGGGTCGTTCCTCGAATACGTTTGGGGCAAGCATCGTGGCGTAGTAGAGCCTACTCCAGAGAAAGCCAAGTACTTTGTGATGAAGTACCACGACTACCCAATGTACGGCATCCCGTACGACGTACACCTTGAGAAGTCTCTGGGTTACCGCGTCGTAGGTGGCAAGCCAATCAACGGGGGTGGTGGTTCTACATGGGATGACATCGATAACCGCGGTAGCGACTTCGGTGAAGACCTCGCAGCGTAGCCAAAGAAAAAAGAAAGCTAGCACCCGGAGCCGTGAGGCTCCGGGTCTATGCCGCTTATGCAGTAAGGATGTTGAAGATCCGGCCTGGTTTAAGGGCTGGGTACTTCTCGATCATGGCTTGGTCGAAGCCAGCTTCCATCCGGCGCACGTCACCACGGATGTCCATGGTAGCGTTATGGATCATGCCACCGCAGGCGTTACGAGTAACGTGAGGCAGGCCGTCTTCTTTGATGGCGATCTCGTTGATGGTGTAGTAGTCACTGTAGGCTTTGGTGAACAGAGCCACAACCACTTGTTTGCCATCACGCTCGTAGACGCCGCACCCACCCAGCTTTATCTTCTCACCGCCGTTCTTGTGATCGTCCAGCAGGTGGAAGTCATTCATCTGAACAGCGCTCAGGGTCAGGGCGATGCTGTCTTGCAGTTGTACTTGGGACATGGTGAATCTCCTTCGATTGGGTTAGGGTTTGTTGCAGGGTGGTTATTTAACGACGTGCATCGCTGCACGACGGGCTTTTACTTCGTTGCCGCCGAAGAGGTTGCTGTTGGTCTTAGCCAACGAGTCCATCATCTTCAGGGTTTTGCGGTGACCCCAGTATGCAACTACGCCACCGATTGCTGCGCCGATAAGGAACTTCTTCATGATGAATCTCCAGTAGATCAGGGTAGGTTTGTAGCAGGTTAGGAAACAGACGACGTACGAGATCATTACTTACCAGAAGTGCAGGCGGTAACGATTGGCTCGAGAGCCTTCTTCATTGCCTCTACGCGGGCAGGGCGGGTAACAGCGCTAACAACGATGATGCCAACTACGAAGCCAAAGAAACCTTTCATTTTGTGTTACTCCAATTAGTTCTTAACGAACAGGTTACGGACATCCAGCTTTTCAGCGGAGATCATGTGGACGGAAGTGCCCAGTGGAAGTTCTGTACGTGCAGCAGCAGACTCGACGTCGGTCGAGTCTGCTGTGAAGCAGCTGATAGCCATCGAAGCGAATACGATTACCATCAAAGCGCCCAGCAGATTGCGACCGAACATGGTGTTGCTCCTTAGATATTGAAGCGCAGTGCGTCGGACTCGGCGGCCAGAGCTACTGCTTCTTCGAACAAGCGGTCGGATTTGACCTTGTCTGTGCGTTTGCACATTACGCACTCGGTGAGGAGTGCTTCGGAACGGGCTTCCATCTCGTCAGCCAGTTCAATGTTGGTTTTAGCCACAGCAGCTTTCTCTGCACGCTTAGCGATAACCAGTACCTGGTAAGCACGCTTGTTCTTCCGGGCTTGAAAGAGACCTTTCAGTTTCTGGATGAACGAGCGTTTTGGAACTGGCATCTCAATGCGGTTAGCTTCGAGTTGTTTGATGATAGCGAACATGGTTAGTCTCCAATGACTAGGGTTAGTATTTCTTTGCTACTTTCGCAGCGATGATCTCTTCGGCAGTAGCGCCGGGTTTAGCAGTTGGTTCATCAGAGCTAGCGCAGCAAGCTGCGATGAGGAGAGTCGACAGGATCACCACGACAACCGCAGAGATCAGTTTACCCGTCCTCGACATTTCGTTGGCGTCCATGGGACACTCCTTACTTAGTGGCTTTCTTCTTGAAAGAGAACTTCGGACCCCACGGGATGTTGATGCTGAACTCATCGGGCATGTTAGCCGAGAGGGTTTTGCCAGCATAACGACCCAATACATAACCAGCTACAGCAGCACCGCCAAACAGAAGTACATTCTTCATGATGATCTCCAAGATCTAGGGTAGGAGTAGAAAGATTAGTCTCTCTATTCACGTGTACAATGTATTGCTGAAAATAATTCGAATCAAAAATAAAGGCACCCGGCATACAGCCCTCCTAGCTATCACGGCTAGGAGGGCTGTATGTTTAGAGATCGGCAGTGTCGAGTAACACACCCGCAGCACGGGCTTCTTGGTACAACACTTCTTTGGAGGTGGGTTCTTCACGGTAGAAGATCAGGGTTAGTACCAGACAGACGCAAAAGGTGATGATCAGCTTAGCTTCTGGTTTCATGGGTTGCAGGTTCTCGGTTAGGTTAAGGATCGACGGGGGTTGTGAGGTCTATGATGATGAGTTCTTGCTCAGCGATGCGGTCGTTAGCCTTTTGCAACTCGGCAGTCAGACGCAGCACTACAGCACGATCGGTCTCGCGGTTCTTCACCGCTTCATTCCGGGAGATGGTCAGTTGTACATGACGCTCTTCGGTAATGATGTCACTGATCTCACCACGGGTGATGAAGACCGTAGGTTCTACACCGATGAAGTCAGAGACTGCACTGGCGATTACCTGTTGCAGCTGAGTGGTATCCAGGCTGTCAGGGATCATCCCCAACGAAGCACTGGCAATCAGGTGGCTGTAAGGCACGCTGCCCATGTACGGGTAGCTATCGATGTACGTGTCAGGCACATACATCAGTTCTCCGGCACGCGTCGCCAGCACGACGATAGCCGCGCCTTCGTCGATGTCCGCTTGCATGAAGGATTCGTCATCAATCCCGACGGGGTTGTAGATGAGCTTCATTGGATCAGAGTTACGAGCCCTGATCTCAGCAAACGACCGGATGGCCGTTACGGTATATTCAATGTCCGCAACAGTTTTAAACGGTAGCCTTAGAAGAAAGGCACCCTTGATGCCAGGGGCTGGAGTCAATCGTGCCATGTGGTCCACCATTGAGAATAAAAAGGTATGGGGTTGTCAGTCCCATACCATTCACCCTTACTTATCACGCAGTCCGACAGGGTTGTCGTTGACGTCGTAACAGATCGGGTATTCGCAATAGCCCCCGGCAGCGCTGACCTTATCCGCATTCACCACGGGCAGGTACTTCTTCAGGTCGTCGATGGGGACCTTCTTGTTGTTGACAGTGCACGCATCATCCATCTGCGGTTCACAGTGGGCTTCTTTAGGAAGATCCATTGCGAGTGTCGAGGTAGACACAGTCAGGCAGAACAGTGCAGCGATAAGCTTTTTCATGATGACTCTCCTTAACCGCGCAGGATTGCGCCGATGCGCACTAAGGCGCCTTGAATGTAATCGACTTCCGCTTGAGTCGCCCCTTCGAACTCGACAGGACGTTGATTGCGGGATTCGCCGAACTTCTTCATTGCTTTATTCCATTCCAACTCAGTACCAAAATTGGAGCTGTGTGCCCAACCAGCATGTTGGTCAGCAATGGCAAACACGCCAATGTCACAGACTTCATTGTTGCCGCCGACGGTATTGACGCCGGTGACTTGTACCACGTGCGCCGCGGTGACCTTGTCAGGGTTACGCAGGCTGTAGACCAGAGCACCTTCTTTGAACTGTTTAGCGTTCGGCTGGGTGCTTTCTGGGATGGCTTTCATCATCACGTCGGTGGTGACCGTAGCCAGAAGCTCAATGAACATAGCCAACGCTGCGGGATCGAAGTCTTCAGCACGCAGGCGGTTTGGCATCTGTTGCCGTTCACGACGTTCGTTACGCTTGTCTTCTTCGGTCTCTTCTTTGCGAGTGTGGCCGGTGTCAGGCATCGGCGCGGTGTTGATGATCATCAACAAGAACGAAGGGGTGACTTGGAACTCGAATTGAGCACCGACCATGTCTTCGTCGTAGAAGCTGCACTGCATCTGAGCGCGATACTCAGGATGACCGACAGTGAAATTGAAGAACGTGACTTCAGGAGAGTCTTTGAGGAACTCACCGCGTTCGCCACGCTTGATGAAACCGAAGGTGCCCATGCAGGCTTTGATCTTTTGCTCCAGGGTAGCGCCGATGTTGTCACGGATCAGCAGCTCCATTGGTTTCCATGGGCAGTTGTTGGGTACGTTGCGGGAGACTTGAGCAGCGAGTTCTTGAAACATGGCTTTGTTCAACATGTTGTAATCCTCGAGGGTTGCGAATAAAAGACAGGGAGAGCACGTGCTCTCCCTGTGGGATGTATTACGTTAGACGCGGTGTTCGTCTTTCATGGACAGATTCTGCAACTGTTCTTGCTGATCGTAGTGTTGCATCCGGCGGTTCATCTCCACGATGTGCTTACCGAAGAAGATATTCCGACGCTCACCTTCGAGCAGACGCTTCTCGACGTTGTCGTACATCATGTCACGAAGGAAGCAGTTGTACTCGGGGTAGCTGAGCGCATAGAGACTCACGTAACAGCCAGCCATTAAGGCCGCGCTCTCCATGATCTCGCCTAAGGGGTTTGTTTGCCCCATGTGGTCAATGTCCTCAATCGTCTTGGCCATCATGCCCATACGACGCAGGAGAAGCCCACAGGCATCCGGAACGGTCAGGCCGCGCACGTCAATGACGTCACCGAGCTTCTTGTTACAGACGTTGGCCATGGAGAGGCAGATGATCAACCCGTCTACGGTCAGACGACGGATACGCTCACGTTGAGGAGCGTCGTGCTTCGTCCCGCCGATACCCTCCTGCATGAACATACGGTACAGCTCAGACACGTACTTACAATGGTGAAGCACAAGGTGGGTCAACCGGCGTGGTTTGGACAGGGTGTAGATGTCCGAGTGAAACACCACGTCATGCAGCTCTTGTCGGAACTGCATGCGGTTGAACACTTGAGCTAAAGTGACAGTCTTGATACCCATTAATTACCTCGCAGAATTCGCCAGATAGTTTTCAAGCGATAGCGCCATGTAGGCGCGCCGTAGATCATAGAGTGCTTATAGGTTTCCAGCCACGTGTGGTCCTTTGCAAAGGCCGAAGCAAATGCATGTCCCCCACCACCGTTGGCAGCAGCGATCTGGTCTACTGGCCAGTCAGAGGACCGCAAGCTGTAGATCGTTTTGCCGTTGCGCTCAGTGTAAAGCACCACGTACGGGTACTTCTTGCCGAGCCGATCACCGATCTCGTTACGCAGGTGATGCGGGGCATTAACGAACGGGACCTCTACCCCACCGATGTCGATCAGCTGGATGTACTCACGGATCACCGAGTTGATGATCTTGTTGTCGTACGCCATCAACATGTTGCCCTGATTGACGATGTGCATACGAGCATCGCCTTTAGCAGTAGCAACCTCGTTGAATCGCTCGATGGTCAGAGGACCATTGATCAGCCACGCATTGAGCGCCTTACCTTCAGGGATGTGATGCTTCCACAGATCGTAGTCTTCGATCCACAGCAGCACCTCAGGTACTTGAATGGTAGGATCGCCAGTGAAGTACAGCGTACCGATGTCATTGAAGAAGCGCCATGTCAACACCGCTCCGGAGCGCGTGAGGTCTGTGCAGAGGAAGACAGGACGTCCTTCGGCCTTCATTACCATCACTGGCAACTCACTGACACCCTTGCACTGAGGGTACCGGTACTCCAGGTTCTCGATCGCCGACTTGTGATGGTCGATGATCATGATGAACTGGACGTCATCGATTACGGACTTGATCTGCTCTTCAGTAAAGGACAGGTCAACAAGGAAGACCTTCTTACCTCGCAGGTCAGGCATTGGATCACCGTACTGCCAGGCGAGGTAGTCTGCGTCTTCACCGAGATGCCCATAGGCTACCCATGCCGACGCGATGCCGTCATTGCAGCCACGGTGATAAAGAACGATGGTGTCACGCAGATACTGTTTAGGGATACTAGCCATACTGGCTCCTAGCGGAATAAGTGAGGTAGACGGTTGCCCGTCTACCTTTATACGGTGTTACTTGCCGAGTGCAGACCAGTACTCGAATACCTGCTGTTGCAGTGAACGTGTGTACCGGCGACGGTCTTCGATGGTCTCAACTGCGAGGGCAGGGTGCTTGTTGTACAGCGCCCAGAAGCCGTTACCCGGCAGGTCTTTGTGCTCGCCCGACTTACGCACAACAATCACCGTCAGCATCGGTTGGTGGTGCGTCTCGCAGAACTTGTAGATGCTCGACAGCAGCGGGGACAATGTACTGCCCAGCTGATTGCCCTTATTCGGCAGACCGAACTCATTGGCAATGTTCTCGTAGGTAGTCGTGTGACCTAAGAACGCTTTACCTACCAAGTAACTGTAGATCTGGCGGATCAGGAACGGACGGAACTGCGACTCTAGGTTTTCACGAATCTGCTGCTGTTCAGCTTGTTTATGCATTACATCGGTGTTACTCACCTTCTTCACGGTATCCGCGAGTTCTGGCGTGACTGCGTATTTCACACCACCCATGGTCATGGTTGTTACGGGTGGCAGCGCAAGCTTCTCGTTTACATACACCGACAACACATCAAGCATCTCTTTACGGTCGGCTTCAGGCACCATCGAGGTGTCGGCAGTAGTGACCACCTTACAAAGAAGCTTTGCAAACTCCGACTCAGACACTGGCCCTGCGGCATTGAGTGCTTCGGTCAGTTTATCGTCGATTTGCTTGATGTAAGCGGTCAGTACAGGGTTTACAGTTTTCATGGTGTATCTCCAGCCACGTTGTGTGGCGTTACAACAGGGACGTTAGTGTCCCTGAATTCGGGTGGGTGTTACTGAACGGTTTCGAGTGTATCGGTCTTGTCCACCAGTGTGCCGGCGTTGAAGTCAAGCACCCAGAACACTTGTACGATCGCGGTGGTAAGGCCTTCGACAGCTTCCTTGTCACCCATGTCGAGGATGTTGAGGAGCCACACACCTTCAGGAAGGGCTTCAGCACCGCTGCTCAGCAGCGAAGCGTCGTTGGACATGCGAGTAACCAGTCCACGAGTCCGCCCACGTTTAGCAGCCAGTTCCTTGATGGTCTTGTCCAGCTTCTCACGGAACTCTGGATAGATCGCAGGGCACTGTTTGTGCACCATGTCAAACATGGCGTAGATGTCGTACTGCGTAGTGACTTCAGGCATGGTTCGCTCCTTACTTCATTCGTGGGACGTTGACACCGCTCTGGCCTTGGTACTTGCCACCGCGATCTTTGTAGGAAGTGAGGCACTCTTCGTCGCTTTCGAAGAACAGCATCTGTGCCACACCTTCGTTAGCGTAGATAACCGCCGGCAGAGTCGTAGTGTTACTGAACTCCAGCGTCACGTGACCTTCCCACTCTGGTTCAAGTGGGGTGACGTTGACGATGATGCCACAGCGAGCGTAGGTGCTCTTACCCAGACAGACAGTCAGCACGTTACGAGGGATCTTGAACCACTCGGCAGTACGTGCCAGCACAAAGGAGTTCGGCGGGATGATGCACTGAGGACCTTTGTGATCGACGAAGATCTTTGGATCGAAGTTCTTCGGGTCGATGGTCTTGCTATTGATGTTAGTGAAGATCTTGAATTCATCCGCACATTTCACGTCGTAGCCGTAGCTGGACACCCCGGAGGAGATGACCTTCTGACGCATGAACAGCTGCATCGCGCCGTCGACGACACGTTTAATGACCACGCCGCCTGGGAAGACATGTTGGTCGTCGTTGTAGTACTCGATCTTCTCGAGATCGGTCAACGGTCGCTCAGTGAACGCCTCTTGTTCTGGCAGGAACGGCGCGATCATCGGGAACCACGGGTTCTGCTTGAGGAACATGTCGAGATCAACAGCAGTGATCGGCCGGATCTCGTTTACAGTGTGGCCGTCAGGGGCACTGCCCTCAAAGAAGTCAACGCCCTGCCAGAAGAACCCAGTACCACGAGTACTGATGTGGGAAGGGGTGAGGCTTTTCTTGATCATCCAACGATCAGCTTTGATACTCATGCTGTTTCTTTCTCCCGAATAACGGTTGTGTAATTAATGCGCAGTACTCGGCCGAGCTTACGCCGGTTCGCATAGTTCTGCGAGATAAGTATAATTTCATCGGCGACCTTCTTCTTAGTCGCCTCGTCAGGGTGGCGATTATAGAAGCCACCAGCGTAGTACAGATCAAAGATCTTTGTTTCAGCGTCTGGAGTGCGCACGACTACAGCGCCAAGCTTCCCAAAGCCCGGCAGCTTAGAAGTACTAACTACAAGGTTCTCGTCGACCTTATGCACAGCGAACGTTTCCATGTTATCTCTTTCCCCCGAAAGAATCTGGTATCAGACCGGTGTCCTTGTACTCTTTAAGGAACTCGATGACCTGAGTGGTGGTATTGATCATTTGCTCAAAGGCCTCCAGCGCCTCATCCAGTGCCTTCTGGTGCTTGTGCACTTGTGGGCTATAGATGAGGTTCTCCAAAGCCCCCATGGCGTGCAAGGTAGCCAGGTAGCTCATCTTGTCGACGAGTAGCAGCAGATGGGCTTGGCGCAGCCCTTGTACCATCTCATCTAACTCAGGGACGGTCTTCTTCTGCCAGTTCGGTAGGTCTAGTACCAACGGCTTCACTGTCTGGAGATTAGTGAAGCAGTTCTCGTAAGCGGCTAAGCGTCTAGCGGTGTTTTCCTGTATAGCGCGTATCCACTGCGGTAGGTACATATTCCTGCTCCCTTCAAGTCTTAGAATTAGTCTGCGCTATTAATTTTTACTGTCTATCTAAAGCAGTAATGTAGGGTTGAGTTTTAGTTGAATGTACCATAAATGTCGGTTTTTGAGGAGTCCATTTTTTAGTAACTAGAAGGCCCCTAATTATGTGCATAGAGAAAAAGATACCCCAACACATTTAGCTGCAACAGACCAGACATCGGAGTCAACGAATGAATATTGAGACCATCTCCACCGCGAAGAACATGTTATCTGAATCGAAGTTTTTCATGGGTTACTCGCGATGGGATGAGAACCTGGGTCGCTACGAAGACTGGAACGAAGCCGTCGAGCGCGTCATGAACATGCACCGTCAGAAGTACGCGCATGTGATGACCCCAGAATTGGAAGGCTACATCGCCTTCGCTGAACAAGCGTACAAAGAGAAAGCTGTGCTGGGGAGCCAGCGTGCACTGCAATTCGGCGGTGAACAGATCTTCAAACACGAATCGCGTCTGTACAACTGCTCGGCTGCGTACGTCGACCGTCCTCGTTTCTTCCAGGAAGCCATGTACCTGCTGCTGTGCGGTTGCGGCGTGGGCTTCTCCGTACAAAAGCAGCACGTTGCCAAGCTGCCTCCACTGCGTGCTGTCGATCGTAAAGACTCGATGGTATACACCGTGCCAGATTCGATTGAAGGTTGGTCTGACGCGTTCGGCGTGCTGCTCTCGTCCTACTTCGTTGGCGGCGGTGAGTTCCCTGAATACGAAGGCAAGACCGTCCACTTCGACGTCAGCCAGATCCGTCCGCGTGGCGCACTGATCTCCGGCGGCTTTAAAGCCCCTGGCTCGAAAGGGCTGGTTAGCTCTCTTGAGATGTGCCGTCAGCTGCTCGAGCGTGAAACCGCTAACACCGGTTACATCAGCCAAGAGTTCAGCGAAGGCGTTGAAATCGGCACTACTCAGAAATACAACAGCATCGCCATGCGTCCTATCGTGGCTTACGACTTCGTCATGCACATGGCTGACGCTGTTCTGTCCGGCGGTATCCGTCGCGCTGCCTGCATCGCTCTGTTCGGCAAAGACGACGACGAGATGATGAAGGCCAAGACTGGCGACTGGTTCATCGACAACGCTCAGCGTGGCCGTTCGAACAACTCCGTCATTCTGATCCGTGATGAACTGACCCGTGAAGAATGGGCAGAGATCATGAAGTCGGTTAAAGACTTCGGCGAGCCAGGTTTCATCTTCGCTGATGACCTCGACGCTCTGTTCAACCCGTGCGTGGAAATCGGCCTGCGTGGTTACACCGAAGATGGTCGCTCTGGCTTCCAGAAGTGCAACCTGACCGAAACCAACGGCGCGTATTGCACCAGCCGTGAGAAGATGATGTACGCCACCAAAGCCGGGGCCATCTTGGGCACTCTGCAAGCGGGCTACACCAACTTCAGTTACCTCGACCAAGCCACTGCTGACATCACTGAGCGTGAAGCACTGCTCGGCGTCTCCATCACTGGCTGGATGACCAACCCGGACGTCCTGTTCAACGAAGACAACGCTCGTGATGCTGCTCGTCAAGCCGTTGCAGTGAACAAGGTCGTTGCCAAGCTGCTGGGTATCCGTCCTGCTGCTCGTGTAACCACCGCTAAGCCTTCGGGCAATGCGTCGGTACTGCTGGGCTGTGCATCGGGCATCCACGGTGACCACGCGAAGCGCTACTTCCGTAACGTGCAGATGACCAACCAGGATGCCGTGACCCTGTTGATCGATCAGACCAACCCGAAAATGGTTGAACTGTCGGCCTGGAGCAAGTCTGGCACTGACGTGGTGGTATCGTTCCCTATCGTCGCTGGCGAAGGTACGATCTTCAAACACGAACTGTTGGGCGTGAAGCAACTTGAATACGTGAAGAAGGCTCAAGAGATCTGGATCAACAATGGCCGTAACGATGAAGCTACCGTTGCCCCATGGCTGAGCCACAACATCTCCAACACCATCACCGTTGATGACTGGGCTGAAGTAGAGCAGTACATCTTCGACAACCGTCAGAGCTTCGCCGGTATCAGCCTGTTGTCCGCAGCTGGCGATCGTGCGTACGTTCAGGCTCCGTTCACCGAAGTCTTCACTGCTCAGCAACTGCTGGACATGTACGGTGAAGCAGCCATGTTCGCTTCGGGTCTGGTAGTCGATGGTTGCCATGCATTCAACCACCTGTGGGAAGCGTGCGACACTGCGATGGGCTTTGGCGTCACTCTCGATGAAGAAGACTCGAAAGACCTGACTCGTCGTGACTGGGTGCGTCGTGCCAAGAAGTTTGCCAAGCAGTACTTCAACGGCGACCTGGGCAAGATGTCCTTCTGCCTGAAAGATGCCCACAACCTGCACAAGTGGGAATCGATCACTCGCAACCTGACACCAGTGGACTTCACTGTGGAGTTGACCCAACAGGTCTACACCGAAGTGGACACCATGGGTGCTCAAGGGTGCGCTGGTGGTGCGTGTGAAGCTCCTGAGTGGTTGGTTAAGGCAGCAGACGCTCATGCGGCGGCTACTCTGTCGTGACCGAACGAATGGCGGTACTCCAACAAGTACGTCAATCAGTGTCAACCCACGACTGTCCTCAATGCAAAGGGCCAGCGTACTGCGCTATGGAGGCTGGTAAGTCAGCCAACTTGTGTTGGTGCATGGAAGTTACAGCAAAGACTGTAGCGGACGCGGATCAATGCTTGTGTAAGACTTGTTTGAAACCAGTGACTCCTTAGTACGATAAGCATAAATGCGACGGGGTTTTCCTCGTCGCATTTATGCCGTTATCCTATGTGCAGTTAAAAAATTACCTGCATGATACTCCACACGAGGAATGAAACATGAGCACCTTTGCTGCTAAATCCGGTCGTGGCCTGTTGCTGGCTGCTATCAACGCTGCCGCTCTCGGCGGCGTGTCCTTCGTCGACGAAGATCTGGTCTTCGTTGCTCCAGTTGTTGTGGAAGGCGAAGTCTACGACACCAAAGTCGTCTACTCGGCCCCAGCGCGCTACAGTGGCGACGCTGAAGCTCATTTCAACCGCCTTGATCTGGAAGGCATCTTCACTGCTGCCGGGATCACCGAAGTCAAAGTCCGTGCCGAAGCTGTAACCGGTACTTCGACCGCTGACGTGGTTACCGCACTGAATGCTCGCTACGGCCTGCAATTCGACGAGACCGACATCGTTATCGAAGAGTTCGCCTCAGGTGCCGAATCGGTAATCTTGAAGGCTGCTCCGGGTTCGTTCGCGTATGCTGGTGAGCTGATCGTTGCTCTGCCGGTTGCTGTTGAACCTCTGAACGAGCAGGTTAACCCAGAACTGGGAAACCTTGAATCGCCGGCTCCAGTAGATAGCGAAGCCGGCGCGTAAGTAACCCAGCAATAGGGGAAGATGATGGGTGATCAAAACCTACCAGTCTCGATTGCCCAGCTCGATCCGCTTGAACTGGAACTGTTGTCTGGGGACGAGAGCATCGAGATCACGATCTCGACTCGCCCTGATGGGGGTGGTACGGGGAAGAAGACTTTCCGTACCACCCTCAACAACGTCCTCGGTATTTACGCACGTCGGAAGGATAACCCGAACGACGTAACCGCCGAGCAGGTTGGCTCATTTACAATCGAGCAGATGACAGCGATCCTCAAGGAGAAGCTGGGTGTCGACGAAGTTGCTGTCAACTCGCTAAGACTTGGCGGTAGCACCAAAGAACAAATCATTGAAGAAGCACGGTCAGGGACGGTCAACGACTCTAACAACCTTGGCGGTCTGCCAGCAGCAGATTACGTCCTCAACTCCGAGCTTTCCAGCGCGTTTGAAAAGATGGCACAGTCTTTCGATGAAATGACTGTGAACATTAGCACCTAAACCCTCCAAGGTAGAGATCATGAACCTGACTCCCGAAAAACTTGCTTCGCTGCTTCAATCTATTGCAGCTTTCAACACCGCGCTGAAAACCCAACTGGGTCTGAAACTCGGTATCAACGAGAAAGCTGGTGACACCTCCAAGTTCGACGGCAAGACCCTTGCCGAAGTCACCGCAGAAATCAATGCCGCCACTGGCGTTGAGCTCGATGCGCTGGAACTGATCGTTAACACTTTCATCGCACGTCGTGATAACCCGCACGTCGTCACTAAAGCTCAGGTTGGTCTGGGTCTGGTGGATAACTTCGGTACCGCCACTGGCGCTGAAGTCGTTACCGGTACCGCTGCTGACAAGTTCGTGACTCCTGCCGGTATCGCTGCGTTCTGGGCTGATAAAGTAGGCGCTGCCCCAGGTACCCTGGATACCATCGCTGAGATCGCTGCTGCCCTGCAAGACAACCCCGACGTTATCGATCAGATCCTGACCGGTCTGGGTAACAAGTTGGACAAGACCGCTCAAGCGGCTGACACCGTTCTCTTCGGTGGCTTCACTCTGGCCGAAGTTATCGCCCAAGCCAACGATGGCGTTGACCTCAGTCAAGTGCTGTTGAAGTCGGACGACCTCGGCGCAAGCAAGGTTGACGTTACTGGCGATGAACCTGGCACTGGTCTGACCCTGAAGCTGCACTTGGAAGGTATCGCTACCGACCTGGCTGCCGGCGTTACTGCAACTGAAGCCGCTCAAGCCGATGCTGACGCTGCACAAGTCGCTGCCGATGCCGCCTCTACTCTGGCCGGCACCAAGTTGGGCGCTACTGCTCAGGCTGTTGACTCGGCTAAGCTGGAAGGCAAGACTCTGGCTGAAGTTGTTGCTCTGGCACAAGACGGCGTTGATCTGGGCAATGTTGTTCAGAAAGACGACGACTTCTCCACTTACAAAGTTGGCGTTGATACTTTCGCCACTCTGTTCGCTGGTGTGCAGACTGACCTCGACGCACTGGAAGCCCTCATTCCTGAGAAAGCTTCTCTGGCTGACGTCACCGCAGGTACCGACGACGCAAAATTCGTCACCGTTATCGGCGTTAAGCAAGCTGCTTCTGACGCTATCGATGCCCTCATCGACGGCGCTCCTGATGCACTGAACACCCTGAACGAACTGGCTGTTGCACTGGCTGACCAGAACGACGCAGTTGCTGCAATCGTCTCGTCCCTGGCTGATAAGCTGGGCAAGCTGGAAACCGCTGCTGACTCCACCATGTTCGCCGGCAAGACCCTTGCCCAGTTCCTGACTGACGCGACCGCTGCCACCCACGTCATCACCGATCCACTGCAAGCACGTATTGTTGCGCTGGAAGAAGCTACCGGCGGTGAAGGTGATTTCCTGAAGTCTACCAGCGACCTGGGTCTCAACCCAGTAGCACTGACTTCGGACGGCGTAGAGCCAGCCAAGACCCTGAAAGTACACCTGGAAGGCGTTGAAGCTGATCTGGCTACTGGCGTTACTGCCACTGCTGCTGCTCAACAAGCCGCTGATGACGCCGCTGCCGCTGCACTGACTGCTGACGGTAAAGCCGTTACTGCACAGGCCGCTGCTGACGGTGCTCAAGCTGCTGCTGATGCTCTGGCAACCAGCAAGCTGGACGTTACCGGTATCGCTGCTGATTCCGATAAACTGGCCGGTCTGAGCCTGACTCAGATCCTGAGCCAGATCCGCGGTGGTGAAGTTCAAACCATCCAGGCCGTACAAGACGCTCTCGATGCTTACATCGCGACCGCTCCTGTCTCCCTGACCAAAGCCACTGGCGCTGAAGCTATCGCCGGTACCGACGACGCGAAGTACATCACTGCTCTGGCCCTCAAAGCCAAAGTTGACGATGCCATCGCTCAACTGGTTGATGGTGCGCCAACTGCACTCGACACTCTGAAAGAACTGGCTGACAAGCTGGCCACCGACGGTGATGCACTTGCCGCCCTGGTCACCACTGTCGACGGTAAACTCGGTAAACTCGAGCAAGCAGCTGACTCCCTGAAACTGAACGGCAAGACCCAGGCCGAGCTGACTGCTAGCGAAGCTGAAGTAACAGCCGGTGTCGTTACTGACAAGTTCGTCACCCCTGCTGCGCTGGCCCCGTCCTTGGCTGCCATCGGCCAAAGTCAAACCGACCTCGTCGCTCTGGTAGATGAAATGACTGCTGCGTTCAACGCCGCTGCCGATGACATCGACCCTGCCGCCTAAGACCGCACACGCGGTATAAAACATAGAGCCCCGGAGCATTGCTGCTCCGGGGCTCTATGCTGTCAGTCGATGGTTCTGACCTGACCTTCGTCAGTCATGCGGATACGGCCTTCATCTGTAATCCGACGGATACCGCCCGACCAGAAGATGTTGATCGTCTTCTTCCCGATGTAAATGAGGGAATCAGGCTTGGCTACCAAGTCAATGGAGGTGTAGAACAACAGAGAACCCAGTGGGTCTTCCAAGTCCAAGTCAAACTCACCGTCTACGAGGTTGAACTTACCGTCGATGTACGCAATGAATGCTTCCTTGTCATTCACGTCCGTCAGGTCTTCGATGTCAATGCTGAAGTCTGGGTAGTACTTCTCAATGTCAGCCCGAGCGTAGTAGAGGTCCACCTCATCCTTTACGGAACTACCAGCCCTACTCTTGACCAAGACGATACTGTTATCGCCGTCAGGATCGTCTACAGGACGGGGTAGGTCTACTTCCACCTCATTGCTGGTCAACTTGATCTTGTTGTTACGGTAGACCAAGCTGAAGAAGTTCTCCAGCGCAGACTTCTCTGGGTCGAACTGGAAACGATCGCAATACTCGGACATAGGTCACCTGTTGGAAGTGGGGCATCATACTATTTCGCCGCAATACTCAAAGGGTATCCCGTTATCCTCAGCGATCTCCCCTATGACTTCAATGTAGATGTGACGGTGGCAGAACTTACCCGCTGTGCAGTAACACGCTACCGCTTTATCCGCATCGCCTTCCAATAGCTCTTCGAAGGCCTCAGGGGTAGCTAGGAGCTGTCTGTGCATCTTCTCCCGATAAAGCCTCGTGTATTCCTCATCCGTCACTTCACCGCGCTTATACGCCCAGAGAACATCAGGGGTCGGAGCGAACCGTTGATCGCCTGACTTGACCGTAATGTCAAACAACTCAATCCCTAACGCCTTGGCTTTCCTCCATTGGGGGATAGCGACTGTGTACCATTTCATACTACCCTCCTGCTGGGTAAGCGCATAAAGAGAGGGTGGAACGGTTGCCCGTCCACCCTTCCTGACGTACTGGTATTCCACAGTGATCATCCCCTAGGCAACCTTCAGTCAAGCCGGGACCGAAAGTGCCTAGAGGCTGTACACTGCTCTAGTCTTGGTGAGGAGCGGGCACCTTGACCAGAACAACAGCGATGCGGAGAGACAAGCCCTGCAACGCGTCATCGTTTACCACGCAGACACCAAGTTGCGGTCGAGTCCATGCCAGACTCACTTGGACCGAATGGAACCAAACCCTCATTCACCTTGCTATCACGACGAGTTCGCAAGGCTTGCAACAAAATAAGCGGAACAGGGGACCCGAAGGTCCCCGTCCTAGTGAGCGGCACGCTGGCCGCGGGAAGGGATGCACTGAACCCTTCCGTCGACGCCGTTAGGCGTATGCAGGGAGATAGCCTTTTGTTAAAGAACGTATTTCCTACATATAATGGTAGAAGGAGAGTATTAAATTACGGCTCTTCTTCTTCTTTCAGCTTCTTCTCGGCCTCTTCCTTCTCCTTGGCTTCAGCTTCTTTCTCAGCATCGGTTTTCTCGATGGTGAAAGCGCCTGGCTCGGACAGTACATCGTCGTCACCATCAGTAGCGTCAGGATTTTCAGTAGGAGGAGTGCTGTCGTCGCCGGAACCGGTTGTAGGAACCTCTTCAACAACTGGTTCTTCAACCACGACTTGATCGCCATCGCCTGCAACCGCGGCAGCAGCTTCAGCTTCGGCCAGAGCAGGATCAACCGCTTCGTCACCAGCGCCACCAGTAGCAGCGGCTGCGTCAGCATCGATCACTGCATCAGGATCAGTTGGATCGGTAGCAGCAGCACCGTCGGTGCCAGCAGCAGGTTCAGCATTACCGGTGTTGGTGGTAGTGGAGACTTTGACACCTTCATCTACCTTCACGCCGGAAGCATCTTCACCGCGAGCTTTTTCAGTCAGCTTGGTGCCGAGGTCAGAACCGTCATCAGGACCGGTTGCTTGATCAGCTTCGGAGCGAGCGTCACTCACCTTGGTTTCGGCCACTTCACGAGCGTTGTCGACCACCTGAGTGATACGATCAACAGCGTCGGTCAGATCGCCCAGCACTTGAGTCGCTTCGAGATCTTCGACGGAGATGCTCAGCGCGTCGGTGATTGCCGGTACTTGCTTGATGAAGTGCACAGCCATCGGACGCAGGTTGTCGACAGTGATGCCTTCCATGCTGGCCATGGTTTTCAGAGCGCCCAGACCGCTGTGGTACACGTTGATCTCAGCCGCTTGCTGTTCCAGACTTTCCAGCGAAGGGCCGGCAGTCATTTGGTCGCGAGTGGTGAACGGTTGCTCGACTTCTTCTTCAGCTTTGGTGGCCAGGTGCTCTTCGAGCTTAGCCACGGTAGTGAGATGAGGTTGCAGGATGTCTTGCATGATCAACTCAACTTTGGCAGCTGGGTCAGTCACGCCGTCAATCTTGACCATCTCTTCGTCCAGGCCAGCCGGTTCCAGCACGTCCTCGGTCAGAGTCGTGTAAGCAACCGCGTCGCTGTCCTCCATAGAAGGCTTGGCAAGTAGGGCCTGGCCGACAACCATCAGCGATTCAAGACTGGAACGGAATGCAACGGTGGCGGCGTGCTGCTCCCGTGCAGTCGGGGTAGCGGTCTTGTTAACTTGAGTCATCTTATGATCCTCTTTTATCCTAATTCCCTTGCTATTAAAGGAATAGAACAATGTACGGTAGTGTTGCACGACTCGTTGGGTTCGTGTCTGTTAAAGAAACGGATTCTCACATTATAGTGAATGGTATCCCTGGATTGCGGTTCAGTCGAGACGTGTATAATTACTGGAAGACCAGTAAGATCAACAACAACATGTTTTCGGCAATCTCCAAATCCCAGGTCAAGTTCCCGAAGTTCTTCGCGATCGAAGTCGACTATATGTTCCAACGGCTCCTAGAGAGTCGTCGCACATCAGTCTCCCGTCGCATCCTTCAGAAGTCGATTGAGGAGTTGAAGTCTCATACATGGTTGAGTAAAATCGGTTCTGGTCAGTTCAACAGTAAGCTGGACTTCAGCAAACTAAAGGACCTGAACGTCACACTATTTGCCCACCAACTTTCTTTTTTACAGACGTACGACGTTACCACGCAGGAATATTCCCTCAATGGGATGCTCATGGACGTGGCGGCTGGTGGCGGTAAAACCATCACCGGATATGCCCTTGGCCACCTTTTGGGTTCTGACACACAGATCTACGTGGTGCCTAAGAACTCCGCGGTTGACGTGTGGGAGAAGACCATCGCTAAGCAGCTCCCTGCATACGGGGGTGAGTACTTCTTCAAGAACGGTGTACCAGACTACTGGTCGTCCATGCACGGTACTGAGCCATCGCTGGGCAAGAAGATCTACATCGTTCACTACGACTACCTCGAGAAGTTCCTGAAGTTCGTCAAGGCCAACAAACGCGCTTTTGGCAAGACCTTCATCGACATCGACGAGTCGCACAACTTCAACGAAGAGTCGCAGCGTACCGGTACGTTGATTGACCTGTGCCTGACCTTGGACGCCAAAGACGTGGTACACGCCTCGGGTACGCCATTCAAGGCCATGGGCTCTGAAGCGATCACTCTGCTGTCGACCATCTGCCGCGACTTCACTCCTGAGGCTAAGGCAGCCTTCCGGAAGATCTTTGGTAAGGAAGCCAAACGCGCTAACGAGATCTTGGCTAACCGGATCGGCATTGTTTCCTTTAAGGTACACAAGGCGGACATCGAGACCCCAGGCGTGGATTACCACACGGTCAAGGTCAAGATCCCTAACGGCGATCTGTACACCCTGGATGCCATCCGCATCAAGATGACCGCGTTCATCGATTCGCAGATGAAGATGTACCAGAAAGGGATGCCTGAGTACCAGCAACTGTACGACCTGTGCATGGAACTCCATGGCAAGTCTTTGGCACGAGCGGCTCCTGTACAGATCAAGGCTTTTGAACTGTACAAGACTTACATCAAACAGATCCGTAGGGGTTACGATCCTGTGACCATGAAAGACATGGTGATGTACTGCAACCGTTACGAGCTGAAGAACATTGTGCCTTCGCTGCCAGAAGCGTACCGTAAGCCGTTCATCAATGTACGGGCTATCATCAAGTACGTGGAACTGAAGGTCTTGGGTGAAGCGCTGTCGCAGGTACTGGGCAAGTTGCGTATCCAGTGTCATTTGGACATGCTGGCGAACATGGGTCTTGAAGACATCATCGACAACGCGCAGAAGAAGACAGTGATCTTTACCAGCTACGTCGAAGTGGTCAAGTCGTTGGAACTGGCATTGCCGCAGGCTGGGTATAAGCCGCTCTTCGTTTATGGTGAGACCAACAAAGACTTGCCAGCGATCATCAAGAAGTTCCATGAAGACCCAGATGCCAACCCACTGGTAGCGACCTTCAAGTCACTGTCCACTGCTGTTCCGCTGACGGCTGCCAACACACTCGCCTTCACGAACTCCCCGTTCCGTGACTACGAACGTACGCAGACCATCGCACGGGTTGACCGCATCGGTCAGGACCAGCGTTGCCATGTGCACGACATCTTCTTGGACACTGGGGAATCGCCAAACATCTCCACGCGCTCTAAGGACATCTTGAGCTGGAGTAAGGAACAGGTCGAAACGATTCTGGGTGTGAAGACACCGGATGACATTGAGGCTTCTCTGGAGGACTTAGCAGAGAACCCGAATGCTACCCTGACCTCCGCTGAGGACTTCATCGAGAAGCTCAAAGCAGAGCTGCCGATCGACGTCATCGAGACTGATGGCATCGAGCGCGAGGAATAAAGAAAAAAAGAAAGACATCTCCCGGAGCCTTTCGGCTCCGGGTGTATGCCGCTTACAGAGGGAACTTGGTCAGACCGTCACCGCCGAACATGGATTGGCCATCGGCGTAGTCGATCTGTTCCATCATGCCCAGTACTGGGCGGGTAACGGTTACGTCGATCCGATCAGTGTCAGTGTGGTTAACACGTACCTTGACCGGGGTTTCTTTCGCACGTGCAGAAGTACCCATCACGCCTTCCATTTCGGATTCGTTAGGGGTGATGACGGTTTCACGCTCGTGGATGTGGATGGTCTTCGAAGCAGTGTTGGTACGGGTGTGGGAGCCACTGTTAGCCATCGCAGTCAGGATGGCTTTGGCAGCTTTAGGGTTTTTCTTTGCAGCTTTGTAGCCCAGGTAGCCAACACCAGCAACACCAACAAGGATAGCAGCAGCTTTGAGAAAGGACATGGTTGTATCTCCAATAGATCGTAGGTTAGGTGCAGCAAGGTTTAGTGCAGGACTGACACCCCGTTTGCTACGAGGGTCGATTTCATCTTCTCTACCCAGACTTCCTGGGGTGGACGTTTGCCTCGGTTGTTTGCAATGCGACGACGGACGTCACGGGTGGTTGCCAACAGCCACAGCGGGTAGTAACCACAGTTGCCCGAGGACGGGTCACCATGACGTACCAGCAGATCGTGATCCAGTACTTTCACTTCAGCGGGATCTACCGCCACGTACGTGATGCCTGTGTCGGCTTCCACCTTGGTGAAGAGGATGCCGTCGTGGTGATGTACTTCTACTTGCCCTGTGTTCATTTGGTCCACTCCTCAACAAAGTGTTCGATTTCATTACGTTTAAGGTCCCACTCAAGATCCTGTTCCTCACGAGTGAGGTAGGAGTCCCGAATGGCTTTCTCTGTGAACGCGTGAGAGGCTGGGAAGTAAAGGAACTTACCGTTCAGCTCAAAGCGTACCAGGTATGCGTTTGGAATCAGGTTGCCGATAGACAACCCCATGCGATCCACGTACAGCTGTGCCACTAGGCGATCTTCCAGCGCTTCGTAGAAGTCTTGATTCTTAACAAAGATCAGACCTTTCGAAGCGTGCTTGATAACCGTCTGGCCCACGTGATCCTTCTTGGCAATGTATGCGCCTTCAGGATGGTTCACCGCTACGTGGATAGTGTGCCGCGAAGTGCCCAGTTGGACAAAGCGACGTTTGTGCATAGCGCAGGCCAGCGCAATAACTGGTGGCACAGCTTGGAGGCTGTACGACATGTTACTGTTGTAGGCAATGCGCTCGTCTTCCGTTTGTTCGTACTTCACCACGAGGATAGAACCCCGCAGTTCGTACCCGATGGACTCGTGGTAGGTAGGCAGTTCGCTTACCCACAGGTTCTCGGATACTTCCTTCGAGTTATAAGTCAGCTCGAGGAGGTCTTGACTGGTGACAGCGGCTTCGTAATGCATTTTTGATCTCCTAATAGATCATGGTTAAGGGTGTATCAGTACAGCAGACCGCGTGTTTCAGAGCAAGCTTGTTGGATCTGTTTACCCAACTCAAGGTCAACAGCCAACGGAGACTCAGCGCTGAAGTACTTCTCCTTCTTGGCAATGATGTCATCGAGCTTGTCACGGAAGCCTTTGGTGGAAAGGATATTGGAAATCCCCTCCAAGTGTTTTGCAGTGTTGATCCGCAATTGCAGACCGTCCAGTGCGTGTTGCACCGCCATTACTTCGCCGGTATAGATGACCGGGCTGGTTGCGAGTGTTCTCATGATGCGCTCCTAGACTGGGGCTACGGAATGTAGCCCCAGCATACGTGGGTTACTTGGCTTCGGTTTCAGCTACAGCAGCTGGAACTTCGACCACTTCTTTTTCTTTCGACTGATTGACAATGAACTCCGCCATGTCCAACAGTTTCTTCTGGTCATCAGACATAACCGGAGCACTACTACCCATCATGGTGCGGAACATGCTTGGCATATGCAGGTCCATCATCATGTTACGTTCGCTTGGGGTCTCGGACTTATCTTTGGTCAGCGCAGGGTCGTGGAAGCGATTGTTAACAGTCGCCTGCACAGTGCTACGCCATTCTTCCCGTGCCAACAGAATCAAATCGCCTTCCAATACGAACTGGCGCTCGACACCGAGGAAGGTTTCTTCGAGAACTTGGTTGCGAGCCTCGCCGTCGAAGTCGACCTTGTAGATCGGCTCTGGATCGGTTTCGGTCTTCAGTTCGAGGGAGAACTTGCGACCTGGTGATGGTACCAGCTTGATGTAGCCGTAGAACGGTTCGCCTTTGTAGATGACCTTGCTTGGGGTCAGGTGCGGATAGACCGCAGGCGGGCAGTTCAGGATCTCGATCCGGCGGTTGAATTCCAGGTAGTTCCCGGCTTCAGCGGCGATCGGCATCAGGAAGCGCAGCATGTCGAACGTCACCGTGTTGGAATGCACGTAGGCGTTGAGCATTTGAGCCATTTCATTGTCCAGGCCGTGGTCGTCCATCATTTCGATGATGGCCAGCGGGTCGAGGGCTTTGAAGTCGATGCGGAACAGGAAACGACCAGGGCGGTCGATCATGTACTTGTCGAGTTCCTTCTTGCTGTTGCTGGTGACGATGAACATCACCTTCTTGAACGAGGAGTCCGAGAAGTAGGTCAGCAGGTCACGACGTTCTTTGGCAGGATAGATCTTGCCGAACTCGTCGAAGTAGACGATGCAAGAACCCATCATGGTGGTGGCTCGCGCCAGTACCGATGGAGAGATAGCACGGTCAACCAACAGCACTGGCATGTACTTGGCCAGACCTTCGTTGCAGATGTCTTCGGCCAGAGCCGATTTACCTGCACCCTTGATACCGCGCAGCAGGACACCCACGGAACCTTCTTGTTTATTGAAGGCTGCCATGATTTCTGCTTTGTTAGCGTTGTGCTTGCCGTAGAACTTTGCAGCCACGTCAAACTTCGGACGATCCGGTACCAGGAACAGATCGTTGGTCAACGGGTGTTCGCGCAGACGGTACACCATCGGTGGGACATGGTCGGTCACATTAGCGTCGCTGACGTGACGGATTACGATGGTGCCATCTTCGTTGAACAGTTTAGTAGACATGGTGTTTCCTCAATGGTTAAGTGAAGCAAAGGTTGTGGGGATGGAATGTTCCATCCCCTCGGGTATTACATGTTATCAGAGCCCGTGTTGATCACGCCCTTCTTGCAGATCAGACAGATGCAGTCGTGCTTGAAGCTCACGTCGAACCCTTCCTTCTGCAACTCCAAACCAACCTTACGGCCGATGAAGTGGCTGTCACAGAACTCTTCTAAGTCCTTGATCGACTGAGGCCATGTCTCAGGGTCGCCATCAAAGACGTACTGACGGTCAGGAACCGTAGCATCGCCTTCAACAGCTTCGATCAGGGCACGCAGCTTTTCAATATCCATGGTGTTCTCCTTAAGAACGGGGTAGATAGAAGAGAATGTTCTTCCTATTCACCTCTACAATGTATTGCCAAGATATTTTCGAATTGAAGCGATGCGGCATAAAGCCGGGACCGAAGTCCCGGCTTTATGTTACTGGAAGAGCGCAGTATTCTTTGCGTTGATCTTCTCGATGTTGCTGTTGCATTCAGTTGTCTTCACTACCTGTCCCGTGTAAGCCTGGGTCATCATGACCAAACGCTCGTCCACACTCCCTCTCAGGTACGTTTGAGGTGAAGGGGGTTTAGCGTACTCGCACTCCGGCGTAGGGGTGTAGCTCCAACGTGTGCACCCTGCGGTAGTCACAACGACCACCATCAGGAAAATAACTGCTAATATTCTCATGCGTTACTCCTTGCGGTAGGGCTTGCAGATCTCCGCCTTATGGTCAGTGGCGATGCAGTAAGCCTTCCAGCTATTGCTCAAAGCCTGTGTACCGATCTGATCGGAAGTAGCACGGTCTTTAGCGGTTCCCTGTACTTTCACAGGCACGATCTTGTCCTTGTACTTGGTCACTTCAATGACCTCAGGGACAGCTTTCGGTCCTTCGATCTGGATAGGTGGCAGGTCGTAACGAGCCATGCACAACAAGTCGATGTTCGATTGATCAAGGTCAGCGAACTTCTCTTCCCGTTGTTTCTGGGTATCGTCTACCGACTTGACACGTAAATCGAGACCCTCTGCCTTCTTCTTCCAATCAGCGGCAGCAGTCACAGCAGCGTCCCGTTCGCTGTGTAAATCCAAGACGTAGTTACCGAATGCAACAACAGCGATGAGGCCTATGATGATCATAAGCGCTTTGACTGAGATTCCACCGATGAACGTCCTTAGCGCGGTTATAAAGCCCATGGCTATTTACCTGTAAGATGATTCATAGTAGACGGCATAAAAGGAGAGCCTAAGCCCTCCTCTTATGTTTAAGCCTTAGTAGGCCGATGCCTGAACTGGGTTCAGGTGAAGCAGTACGGACAACGGTTGGGTCACCGAGGTGCTGTTGCGCGTGACGACAGCGGACAGTTTGGTCAGGCCACGGAACGCTTTGCGCTGGCTACGGCGGTTCTCGTAAGCCAGCACCGCTTTCAACACGCTGGTGATGGTCTTTTCGATGGCCAGGCGCTTCTTCGAGATCTGCTTGGCAGTCACGTGCAGTTGGCGATAAGCAACGCCGCCTTTGTCGCTGAAGAAGTTGATGGTGTAGTCAGAACCCAGCGGATTAGTCTGTGCCAGTACGGTGTGGTCGATCGGATCGGTGTCCAACATGGTCACAACCGGCGGGGTAAACAAGGCGCGCTGTTCGAAACCGGTCGGCAGGGCTTCCGCTACAGCAGACTTGACATCGGCTGTTGGTTTGATCGCTGGCTTCGCAGTAACGCGCTTGGCGGCTGGTTTAGCAACAGGGGTCGCTGGAATAGCGGTCTTCTTGATGCCGTCAGCTGGGGCGATCTTGGCCACTGGCTTCTTCGCCGCCGCCGGCAGTACAGTGCCGACTGGTTTCTTACTGGCTGGCAGTTTCTTTGCAGTAGCCGGTTTAACAGCAGGGGCAGTTGGGGCTTTCTTCGCCACGGCGGGCTTCTTTACTGCTGGAGCCTTGATCGAAGCGGCCGGCTTTTTAGCGGCAGCAGGCTTCTTGGCTGGAGCAGGTTTCTTCGCTACTGGTTTGGCAGCGGTGGTGGTGGCTGGTTTCTTCGGTGCAGCGGCTTTCTTTGGAGCTGGCATGGAGTGATCCTTACTTCGTTATGGGAATGAAATGTTTCCCTCATATCTCGGATGAGGTGGTTAATTTTTAACCATGTCTCTAACAGTTACCACAGTGGTCAGTCGATCGTTCTTCAGTTTGATCTCTAGCGGGGTCGATGGATCGCCGGCCTTATCGTTGAGGTCGAACATAAAGTTCTGGATGTCAATCTGCTCACGATGCGACCAATGTTCCCAGTTGCGTTTACCGCACCCTGCTGTGACAGAGATCTTATCCGCCACGTGGAACTCAGGATCGCCACCCTCCTTAGGAAGAATGATCGTGTGCATCATAAAGAGAGAGCCTTCACCGCCCTGAAACTGTTTGCTGGCTACACGCTTTACTCGGGAAGCGATGACCTTGGCCATGGCGACTTTGAAGTCGACACTTTCCTGAGCACTCATGTTGTACGTCATGCAGATGTCTTCGAACAACATGACACGTAACTCGTTGTACAACAGTGTCGTGGCCGACGCCCCATCGAGGCCCGGTTTGGGGACTTCCACAAAGTAGAACAACGTGGATTCAATGTACGCCAAGGTCTTGTCAAAGAGTTCAGTCCACAACGCTGAGTGCTTCGGTGGGCGCTGGCCTTCCGTTGTGGGTTCTTCCGCCAGAGAGGGCTTCTGGCTCAACGTGGACGGTATGTCTGAGGTACTCGGCACCGAGACCGATCCACTCGGCCATCTCTGGCGTATAAGAGTGATTATCCACATTGCCAAGAATATCGGCCAAGTGCAAAGCAAGAAGATCGGAGATCTCTGCTTCCAGTTTGTAAACAACATACGTCACCTTTGGCTTATTAATTACAATGATGCATTGTGCTCGTGTTCCTCTGAATGCCTTTTCGAACTGCGACAGCTCTTTCAGATAGGGATCGTCGAAGGCGAAGGTCTCTTCACTGCACCAGCATATGTGCCAGTAGTGAGAGTCGTCTCCTTCCTTCAATGCGATGTTCCACTCTGAGTAGTTATAGCGAGTCATACTCAATGTCCCTTCGATGATGTTCACCGGGGACATGTCTAGATAGTCATCACGTGTCGCTTGACTATCGTATAGGTAGTGTTCAAGGTCATTAGCGTCGAACCGAGACTGTGGATGGAAAATCAACAGCTTCTTCATCGTAGTGGCTCTTAGTCTATTACAGGATTTGAGACAACATTCTAATTTAACGCAGGGATTACCATGAAGAAGCTCTACCATGGATCAGGCTACAGTCAAGACGAGTTAATGCCGGGCATCAAACACTCGGGCAAGTTGGTGCAGTGGGACGGGACTGAATCCAACGAATGGCTGTACGCTGCTTCGTCTATGGAAGAGGCTGTCTCACAGGGGTTCGCTTCCACACTGGAGAAGCACTTCAACGTCTCGCGCTTCAAGTCTGACGGTAACAAGATCACCATCGAGATCGATAAGGGTCGTGTGCCCACTACGAACGAGATGAAGGCTCTTGACGTCTGGCTGTATACCATTGACCATACTGACTGCTGGCGTCTCGTGCTCAACGCTACGAACGGTATCAAGGATGAGTACAAGACTCAGGAGACCATCAAGGATTCGATCGTCAGTAAAGAGAAGGTCGACATCGCCAAGTGGTTCTCGGGTAAGCAGGTCAAAGTGGTCAGCGTGTCTAATCGCTCGTACGACTGGTAAACAAAGAAAAAAAGGAAGGCAGAGATAGGGCGCCGTGAGGCGCCCTATCTATTCCGTCTCCTTAACGGTTCAGTACGAACGGCTTCAGATCACCGAGTGGAATGTACTCAGGGAGCAAGCCGGGGAAACGAGCCTCGATCGACCCATCCTCGTAAACCATGAAGCTGTGGATGGTACGCACAGCGCCGTAAGGCGTACGCACCAGTTGACCGACCTGTGGAATCCACTGGCCGTTCAGTTCCACCGACACCACAGGCTTGTCCGACCCTTTACCTTTGTCAGCTTCAACTTCACCGACGAGGGTACGTTCCAGGCGAGCGATGATTTCGCTGTTCATGGAACGATGGTGGGTACGGGCCACTTCCGCGATACGTTCACGCATGCCATCCGGCAGACGTACTACGAACTTATCAGCGGTACGGGACGAGTAGATTGCTTGTTTCAATGGTTTCATGTTAAGGCTCATTTCCAAGTGCGGCGAGATTGCCGCGAGGTTAGATAAAGTGTTTTGTTGCGGTGTTATCAGTACCGTCCGTTAAGGAAGGCCTTGGCTTCGAGGACTCCTACCTCGGTGGCTTCATTGAAGCGTTTGGTTTGGGTTACGGTACGGAATGTACCAGCCTCACGATCAGTGAGGTACAGCGCGTTCATGCTATTTTTGGTAACATGTACGATGCCGTATACTTCGGTGCCCATTTCGCGGATCGGATGGTAGCCTTTGCTGTACTTGTCCTTGAGAGACAACAGGTGAGCATCATCCAGTTGATCCAGGATGTGGGACTTCTGTGCAATACGTGCAAAGAAGTTATCCCAGAAGCGCAGGTCAGCTTTCTCGAACTCTTGGACCTCCAACTCTAACGGAGCTTCCAGTTGATCGGTGTAGGTGAGATCACCCAGACACTCACGAGCAGCCTCACTTAATAGAGCAGCGCGGGGACCGCTTACTACGATCTCAGCCGCTACCGGTGTTTCATCAACAGGATGGTCGTCAGGGATCACCTGGACATCCACACCTTTGACGATTTCCAGCTCAACGTCGTGGTGACGAGAGTGAAGGATAGCGTCGCTGATCGCTTGTGGATCATCAGCAGGAACCTTCAACACCGCACGATGATGAACATCGATGGTGGTGACGCCCTTGAGCTGGCCGCGCTTCTGAGCCATCTCAGCGATGTTCAGGCTAGGCGGCAGTACCACTTCGATCGGTTCCATTGGAGGAACTTCTTCCAGATGCACAACACCGTAGCGTTCCATGATGTTGGTACGCAACTGACCCTTGAGCGTTTCGACTGGGTCGATCGGAGCCGGTTCAACACCAGCAACCACAGTCCCCTTCACGCCACAGAAGCGACGTTTGATAGCAACAGCACCAGCGAGTAATGCGAACATAATGAATCTCCTGAAGATAAGGTTAAGAGCAGAAAGATTAGTCTCTCTATTCAACTGTACAATGTATGGCTGAAAATAATTGGAATCGAACATACGGCATAGAGGGAGAGCCATCAGGCTCTCCCTCTATGCTCACATGGTTGGACACCGTGACTTGGCTACAGCCAGAAACTCAGCGTGGATGTCAAACAGTTGATCCATGGTGGTAGCGGTTTGTACAGCATCGATGAAGTGACCAGACGAAGCCATGATGTGCGATAGGAGCACACGTACGGCGTCAAACTCATCACCTACTAGCTTTTCCACGGGAGCGGTCTTCCACGTCTCCATGAGGACCCTGAGGGCGTTAGCGTTGCGATACACCTCTAACCACTTACCAGAGTTGCCACGGTCGATGTTGATGCTACTGGTTACTTGAACGACTGGAGTCATGTGCGTTTGCCTTTCCAGCGTTTGCCCCCGAAGAGACGCACGCCGCCGTAGAAGATAGCGCTACGCCAGAGGGCTACCCCCTCGTTACGCAATGCTCGGAAATAGATAGCGTCAGCGTCAGCCCGGTAAATGGTTGCACCGGAATCAGGAAGGCCGCCACCGTAGAGATAATCGTGGATGGTTGCTGCTTTATCCCCATACCCTGCCAACAGAGCGTAGATGATAAAGAAGCCAATGTCTCGCAAGGTTTTGATCGAGGCAAAGTCGGTGAAGCTGTTAGCAGGTGCGGTGATCACACCATAAACAGCATCGACACAGCTGAACGGTGCCAGCAGCATCTTCTTACGTTTGCCTACGTGACGGGTGTCTAAGTTGCCAAAGACAGATGTATCGGTGTCAGCCATGACAGGTTCCCTAAGAACACAAAAAATAAAGGTACTTCATATCATCACGGCATAAGAAAGGAATGGCCCCCACTCATCTAAGACTCTCGATGTATCCCCTAGCCCTTGGGCTGGTTCAATCATGGAGTCGGTAGTGAGAGGAGGCACATTGATACAGCTCGCATTGCCTAAGGAGGGATGCGATGAGGGACGTCTATCCCTTATAAGGCGGAACTTAATCCGTTTTGGCTGTTGTCGGTTCGGCCATGGGCTTACAGGGTCTGGAACCCTGGGCTTGGGGCCGTAGTACTCGTCATGCGGCGTGGTAATGTGAACAGTACAACCTGCTGAACGGCGGCCTGTTCGGGCGACTCGAAGGTTTTACCCGGACGATGTCGAACGAACTTGGCGGCAACCGGGACTGTGTAAAGCGACGCATCGCTATTCACTCCCGTGGGTGCAAGTTGAACATGGCAGGCTTCGGGTTGTTTATACCCGATAGCACCGGCATTACTGAAGCACATTACTAATCCGCAGACAATTGCGGCGAAGCTCAGTTCAAGGTCCTTAGAGGGATACGTTTTCCCTCGGAGTAGGAGTTCATATTTTGCAATCACGTATCAGGCGCCCCCAGACGACCACCTTATGGTCGCGGGGATGCCGTCGCACGGACAGCGTGGTAGGGTTTCGCGGTATCATCGGCACGGCGTGGATGCGTATCCAATCAGCGCGGAGCGACGCAAGAACTTGCGCCCTCCAAGTGCTGTAGGAAGCCCTAAGCGTCCTAAACACATCACGCAATGCCGAGAACAGAGACGGCATTCAGAACATCCTTTTACAAACTACCGGCAATCTTTTCATCATAGCACATTGATATCATGGAATTATTTACCGGCGTTCGAAGTCCAGTTGGTAAATGTGACTGAGGAAGTCGTGACCGTGTTCGAGGAGTACTTCGCTTACATTCTCGTTGGACGACATCTTCTTCATCTTTACAATGCGCCCGTTCTGCACAGTAAGTCTGACATAATAGCCAAACTCTTGCAGGTTAGTGTTCAGGTCGATGGTGTGAGGGCCATGTACTTTCCAATTCGCGCCCTCGAACAAGTTGATACCCACACGAGAGACCGTCTCAACCTCAACCGTGGGCACAACTTCAGCCGATAGATGAGACGCTAGTATCACCGCAGCGTACATCTTCGCGTGGATAGCTGCCTGACCACCAGTGAGGGACATCAGTTCCTCGAGTTCGGCGACTTCGCGCTCCATCTCCAGTTTACGGAACTCTTCGAGAAGCTCCTCCAGTGGTCTCCAGTGCGTGGTTGTCCAGATACCGTACACTTCACCCTCATCGTCGGTGATGAGCTTTACAGGACGTAGGTTATTGATCACTGGTGGGCTCCCCTTTAGGTCGGACAGGTGTAGTTGTGCAATCACGTCCTTCGAACAGTTGGTGCATGTCGGTACCGTAAGGAATGATGACCTCTTCGGTCTGTACCCACGCCTGACCGTTCCACTTGGACAACCCTACTACCAGTTCACCGTCAAGATGGACTGAGTATCGAGTATCGAGTTCAGGATCTCTGTCATTAAGGATCTCGAACTCGACCGACATTGTACCGGTCACGCCCCAGTTAGGGTTAGACAGCGGTTCGAAGACTGTCTTACCGATGATCTCAACCACGTGAAGACCGTTCATGGCTTTCGTGTTGACAACCAAATGGCGAAGACGACGACTGACTTCCATCATCTTCGCGAAATCTGTATCAGTGCCCATGTACGCACGGATCTTCGCCAGTTCTTCTGCATGACCAAAGGTTTCCAGTTCCTCAAACATCTGTTCGATGCCTTTCAGTTGGTTCTGATACCAGATGCCGGTCACCCCGTTCTCGGGATCGTACTTCAATGTGACAGGGTATTCGCTGTGATAATCATACTGCATCGGTCTTCTCCGGCGGATTATTTACGAGTTTTACGACGGCTGACTCTTCAGGGTTCCTTAAACACAGCCATGGGTGCGGGCACCGGAATCTTCTTTAGGTTTTGCTATAGAAGCCGTAGGGATGTCCACTGGATACTTCTTGGCGTGAATCTCCTTGACAGTCTTGATGAGTTCCTCGACGTTGTACCATTTGTATTGTTCAGCCTGGCGGATGTCAGAACGTACCATGAGGTCTTGGATCTCTTCACGGGTCTCGCCGATCAGCATTGCGGCTTGGCCCTTCTCAGACTGTGACTCACTGCCAGAGTACGCCCAAGAGACACCTTCACCCATTGGCATGGCACGGCAGTACTTCTCGTCATCGTCGCCATTGAGACCATTGGTCAAAGTGAACTCCATGTGGAACAGTTCCCCTTCCAATGTCAACAACAACACCTTAGGGAAGGATTGGGTCCCGTCGACACCGGCTTTCTTACCGTCCATCCACGGTTTGAGGTTAGTGGCAGCTTGGTTGAGCCAGATCATCAATCCCTTGGAGCAGACCCACCATTCCAGCGGCATAAAGACTTGGGTCATGCCAAAGGTGATGATATTGGTGTTGAAGAATAAGTGACCGTCTTTGTAGATAATAGTCTGGGCACTCATGCTTTAATCTCCTTTGGGAACGCCTTCAGTTGCGTGTGCTTGATGGAAAGGACTTTGCTTGGGTAAGTGTAGTAGTCGAGCTTAATACCCCACTCAACGGCTTCTATGGCCGTCTTACCGGCCAAGCAGGCAACCATCGCCGGATCACGGCCCGTACCGATAGTGCTGAACTCATCGCCGATGAGACGAGAGAAGTGCTGAGTATTGTCTCGACGAACGCCACGACTGTAAGCACAGTCTTTGGTGATGATGATCCAGTCACGACCATCTAAGACATCCGTGATCTCTTTAGGGATCACGGTCGTAGGAGCGAATCCGTCGCGATGGGCCATGAAAAAAGCAAGCAGCTTGATTTCAAAGTCCTTGATCCAATCGGGGTCAATGATCGCTCCAGAGATACCGTACGCAAAATGTTTACACGCACTGATACGAATCTTGGGGTAGGTACTGATGTAAGCCACCGACGTACCGGTCACAGCGGATGAATCAGAGGCGAGAACGCCGTCTTTATAAACGATCGTAGTCATGAGAGTTCCCTAGGGTTGACGGCATATAGCGCAGCACTAGTGCTGCGCTATACTCAGGCCGGACAGTAGATCAGTAGTTCGCTTTACCGTGTGGAGCTTCGGTAGCTTTGTTCGGAGAACGAGTCGATGCCACGGCCTGCTGACGCTGAGGAGCGGCCGGGATCACGACTTCGGTGATGGTGCCGTCGGCAGTGAACAGGATGGTGGAACCGGCTTTGACCGCAACTTCGCCTTCGAACTTCAGGCGAGCCGATACGTCGTTGCCCAGTTGCAGGTGGAGCCCGTTGTCGTTGATGTCGATCACGGTTGCGCTGTAATGCGTTACGCCTTCGATTTCAACGCGGTTCAGAGCGTCGGACAGGGTGTCGATGTACGGCTGGATCAGGGCGAGGTTCAGTTTCATGATTAAAATACCTGTTTGCGGATTGGGGTTGAGGGTTTCATTGAATCTACTGCAATTACATCACGTACAATGCAAGTGTTCACCACACCATTGCAGACGCCAGCTTCGTTAAACTGCCACGTACTGGTAAGTTTAACACCAGTCGTGCGGGCAACCATGATGGACTGGATACCACGAGAAGCTTTCATTTAGGTTCTTCGCTGCATGTACCCAAGATGGTCGGGTACTTTGGGTTGAAGGGGTAAGACACGACCCACTTGTCGTCGTGTTGCTTGACGATCAGCTTCTTCGGATCGATGGGTGGAGCGCCCAGAGCTGCATCGTTGTCGTCGTACCAGCGACAGAGGGCGACTTTCGTGTCCTCGTCGATTGCCACTGGATGACTAGGGTTAAGCTTGGACTTGAATTGCATGATTAGCCACCTGTAGCTGCGCGGTCGTAGTAACGTTGGAGTTTCTCATACAATTTCTGCTTGCGCTTGGTGATGCGCGTGCTGATGCCCAGTGGCGAGGTGTGCTGAGAATTCCAGAATACTTCCCGCAGGTTGGTATGATCATTCAAGATGCACACCATGTAGCTGTCGCACAGACGGCGGTGCGGAGCACGGTGCATCTTTTCATGCTTCTGACGATCGAGACCTTCTGTCCCAACGTACTGGAAATGTTTCTTACCAAGACGACGACACATGGCCGCTCCTTATTTGACAGGGGTACATTCCAACTTGACGCCAGTGATGTTGTTCGCCAGTCGTTCACCTTGCCGAGACTGCCAGAGGTCTGGGTAGCTCGTTTTGGTGTACTCTTCATTACGGGCATACGTCAATGCCACCGCAGCACGCAGCGAATGGCAATCGTCCATCGACTCCGTAGGGGTGATGTCAACACTGAAGCCGTGAACCCCAGCGGTGACGGTGAGAACCAATGCTGCGCCGACGGATGACATGACTGCTCCTTAATTAGTACGGATGGTTGTAGCTTTCGCAATGAGGCCCGAACACACCACGCCAGAGATCTGGTACCCATCACGGTTCTTGCCCGTGAACCCCTGACTGATCGAATCGCTACCACACGCCCACGGCTTGTAACCGGTTAAAGTCACCTCCGTGTAACCTGCCTCTTTCAAGACACGCTTGGTGTTAGGTGGTGATTTGACATTCTCGTGCATGATGGATAAAGCACCACCGCCGAGTATCACCAGATAAATCAACCACATATACGGGGATGATGAACGAGTCTTTCTGTACATGTAACGCTCCGAATAGAAAGAGGGTGGTCACCCACCCTCTCCATTGCTACGGGTTAAGAAGCTGACACAGTACCAGTGACGACTTGGGTTTTCAGAGGGACTTCTGCGCCTGCCGGATCTTCAACCAGATCTTCTTCGTCAACCTTCACGTAACGATCGACGATACGCGGGAACTTCGACACCTCAGGCTGCACAAGGTAGCCGTGCAAGGAGATGGCGTAGATCGCGAACTCACGACCCATCAGCACCGCATGTTCACGGGTGTACTTGACGCGCAGTTCGATGGTAGCCAACTGACCGTTACGCTGGGCGTGTGGGTCGAATGCACCGATCGGGAAGCCCACTGCTTGCTGACCATCGCAACGCGGGATCGCCGTAGCAGCCGAGTAGTCTTCCAGTGCACGACGGTGATCGTACAGCTCGTTGAGCAGGCAGCTGGCGAACAGCGTAGGACGTGGCGCGCCCGGAGCTACCAGATCATCCAACAGGAAGATGACCGATGGCGACGAGTTCGACTTGTCCAGACCGATGGTTTCAGGCGTGGTTACCGCCGGAATGTTGATGACCAGGTCGTTACCCTGACGCTCGGTTTTGTCGGTCACCATCGTGGTCACAGAGAACACGGACTCGTACGAGAACATGATGTGCGGGCACGGGCTCTCGATGGTGTCCCAAGTAAAGATCTTCTTCGCTTCCGGGTTAGCCATGCTGTTCCAGAACGCTGGACGCATCCGGGTGTTGACCGGGATGATCAGCGCCATGCTTTCGACATGTGGCATGACTTCGTTGAAGAAGTAACCGACGTCAGTGGTACCCGGTACGCGCAGTGGGCCGTTCGGGGTATCTTTGCCGTCTACCTTGGCCTTGACTTTCGCGAAGTCAGCAAAGGAAGCCTGAGTGGTCGCGTCAGCCGGTTTAACGACTTCGGTGTACTTGGACTTCGACTCCCATACAACCGGCAAAGCCGCTTCAGGGGTTTCCACTTGTTCCAGAGACGCCATGTAGCCGTTCTCTTCGAGGAACATGAGGGTGCCACCGATCTGCTTGGTCGAAGCAGGGGCCGAGGTGCGGCGATGCTTCAGACCGCTGGACTGAGTCTTCCAGAAGCCTTGTACCGCTTCGACGTTGGTCTTCGAATTGCCAGCCTTCTCCAGCTCGACTACCTTGGCGATGGTTTTACCCAGCAGGCTGTTCTTCAAAGTCAGCAGGTTCTGATCCGCCAGCGCGTAACGCCACACCATGTTGACAATCGCGGTTTCACGAGCGTACGGGTTGCCCAGTACTTCGTAAGACGGCGAAGCCTTCAGGGTTGCGATGGTAGCCAGGAAACCTTTGGTCAGGTGCAGGTTTTCTTCAGACGACGCTACGTGTTTCAGGACGCCCGATTGGAACCACTGCTCCATGATCGCTACAGCCGCAAACGGGGTGTTAACCGCGAAACGGATCAGGGCTTCGACCTGAGCGTGCAGCTTGCCCGGATCAGGCATGTTCAGCTTCTTCAGCGTCAGCGGGCTGTGAGGAGTCATCAACGACGACTCAACATAGAAGTGACGGAACTCTTTGCCGCCGTTGTTGGTCTGCTCGGTGTAATGAGCGTACGACGAGTTCATGTTGAAGACCGAGCTCACACGCGCTTCTTCGACGAAGCGTTTCATGTCAGCCACGACCTTCTTCATTACTGGGTCAGACACAACGTCCGGGTTCCAGTAAACAGAATGCGAACCCATGTTGTCCAAGAACACCACCGAACCCATGCGAGCAAAGAAGCGAGCGCAGTGAGAGCAGTTCAGTTGCTTGCGCAGCTGGACAGCGTACTCTTCACCCTGTACTTCCAGCGCGTGCGACGAGATCAGGAACAGGAACTTGGCAGCCAGAGTCTTGCGAATCTGGGTATTGAAGAAGACACCGTGAGGCTTGGACAGCAGCTCGTTGGAGGCAGCCTGCAATTCGTCCAGAGTCTTGTGGTAGTCGTAAACGTATTCCATGTGTTGCTCCTTGCGGTTAAAGTTTGATGAAACGTTTGCGGATCAATGCCACAAAGCGTTTATAAAGGGTTGGCTTTTGTTTGCGGTACTTCGTTTGGATATGTTGCATGGTGACATTGTTACCGTAGGTTTTGCACACTTTACTTCATCGTCCTAAGTGCTAGCACAACATGGTTAGGTTGAGTATCTTTTTACCCTCACGGCATAGACAGGAGCCCGCGAAGGCTCCTGCCTAGCTATGGGTTTACCAGCGACTGGCCATCGCTGGAATGACTTCGTACGAAGTACTGGCGAGTTTTGGGTTCACCTGATATTCGAGGAAGTTCACGTTCATGCCTTCTTCGGTCAGTTCCAATACCAAGGTAAAGGCCTCGGACTTGAACTTGGCGCGATGTACCTTTGGCATGTCGGAGCGGTTCAGTTGCAACACGAACCGATCGTCACCCACGGGACGCGCATCAAGGAAGCGCTTGTGGATCACGAAGCCACCGTCGTCAAACACTTCACCCATGATCAGCGGCTTGAAAGTCAACCGGATGCGCTGGTGCATTGGGTTGTCCCAGACACGCTGGCGGCGGATGCTCTCGGCCTTGAAGTAGTACTTGCGGGCTTCAGGGTCCTTGTGAGCGCCAATCGTCAGTGCGTGAGCCAAGATGGCACGGCCAGCTTTGGTCAAGTGAGAGTTATCGTCACGGAACCATTGCGGGTAATGCTTTTCAGCCCATGGAGCATAACGGCTCAAGTGCTTGCGCATCTGCTCACAGTTCACACCACCACCGGCTTCCATGTAATACAGGTGCATACCACGGGTGGAGTCCACCATTGCTTCCGACATGTGTTCAGCGTCAGGGAGTACAACCATCCCTTTAGCCACTTCATTCATCGGTTGCAGTTCAGCCGGAATGGAGTCGATCATGCGAATGCCTTCTTCGCAATCACCTTCTTCCAACACAGCCTTTAACTTGGCGAACCAATCAGCGCCGGTGTAAGTGCCCATGGTCCGAAGACCTTCATCGAGCAGCTCATTGACCATCTGCTCATCTTCTTCAGCCGCCAAACCGACAGGCTCGTCGAGCACGTAACTCGGCTCAACCGGGACCATACCCATTGGAACGCTGACTTCGATAACCCGAGTCATCTCCTCGATGATCTCACGCGGGGTATTGATCGGTGTACCTTCTTCACGAGGGTACATGGAATCGACCAGCGAAGTGTCGAACGGATTCGTCACAGGTGTAGCGCTTGGGACCGCACCTCGGATGTCCTGAGGATCGGTACCATCAGGGAGGCCATCAATAATGCCCACAACGCCCCAACCAGTAACGCTAACGAAGTAACCATCCCAACCAATCCGACTGTCAACACATGGTGACAAGAAGACAGGTGTCGGGAGTGCGAGTTCACCCGGTTGCAGCGGTGCAATAGTGGACATCACTTCGAAAGCTTTAGCGCAGACGTCACCGAAGGTGTTGCCAATCTCTACAACAGTGGCCAGCGAGTCTTCAAGACTACCGCGATGTTCACGGAATTTCATGTGCGTTTCCTAGGTTGAGTGCAGGATTGGTTTTGAGAGCTTCCAGAAGTTCACCCTTGGTGCCACTGACAGCCAAGCGTAATAACTCTTTCAAGCTCTTATCTAAGTTATTGCGTTCTGTAAGGAACGCTCCCATCTCAGCTGAAGTAACTGGGCCGAGTGGGGTATGCATTAATTCGTGTACTTCGATGCCAGCTACTTTCAACTTCCGATAACTTACGGTGTTGACTTGTGAATGATAGTACCGATCATTCATCATGATAGCGGAGTCTGGCAGTTCCTTGAAGCGCCCCAGTACCTGTCCAATGAAACCGTAACCTTTAATGAACACAGCTTTCCAGCTGTAATCACCTGGCTCGTATAACCCAAATAGGTCGAGCAGGACGTCGCTGTCATCAAACTTGACAGTCGGGTAACGCTCACGTACTGCCTTGATAATGGCAGTGATGGTAGGTTCCAGGTCTGTAACCTGATTCTTTATATCCAAGTAAGAGTCCACGTAGAACGATAGCTCAAACCGTGAACTGTCCCCGGTGTAATCGAGGTCGCTTTTAGAACGCTTCAAGGTTGTTTCCATGTGCCCATCCAGGTTGATAATGCTCAGTAGTTAAGACCGACCATACAGTGCATCAATGATCCGGTATTTGTTGGTGTCATCAAGAAGGTTGATCGAGAACTTGGCCAACTTCAATGGCATCAAGTCACCGTTCTTGTCCACAAGGAACCATCCGTCCAGTTCCGCTTGGGACTTGGAACTAGGGATCGTGTTGCGGATGAACCCTTCTAAAACCTTCGCTTCAGCGCGAGTGATCTTGCCGTTTCGATAGTGGGTGTAGTCCACCAGCTCGAGTTCGGTAATGTAACGTGGAGCGGTGTAGTCACTGCGGCACTTCTCAGTAGCCTTGGCGATACCCACTTCATCCCCTTTCATCACTGCTCGGCGTGTCACAAACCGTGCGAGCGACGACTTCTGATCACGGAGCGCAGTGCCCATGATCACATACATCTCTTGCCCCGGTTGCCCCATCACAACCGGAATAACATATTTCCCTTTAGACATCATGAATCCTTCGTGCTTAGTGGTTAAGTTTGCCCCTCTTTGTGGGCTTGTCACAGTATAAGCACGACCTTAAGATAACTGGGACTTTTATAAAAGTACTTGGTTAACGGTAAAGTCGAGTTGAGGCGACCACCTTCACGTTAGTAATGTAGGTCCTTAATAAATTTGAATGGAGGGCATAAAAGCAGGCCGAAGCCTGCCCCTATGTTTATCACAGTACGCCTGGCAGACCCATGACAACGAACGCACCTTCCAGATCAAGGAAGTACGTCCCGAAGGTACCTTCCGTGTTCTTATAGATGCGTCCCTTAGGCAGAACAGAATCGGTCTTGCCGATGATTGACCAAGTCGACGTACCGGTGTTCCACCGATGGACATCTTGGTTACGGGTATCGATGATATCGGTCTTCACTGGCTGCGCAGAAGCTTTCATCGAAGTGATTTCAGCATCGGTGGCAGCCATGCGGAACCGCGTGACAAGAGGTGCTGGTGCGAACGAGAGCCCTACGTTACTCTGAGCAATGAAAGGTATCTCCCCCACATTGCCTTTAGAACTCGCGCCAATCTCGTCCAGTGTTTTACCCCCAAGCTTGGCAGAGTCAGCCGCCTGCTCGGTCTTTCCAAGCTTGGTGCCGATCTTCAGTTTGATCGCCGTAGAGAACTCATGAAGCTTGGCGATGAATACGGTTAATGCTGTCATGTTCCGTTCCCTGTTTATTTTGCGTCGGGGTTATGAACCGCCACCACCGCCGCCCAATGTAAGCCAGCTCCCATCCATGTCCAAGAAATAGGACCAGTAGGGAGTCTCTGTGTTCTTGTAGATCCGTCCCCTAGGTAGGACTGCGCCACTCTTACCCACTACGCTCCACGTCTGGGTGGTGTTGTTCCACCGGTGCAGGTCTTGGTTGCGAGTGTCGATGATGTCAGTCTTCGGGGTTGGTATAATGAGGTTGTCGTAAGTGGTGTTCGGCTGAGACAGCGAGTAGTAACCAAACGCTGCCTTGCCTTTGAACGGATCGGGAATCGCCCCCGTCCACTTGATCTCACCGGCAGGCCAATACGTCCCATCAGGTTTGCGGACTTCCACTTCCATGGTGTCGTTAGGCAAGCGCTTGGCTGTAATACGGATACCGCCAGCAACCGCTGCCCCACCATTGAAACCAGACCGGGGTAGGCCAAGTTCCTTTTGGAAGATCAGACTCAGACCACGACCAACCCCTTGGTTCAGGTTGACCACGATGTACATGCTCGGTAGGGCAGTGGTACTGTAACTGTCCCATGTGTATCCACCAGTGGTTACGCCACACACCAGCGTGGTCTCAGCCCCGCCTACGGTCTTAAAGGCCAGTACCATACCGATGGAGTCGTCATCCGCACTGTTAGACTTCACGATCATGTCAAAGACATATTCGGAGAACTCATACGGACTGATCAGGCCACACATGGAGCCCGTGTTCATGGTCATGGTCACACGGTCAGTCGCACCGTCGTACGTCCACGATTCCATTTCAGAAGGAACTGCCGGATATACACCAGTGTTGTTGTGTGAGGTACGCTTCCATTTGTTGAACACGTCAGCCATGGACTGGGTACTGCCTTTCATGGCAGTCAGTTCAGCGTCGGTACTCGCCATGCGGATCTTGGTGAGCAGCTGGGCTGGGGCGAAGTTCAGGCCAGAGTTAGCCTGCGCAATGAAGGGGGTTTCGTTCGGGTTGCCAAGAGCGTTAGCGCCGATTTGAGCCAAGGTCTTACCAGCCAACTTGGCAGAATCCGCTGCCGTCTCTGTACGCCCCAACTTGCTATCCACTTTCAACTTGATCGCGGTCGAGAACTCGTGCAGCTTCCCTTGGAGGATGGTTAGTGCTGACATGGTTATAATCCTGTACTGAAATTGACGCGACATAGTATCTCAGCAAAAAAGAATGCATACACAGCGGAGCCGCAATGGCTCCGCTGTGTGATGACTTATGCTTTTACGTTGCGACCAATGGCTCGACGGCAGTTGTACCCCACAGCTGATGCGTAGTCTTCTTCGGCTAACTCATCATTCTCGTAGTACTCCTTAGCAGCAGCGTCGATAAACGGGATGATCTCCTTGAAGGCCTGAGGGTTAGTCGCGGTCTTCTGCTCCTTCTCCAGATACTTCTTGAATTCATCCAGCTTTACCTTGGCGGCTTTCTGCGCTACCAGTTGCGACAACTCTTCATGGAAGATGTCGCAGTGTTGCGCGCTCATGGTAAATGCCTGGGATGCGGCAGAGAACATAAAGGCTACGCAGAACAGTACGTGTTTCATGGTTACACCTTGCTTGGTTCTTTAGGTTGAGTTTGCTCGTAGGTTTCGTACCAGTGTGTGGGATTCTCATCCACTTCGCACTTGGTCATTCTGAAACGTCCCCAGTAAGGCTTTTGATCGGGCAGATCAACTAGGGCCATTCCTGACAGATCATCGACTTTGTCCTTGACGACTGTCCGGTGTACAAAGTGGCAGTATGGAATCGCTTGGTTAATGAGATCGCCACCACCGATTACGAATTGCTCCTCGTAACCGTATTGATCACAGAGCCTGAAAGCATCTTCAAGACTGTTAACCACTGCCAAGTTCTCTTCCAGATCCAACGAGAGTGGAAGAGACGTTGAGACGATGACATGTAACCGCCCCGGTAATTTCCCCGGAAGGCTCATGTAAGTGTATCGCCCCATGATCATGGCGTTATCATGGGTCAGGTCTTTGAAGCGTGGAAGGTCACCCTTGAGTCTCCAAAGGAGCGGATGGTTTCCCTTACGCCCAATGTGCCCAGATTGGGATTGAGCAAAGATGGCATGACGTGTCGACATGTATCAGTTCCCCCTTCTAGATAAAAGAAAAGGAGGGTTTTCACCCTCCTCCATTGCAGTGCCGTTTATTTAACGACGTGGTTCGGGTCAACTACCCCCATATCACCATTTTGCACAGTGGTGGTGTATCCCAGATCCGCTGTAGGGTCTGGCGTGATGAGCAGGCGCTTGGTCTGTTCAGCGTACTCAGCAAACGCTGGGTCCATGCTGGTGGTTTCATTACCGAAGACATAGCCATCAGCTTCGTCAGGAACGTTCGCCTTGACGGTACCTTCGTAGCCACCACTAGTTGCCACGGGCGACACGAAACCATGCGCCTCCCACTGCTCAGTAGCGAACTGGCGCAGGTTCTCAGTGCCACGAGAACCATTATCCAGAGCGTTCTCGGTGAACTGAGGCGCTTTGGCATTCAGTGCGTCCATTAGCGCGGGGTCCATGGTGACAGCTTCCCCGATGATGTCTTTCATGCCGTGAAGGGTATTCAACGGCAGCTTGTTATTGACCAGTTCGGCAAACTCCGTGGTGGCTTTGGTGAGTTGTTCCTTGGCCATCAGTTGTTCCATCGCCGGCGACCCCGGTCGGATCATCGCAGTGATCTTGTAGCGCTCGTTGCCACCATCGGTGACCACTACATCTTTAGCGATACCCGCCTCTTCAGCATCACGCTCGGCGTTCGCCTGACGGATCAACATGGCAGTCTTCTCCAGTTGCGACATCTTGAAGACTGTGATGCTGAGGGAGATGCGACCCACTGGCTGGTACTGATCGTCCAGCAGATAAGCCGCGATACCGAAGACGTACTCGGCGCGGTTGGTGTTCTTGGCGTCGACGGCCTTGTTCAAAGCGAACACAGGGGCCACGACTTCCATACGGCGCAGGCCTTCAACGATCGCGACGATAACGTCGGTCACGCCTTTGGACACTTCCAGCACCGCCATCTGCTCAGCGATAGCGGTGACGTCTTTATCAATGATGCAGTTCGGACGACCGCTGACCAGCATATGTTCCAACGATGCACGTTCGCCTTCTTCAAGGAGTTCGTACTTGATGGCCCCGCGGTCATTGCCACTGAACTGCAAACGGAAAGTCAGGTTCTGGTCTTTGCCAGACGCGCTGAAGCTGAAGTAACCGGACTTGCGTTCGGTCATGGCTTCGATTGGTTTCAGGATGTTGAAGATGTTAGCGTAGGTTGGGTTCGACATGATGCAGTTCCTTGAACAGTGGGTTAATTACTCAACCTAACAATGTAGGGTTCAAAACAATTCGAATTGAACCCTACACTGCCGTGGGATTACTCGGTGAAGTTACCGTTCAACGCTTTGACGTTATCGCGGGTGACCACTGGCACCAAGTTGACCTGGTTCTCGGACGGCTTGAGCAGACTGAGTTCAGTGTGGACGACGTTGTCTTCTTCGTCCAAGCACATGATCATCAAGCAGTCTTTGTTACAAGGTTGGTCAATCACGTGCATGTCGGAACCCTGGTAGGAACCGATGCGCGTACCTTGTTGTACCGCAGGGCGATATTCACCGCTGAGGGTGATCACGCACTGGTCGTCGCCATTGATGAAGTTGGCCATCTCCACGTTCACAGCGAAGGCGTACTTGGACGCTTCGCTTTTACGTGCACACAGAGTGATCAGGTCACGAAACAGACCCGGAGCCAGACGCACTTCACCCCAACCCAAAGCACGAGACAGGTCAGGTGCCTTTGTTACTACTTGTTCAACTGTCAACTTCATTCCGAGATCCCCTGTGGATTCACAAACATAATACCGTCTTGCACGAAGCCCAGCTTGATAGCCTTCTTGACCTTCTCAGGCCCAGCTCCAGTACCGGCGTAAAGAATGTCCAAGTTAGGACTGATGGTAGAGGTTAAGCGACCACCGCGTGCCTTGACATTGGCTTCCATCTGACTGCGGCTCAGGCCGTCAAACGATCCCCCTGTCACAACAACCCGCTTACCTTCCAAGTCACGGACGATAGATGGGTCAGGCGGTGCATCCTCTACATAAGTGAAGAGCTTGTCGTAAGATAAATACTCACGACGGTTAGCCGCACACGCATCAATAACAGCTTGAGCCGTGTCTGGGCCAATGTCCGGGATACTTTTCAGCTCTTCAAAGGTAGCGTTACAGATTTCCTCAAACGTTTTATAGTTCAAAGCCAACCGTTCGGCTGTACCTTCTCCCACACCCGGCATCCCTACGGCAAAGATCACCTTACGCAACGGTTGAGTCTTTGCCGCCTGAATGTTCTTCAGTACTTTCTTGATGGTGATGTCCGAGGTTGGGTACACCAGCTTCAGGTCCTCGTAGCCTAAGTAGAACAGCGACGAGAACGAACCCACCAACCCATGCTTCACCAGTTCAGTGATGCCTGCTTCACCCAAGTCCTTGATGTTCATGCCATCACGGCTCACGAAATGCACCAGACGTGCTACGGCTTGGTCTGGACACCCACTGTTGTTTGGGCAGTAGAGTGAATGGGTCTGACGCACCAGCTCACAACCACACGACGGACAGTGTGTCGGATACTCAAGCGGTGTGCAGTCCGGGGTACGCAGGTCTAGGATCACCGATTCGATCTTGGGAATCACATCCCCGCGACGACTGACGATGATGTGGTCACCGACCATGAGGTCCAACCGCTCGATCTCAGCGATGTTGTGCAACGTAGGACTGCTCACCGTCACGCCACAGATGTGGACAGGACGAATGATGGCCACTGGGGTCACCACACCGCTCTTGCCCACTTGGAACTTGGCTCCGTGGAAGATCGACACCCCTTCTTCAGCTGGGAACTTGTACGCTGTAGCCCACCGAGGTGAGTTGCTGCGAGAACCCATGGCCATGCGAAGTGCTAACTGACTGACCTTGAAGACCATGCCGTCAATTTCATACTCCCAGTCAGGGCGTATTGCCAGTGACCGTTCCAACATCTGCTCGTAGATCTCTCGACGGACTTCTTTGGGCAGGTCTTTTCGGCTCACCAATACAGGCACTGGCGTAGTGGTCTTGAACCCCCACTGGTAAAGCAGATCGTGAGGGCTTGTGCCGAGGTAGTACTTGTCTGGAAAGTCCAAGACGTAGTCATACGCCACGAAACTCAACCGACGATGGATCACCTCGTCAGGGTCTTTCAGACGTAGCGACCCTGCCGCGTAGTTGCGTGGGTTGGCATACGTCTTCTTACCCGCTTCACGATTGGCGTCGTTGATCTCTTTGAAGACCTTCTTGTCAACCTTGACCTCGCCGCGGACTTCAATGAGACTGTCCGGGTGAACGCTGTTACCCAAGCTGGTCTGTACGCCCCAGACATTGATTGCGTTCTGGGTTACGTCCTCGCCTTCAAATCCGTCCCCACGAGTGGTGGCCGTTTTCAGGAAGCCGTTGAGGTAGACCAGGTTCAGACTGAGTCCATCGACCTTCGGTTCCATCACTACGTCAGCTTCTGGAGGGAGGGTCTCATCCCATTCCATTAGTTCGTCGATGTTGAAGACGTTGTCCAGGCTGCGCATCGGGGTAATGTGACGGATCACCTCAAACCCATTCGACCCTGTGGTGTAACCCACTGTCTTGGTAGGGGAAGTAGGGTCATCAATACCTAGGATGCGTTCGTATTCGATGAGCTCTTTCTTGAGCTCATCGTAGACAGGGTCAGTGACTTCACTAACACTGTCTTCATGATAACGTTTATTAAGGTGCACGATCGTGTCCCGTAGGACCTGCATGTGATCGTGTAACTGTTGTGTGCTCTCTGACGTTTCCATGAGAGTTCCTTAGAATGGTTATTGCCGCATCAAACAATGGTAGTGGTTTTTTCTAAATGACTAACTCCTCCGCTATTCACAAGGATAATGTAGCGCCAGATAAAAGTTAAAGGCGGCATATCCGGGAGGCCGTAGCCTCCCGGAGTCGGTCACTTGACCACTTTGAGGAATGGCTGACGTTCAGGTTTCGGTGGCTCTGGTGGAGTAGGGTCGGTGTAGTTCGCTGTGTTCTGCCCCATCGAGTAGTCCATCATCACCATGAAGTCCACCCCGTTACGAATCATGGCAGTGGGTGCGACGGAGAGGCGATGGATCACCCCGTCACGGCAGTTGGTCATTCCCATCATCTGGTCGAACGGCACGTAGAACTCGTGCGCAGTGCCACTGAAGCGTGCGCTGAAGAAGATGCCGTCTTCACAGAACTCCAGAGCACGGATCGCTTCGTCAGCCAGGTTCAAGGCCACCAACTTAAAGCCGTCGTAATCGCGGATGTGCGGTTTCAGGACGTCGTACTTCTCAAAGAAGGCCGGGTAGGTGAAAACGTGTACCTTCCCGGTCACTGCCAAGCAGTAATGACGCAGCGCGGTGAACATGTGTTGCAGGTAAAGGCGACGATCTTCTTCAGGCGACATCACGGTGGCTCCCGAGGTGATGAATGCTGCGGTCTAGCGCTTGAAAGCGCCGAATGGTTTGCTCTTGTAGGAGTTTGAAACTGTCACGACGCTTGCCGGTGTTCAGGAAGTCTTCCAAAGACCGATTATGTTCCCACGCAGTGATGGAATAGATGGCATCGATCAACGTAGGGGCTTCAAGCGCCTTTTGAATTGCTTCTTCGACGGCGTTTTCGCTTGTGGAGGTCATAGATTTCCGGATTTAGGCAAAGGTAGTCGGTGGAACTGACCAGCAACGCCTCGTAAAGCTTCTTACGTGTCGTCTTTGGCTTGCAAGGGTGCTCTGTGACACGGAATTCGAGGTCTTTGCTAGCAAGCTCGTTAAGCAGCTTACAAGGGTGCTTACCTTCGACCAGTAGCTTGAGTTGTTTGTCTGCTTCTTCGCTGACAGAGAGGCTCTCAGTGACGTAGAAGCGCCCTGTACCCTCGTGTTCGAGTACAAGGCAACCTTCTTTCACCAAAGCTGGCCGTTTGCAGCGTCCCGTTAGGGGGTACAACCATCTGGACGGCCCTACACTCATGTCGCTGCGACCTCAACCGGTGGGACGTAGTGAGGATTCAACTCAACTACGCCGCAAACTGTGATGAACTTCTTGTCGGACTGCCGATCTTGGGGAATATCGAGTTCCCAACCGTCGGCCATGTGTTCTTCAACCTGTTTCATGGTTTGAACACGACAGACCCATACCGCATCCTTCTCACGTTTCCAGATGACGATGTTGAAATGCTCAGCAAAGACTTTGTGGGTGACATTGAAATGTTGACGGATGAGTCGCGGACCTTTGTAACCTTTGTACGGACCGATCTCGGCGTACAGGTAGATCTGATGGGCGCGGTGGTTGATGTTGTACTCGCTGTACAGCAAGTGACGGATACCGCCGACGCGAACAGGGATACCGCTTTCCGCTGTTCTGACGTCAAGATGGTTGCGAGGTTCCACCTTGTAGCGCTTCCCGTTGATCTCGCACCCGTAGAACACCTTGTCGTCCCCGTAGGAAGGCACGGGGATCATCTCGATCAGTGACAGTGCCATGACAGGCTCCTTAAAATATCGTCATACCAAAGACAGACCAAGTTCCGTAGAACCGAAAATGCTGTAGATCTTCGCATTCACGGGGTCAATGAATTCTTGGGTGTCCATGATGACATCTTTCATCAGCAACAGCTTCATCATGGAAGCAGTTTCACCGATGGCGAAGTTGATCTCACCGTCCTTGATCGGGATCTCCAGATGCGCCACGTCGTTACCGATGTATTCGCGGTCATTGGTAATCGCCCGATAAGCGTACATGTCCATACTGGCCGTTCGAGCGAACCAGATCTCGGTCTCGACTTTGAACGGAGATTGATGCTCCGTCAGAGTAGCCTTGAACATGCAGGAGAACAGGTCAGGTTTGTTAAGGCGAGTGACCCCCGTGTTGACCCGGATCACCTCAACATACTCTTCGATGGTCTCGAAGTAATGTCCGCCCAAGGCGAACTCGTTATTGAAGACGTAGTGACCGAGGAACGTGTAGACTTGTTCGAACAAGTCCAACTTTTCGATGTTATGGTCGCCTTGCATGCGAAACTCCAAAAGAAAGAATAAGAGCCAGAGGGGAAATCCCCCTCTGGTCTATGCGGTTAGTCCTTGATCAGTACCGACGTAAGTGCTGGTTCAAGGATGGAGCGCATGATGGTGAACATCGCTGCTTTCGACGCTGGGTCTTCAGGATCGCCCAAGGCTTCGCCAGCCAAAGCCGGGCGGTAACCTCGATCACGGAGCGAGTCCATGAATGCATCGCGGACCACTTTAGCTTCTTCAATGGTCGGCCAAGAAGAAGCTTGAGAGAAGTCACCACCCAGCACGAAGTGACCTTCACCCTGCATGACAAACTTCAGGTCGTCACCTGGAACCATCACGCTGATCAGATAAGATGTAGTGCTCATGGAAACCCCTTAGTTGTGGACGTCGACAGCCGTGACTACGGTGCCCTTGTCAATATTGCGGATACGTTTCAAGACCTCTTTGACTTCTGCATCGTCAGGATGCTCAAAGAAACTCCAGTCGTACACCGTACTTTGTGTGAACACACCATTCTTATCTGCGCTGTAGCCTTCTTCGTAGAAGACCCCGATGGCTGGCACGTAAGTACGAGCAGCAGCATAACGAATGAGTTGGCGGCGAGACATGCCAGCAACGTCGTACGGAGAGAACAACCCATCCATCCAATCCGGCAGTAACTTGTGGGCGATGTCTATTACCCGTTTGTGCCATGCGTCATATTCGACATGGTCAAACGAGTAGTAGCGTGCACCCTTAGGCAAGTTCATTCGTTTGAGGATGTTGGCTACGGGTTCCAACGTTGGATCGGCTTTATGGATAACCTCCCATACTGCCAATGCCTGCTTGACCCGTTCCTGTTTAGCCTTCTTCCACTCGATGCTACCGAAAGCGACTGACGTGAAACGACCGGCCTTTTTGCTTTCCAGTTCACCTTTATCCACCGCCCAGCTGACTTCAGCAGGTCCAACAACGTCGGTGAGTGCTTCCCAAGGTTTGACCTCGAACTGGATCGGCCAACGACCCCCAATAACCCACCAGTCCCAGAACGCACGAGAGACCACGATCTTGGCAGTAGCTGCTTTGCTATCCAAGTCATAGGCAACAACGAACGCATCCAGTTCCCGGATAGACCCTACGTCGATCCAATCGTACGCATTGTCCACCAGGATGATGGGACGACACTTGTTGTAGTTGGCCGTCTTGTCCGTGATCTTGCGGAACGCGGTGATCATGTCGAAGAGGGTGGTCTCCAACGTCATCACCGGCACATTCTCCAGTACAACAAGTTCAGGACGAAGTCCGCCCGTCTCTGGACATTCCCAGTTCTCGTTATAAGGTTTCATGACGCGGGCCAAAGTCTCTTTGTCCTTTGGCCCGTACACGTAAGTCAAGTAGTGAGACATGGATCACCTATCGGCAAAACGTACTCGCATTCAGAACGACAGACCGCTTGTCGAATGTGATCACGTAGGTTTCAGCAACCGGCAGGACTTCTTTGCCGAGTTCGCCATTGGAGATGTACTTGGACGTAGGACCATCAGGACCGCCGAGGCTGGCGATGACCATAGCGCTGCCCTTGATGTCCAGTTCGGTCTTGACCTGCGTTTCGTCGTTATGAGCCCAACGCACCCCGAGCATTTCGTTCTGGGTGTAGGAGTAATAACGCGTGCCGGTCAGACGGACTTGTTTGTCAGCAGTCTCGAAGAAGCAGATACGAGGCTCGACGACATAGGTGTGCTTACGCACGGTGTACTGCCAGTACAACAGAGCACCAGCGGCCAACACAGCTAGGAAGCAAATGAACTTGATCCAGTTCCACATGCGACGAGCACGAGCCTTCAGACTACGGTCTTTGACCTTCCCACGCGCTGCTTCACCAGCATCAAGTTTGTACGGACGCTGCACGCCATGTGGCGCACTGAAAGGAGCATGACTTGGAGGAAGTTCCAGGGGACCCGGCTCTGGTTCCGGCATCATCCGGGCGTCGAACTCTTTCGGGTCGTTGGACGGTTTACCGTCCACCTGACCAGATGCAGGGTCTGTAGGCTCAGGGACCGGGAAGCTCTCTTTGCGGATGTTGTGCGGATTGGCCGGGTCAAGCGTCAGGTCACTGCCGACGTAGATGCCTACTTGCTCAGGGGTTACTTCATCAGCGAGGGCACGTGGTGGCTTGATGTCTGTGGTCATGGTTAGCTTCCTTGATAGAGTGTTGGTAAACGCGGGTTGTACAGCAGCGGATTACTCCGCCGGTGCTTCTTCTATTGGCTTGTGGAGTTCGGTCACGATGAGTGTATCGTAGAACTCGCTGAACGCTGGGTTGAATGCCCGTACCTTGTCGATACGCTCTTGAGAGAAGTTGTCAACCTTCATTACCCACCGCAGGACTGCAAGGCCAACGAACTGCTCTTTCCACAGAGCGGCAACTGCTTCGTGGACATCGTACGGCTGGTACTTGAAGTTCAAGTACTGGTTCATCTGGAGGTAAGCTTTACTGTCCAGCACGTTCTTCTCACCGTACAGGAACGTAACCAGAGCATGTACCGATGAACTGATCCTGATACGGTTAGCGAAGTGATGATCAAACTTCATCTGGCTCAGATGAAAGTTAGGATCGCCCTTAGGTTCGTGACCCCATGCTTTCCACCAGAGACGGCGGAAGAAGTCTTGGGTAGGGAACCAGACCTTCATGAACAGGACGACGCAGTACACGAAGATGAAATGCAGGGTAGCGTGTACGACTTTCTCTTTGAGCGTTGCCATGGGTTGAGACCTCAGGTTACTTGCTGTGACGAATCAGGGAGTCGTAGATCTGACCCGCTTCAAGGTTAGGGATAGCTGCGCGGTGCGCTGCCAAGGCACTGCGGACAGCCATTTGAATCTGACTGCACACGTAGTCGACTTCCAGTCCACCAGTACCAACTCCCATCAAGGGGATCAGTACGTTGACGGTGTCGGTACGCCGAAGGAGAGGTGATTGAATCAGCTCAATCAAACCGGCGCGGGTAGCGAGGTATGGAACGTCGCTGTCTTTCGGCAGTTTGGTTGGCACGCGCATTGTAGGGGCGTAAGCACAGACAGGAATGTTCAGCCCACCTGTCTCAACAACAACGGCACTGCCAACGTTCAGTTCCCCGTAGTGCCATTGACGGATACGGTTCTTGACGTTTGCCTGGATCGCCGGACCGAACGCATCCACCAGCCCCTGGTCGAAACCACCGTCCATCTGACCGTAACTGTTACCCGGTGCGATGACCGCATCGAATTCAGCGTGGGACAAAGGTTTGTTGGTGACGCGCAGGTCTGCACCTTCGTTAGTAAGGATCATCAGGTAGCGATTACTACAGATGTAGTCCTGTACCTTCAACTGACTGTCGCGAGTGTGGCAGTAGATTGTGGCGATGATGTTGGTCATTGGGCTTTCTCTTTGCATTCAGGTTTAGTGACGAGCCAGCCTTCGGAGATACGACGCTGGACAGTCTCGAGGGTTTGTACGGTGTCAGACCATACGACCGGATCGCCCGCAGTGGTCGTGCCGTGTTTGAACAACTTGACCCAGAAGAACTTGTTGAACGCTTCAAGGGTGACTTGGATCTCACCTTCACGAAGCTGTGGACCGATGAACCCCTTGTACTCACCTTCCGCCACCATGAGGTGAGGAATCATGCACCGCAGCAGTTGACTGTAGGCGAAGTGGATGTTGTACAACTTGCCGTCAATGTAGATCGGAATCTCTTCCTCACCGTCCCTCGTTGGTACAGGCGGTAAAGCGCCGCACTGAAGCTCGATGAAGTGGTGGTTGTAGATGAAGAGCGTGTCAGAGCGCAAGGTAGGCTTACTGACTTTGAGCGTCATGAGTTCCGTCATGATGATTCCTTACAGGTCAACGACGATGGTGATGAACTTCTTGCCCGTGGGGTTGGTACGCTTCCAGTGTACGACCATGCCGTTGACACTGATGTTGAAGTCATCACTGTGGAACTCACGCAGGACTTCTTCATTGATCACGATTGGGGTCATGCGACCGACCACGGCAAGCTTCTGCACTTGCTGACGGACATTGATGAAGCCGTCGTTACTGGCGTCAACTTCGAGCGACAAGGACGAGACACGTACGTTATTCATGGATGCGATCCTTCTAGTTGAGTACAGGGGATTTGAGGCCGGGTGGAGTGAACTCCAGCATGCCCACAGACTTCACCAAACAATCACCTTTGCCAAAGATGACTGTAGGTACCGGGTAGTTGCCACCAGTGCTCACATGAGCCTCGTAGCCCCAGCTGATGAACTTCTCGATGACGAAGTTGTACTGGTCGATGATCTCAGGAGCCAACCACGTAAAACGTTGCATGGCTTCTTTGAGCTTCTCTGCTTTGAACAGATGGAACTGTACTTTATCGTTCAAGCACTGACTGTGTACGATAGACAGTTCTTTAGCCAGACACAGTTTCAATGTCGAACCGCCGACATCCCAACCGATCATGACTTCGTTGATAGCAGCGTCGTCATCAAATATTGGGGTAAAGCTCCCCTTGTGCATGCGGATAGCGTCGTTGTCTTCCAGCGACGAGTTGATCATATCCCAGCAGGCTTCGATGAACGGGATGTCAACTGTACGGTACAACGTCATATTGGCAACATCGGCAAACTTAGCGGACACTAGCCTCTCCTTTAGAGGGTTTATACTACAAGGATAATGTATGTTTATTATCTTTTACAAGAAAGCGGCATAACTCCCCCTCACCATCAAGTGAGGGGGAGTCTGTACTATCCAATCAATTCAAGCACTGGTCGCCATGCAACGTTAGCACCATTCGCATTCCTATCCCCGTAGGTCCAGGATTCAATGGTGTTACCCCGCATCGCAGCGTAGAAATCGCCACGCGGTTCTTGTACCCAGCTAAGCATAGCGGGAATGTCCAACTGGGCTTCGGTGTAATCATCCCACTTTGCCAACCCGGCAGTAGGTTTCACACAGACCCGGTACAGCAGCTGGTTCCATTCGGAGGCATCCTGGGAAGGTATGTTGCTTTGTAAGCCGCCCGTCATCAATCTGACTTTATACGACTTGGTCCCAATGACTACAGTTTTACCTGCGACCAGCTGTTTGCCATTGAGCACGTTCCATGAAGTGGAATGTCTCAAGTGACGACTTGCGATAAACAGTGTCTTACCCAAGTGTGCAAACTGAAGCCAATCAGCTGCCGGGTTGGATGAAACTCCAGTAGCACTCATGTCGACTAACGCTGCCAGATCAGTACCCGTGATAAGCTCAGCCGCGGGTACTGGACCGTAATAACCCAGCTGATCGTCACCAAACATCAGCGGTCTTTCTGTAGGTAGCGGGTGATAACTCCCCGCTACTTGTAACAAACGGCTTATCATACTACCCTCACGTTTTATTGAACGACATACGATAAGCCTCGCCGTCAGCGACGACCGTAACCGAGTGACTCGTACGGATCGTCACGCTCCACAGGCTGTTCGAATGAGCGACCTTGCATGAAGTCTAGGTTCAGTTTGGGTTCCGGGAGCACCCCTTCTGTCACCTTGCGAGAAGAGAACTGCAAGGACTTCTTGATCCAGGTCAGGTCTCGCCCATACGCAGTAGCCTTACCTTCAACGACCACGATAGCCCGACGAACGTTATAGGCATGCAGGTACTTGAGCGCGTTTTCCAAACCACCTTTGAATACCACGGTGAAGGCCACTTCGTACATCACGTCGAGGTGCTTCACCATATCGTCCAATGGCACTGCTGCGGTTACACCTAAGAAGTCTTGAACCTGAACAATCTCTGCCTCGTCATCAACGAGGATCAAGCTGATACCTTCACTGAGCATGGGATTTTCCTTATGGAATTGTTGGCAGCTATACCATCTACGTGGCTAGTAATGTAGAACTCAAGTAATTATCAGTCGAATTCTATGATGCGTCATACCATAACCCGGCGCTATATCGAGGACACGAACATGCAACTACTGGTCCTGGCGGCCGCCATCATTAACGCACAGCGCCCCCCTGCCATTGTAAACCAATTCTGGGATGACGTTGTGGCACTGCCTGTCGTCGAGAACGGGGTTCTGTACGATTCTAAACAACCTGTGATTTCATCAAAGACCGTTACGCTGGGAACAGGACGTTTCGGTGGACAGTGCATGGTGGTCGACACCGGTCAAGCTTTTCGTTATGGTAACACCCCGTTCGTATTAGCCGGTGACTTCACCATTGAAGGACACGCTCAGTGCACCAGCAGCGTCCGCAAGAACAACTACATCTTCGACGCAGGTACAAACGGCCTCGTGCTCAAGCTGATCGGAGAGGCGTGGAAGTTGTCCAATGGCGGGGGACTCCCTATCATAGACACCGCGGTTACTACCATCCTTAACCAATGGTACCACTTTGCAGTGGTGCGCCAAGGCGCCTTGATCAAAATTTTCATTGACGGCGTGATGATAGGACAGACTGTGTTTACAGCGGTCCTCAACGCTGCCACATTCACATGGGGTAACTACGGAGGTGGTGGTTCCTATAGCCACGAAGGTAAGCTCGATGCGTGTCGTATCACGCTGGCGGCACGGTATACCGCGAACTTCACACCGCCGATGTCGCCGTTCCTTGCTGGGGGTCAAGAAGCGACATTCGACCCATTCTGGGATCGAACTGTTCTGTTGATCCAAGGTGGGACTGTTGGCGGTAACGCTGTCGACCTGACAGGTAAAGGGACGGTCAACAAAGTACTCAATGCCAGCGTCAGCAACACGGTAAGACGTTTTGGGGATTCTTCACTCAAGATCCCCGGTGATGCTTCGTACTTCAGTGTTGCGAACGACGATGGTAGGTTTGATTTCAACTCTACAGACTTCACCGTCGAAGGATGGCTTTATCTGACAGCGGCCAACGGGTCAAATCAAGTGTTCGGGCGTGGCAGTGCCAGTACATACGGTGGTTACAAAGTGATGCTCGACCAAAGACGGCCGAGGATCTTCATCTCTGTTGCCGGGGCGACTAGCTGGACCGCAACAGGTTCTGTGACAGGGTCAGAGATTCCTCTTAACGTCTGGACGCACATTGCCTTGACGAGACAAGGCAGCATGATGCGACTGTACATCAACGGTGTGTTCTTGGCTCAAATGACAGTATCTACGCTGACCACCAGTGCGATCCCCTTTACCATCGGCGCGTCAAATCTTGGGAACGAACCAACTCCTGGGTACATCGATAGTGTCAGGGTTACTCGCGGTTGTCGTTATACAGAGAACTTCACTCCTAAACTGCTAAGCGATTTTGCGGTAAGGGGACCTAACGGGGGAGATGGTCTAGCAGGGTACGATACCTACTATGCTAACAGTGTGTTCAACGCTCGGTACATCGATAGTCTCGCTGATCGTCGTCAGACCGCCCCACCAACGTTAGTTGGGACCACCGTGGCGTTTGATAACACTCGGAAGCTATTCGGCGAACCAACCATGACCATGACTACTGGTGCCAATGGTAACGTTGCGTACGCGGTGAATAGAGCACTGATGAACGCTCCTGACTTCACAGTAGAAGCGTGGGTCAACACTGACTACGACTCTACTCTTGCCAATGCGTGTATCGCTTCACAGTGGGATGTTTCTGCTGGTGGCGTATGGGCATTGACAGTGCGGTCGACTGCAACGGAACGTGGACGGGCTCGGTTCAACTATGCCACCGCATCGTTCATCGGCTCCACCACTGACGTCGCAGACGGTAATTGGCACCACATTGCTGTTTCACGACGGGATGGTGTAATCACGCTGTATGTCGATGGTGTAGCAGAAGCCACGGTTATTGATACACGTAACTTTAACTTCACTGGTAACCTCACTGTCGGGAAACTCGCTACCTATGCTCCGACAGCCGGATTCAGGCTGAACATCTCGGATCTTCGCATCACTGCTGGTATCAGTCGTTACAATACCAACTTCACCCCTCCGACCGGTTTCCATCCGGTTTCTGGACTTGCAGCATAGATAGCATATCGGGGAGAGCATTACGCTCTCCCCGATATGCCGTGTGCTTACTGACCTGGACGGCGGTTGTAGTTGACCAGATCGACTTGCAGCGCAATGGTCAAGTCTTTGGTGAGACCGTCGAAATGAATCTCGGCGACGCAGGTCTGGCGGTTCACACGCACCATCAGCTTACCTTCGCCCGTTACGTGGGCGCTCATTTCAACGTAGAGACTGTCGCACTTGATGTATTTGAAATCAGTCAAACCAATCAAGTTGCCGGCAGGGTCGGAGATCTGTTTGATGCCCGCGATACCAATTGCGTCGGTGATATCTGCGTAGTCTGGCATCTGACCTTGTGCAGTCAGCAAACCGAACAGGTTGTACTTGGTGTTGGCCAGCGGCATACGCGCAACCAGTACCTGTTCGGTGCTATCGGCAACCCACTGTCCAACCAGAAGGGAATGGTCGAACGGTTCCGCCTGAGCTTCGCGCAGCTTTTCACGCAACCACTCGTCGGAGTAACCCAGCGGTTTCACGTCAGCAATCTTCTCGACGTAACCTTGAGTGGTCTCGACCAGGTTCGGGTCAGGTTTGAACAGTTCAGCGATGCCAGCCGGGTTGGACATCTCTTCGATACGAGCATCGAGGATTTCCAGCAACGAGACCATCACGCCGTGTTGCTTCTTCAGCAGTTCGAACTGAGCCACGGTCATGCCGAGTTGGTGTTCGGACTGGTCTTTCTTGAGAGCGAGGAAACGACCCAGTCCCACGACGCGGTCATTCAACTCAGCACGCTCAGCCAACAGACGCACTTGGAACGCTGGTAGGTGGATCACGTTACCCAGTGGAATGGAGCACGCTTCGAACGGTCCTTTCGGAGACCAGGAGATGTGGCCGGTGTCGTACTTGACAGCGTAGCCTTCGACTGGCTCGCCTTTGTAACCTTCCGGAGCGCCTTCAGGGATGTCGCCTTCGTAGCGAAGTTCCGGCCATGCAGTTACAACTTTGCGAGACAGATATTCTTGAGTCATCGTGTTACTCCTGTGGTCACATCTTTGCGCCATGAACTGACTGCGACACGCAGTACAAGACCAGGCACTTGTTTAAGAGCGTTGACTTTAAACACCAACGTCTCTGGGTCGATCTTCACCGAGAACGGACCATGGACATATACACCACGATCGCCATACTCGTTATCAATGTTGTCAGTCTTGTTACCAGTGATCTCAAGCGCCTCAGAGCCATCTAGGATGGCATGAATCGCAATGGCACCTACCGCATCGGTACGCTGGTAATCAAGCCCCTGAGCGAGCGTAACGAGGTCGTAGAAGCCATTCATCATTGGCAGGCTGACTATGATCGTCTTTACATTCGGCGGGATGGTCAGACCTTGCTGTACAATGAGTTCTGTCATGCTACTCTCCCGGTTACACAAGATCAGATCACATCGCAATTAATAACCAGATGCGCATACGGCATACCCTCCCACCCAGCCAACATGGACCGAGTGGGAGGGCGGTAGATTGAGTTCGTGTGCCTAAAGGCGTTCGAGTCAGTACTCTACAAATAATAGTCAGGGTTGGTTTTTATTTACTATTGTTGGGTTTACCTACAGCGCCTTGAAGAACTTGATGTCGCGAATCCACCCGTTGAAGAAGTTAGGTGCCGCACCGTTGATGATTTCGATGATGTCACAGCTTACATCACTGGCGCTAACCCGGCTACCTCTTAGAACATCGTTGACGTAAAACCGAGTCGTGTTATCGACAGCGGAGTGGGTGACAGCGAACTTACGCCAGGTATTCGTCGGCATCGTGACCGTATCGGCAAACATGGGTGCTGTTTCTACTTTCCACTGGTCACCGGTCATGATGATCTTGTTGTTAGTCTGGGCGTGCTTCCAGAAGAAGAAGTTGTAGGCCGCCGAGAGAGGAGCTCTGCGCAACACGAAGATCGTCTCATGTTTGAACACCAATGGGTTGACCATTCGAATTTCAAACTCGAACCGCCAATTCGGGGTGTTCATTAAGCGCGGCTTGCCAGGGATCACGTTCCAGGTAATCCCTTGCCCAGCGTTGACCCGTAGAGCACCCCTGCCATCAATCTGTTCAAAGATCGGTACGCCACCGGCATACCCAAACACCGTGGGGGTGGAGTTCCCTTTAGCATCGGTGTAAGTGTTGTTGAGCGAGATGTCGATGATCTGTGGGTCATCGAATGGCTTGGGTTTATAGTTCCCAGCCACTTCAAGCAAACGAGCGATCATAGGACTAACTCCAGAACAGGTCTCCACGCAGACCATGGATAAGTGTTGTTCGCGCCCATGTCGAGATAAGTGCTTGCCGAGATACTGGCACGACCACGTGTCTCGTTGATGGTACCGAATCCGCCGTTGATAGCATACTCCTGGGTCTGCCAGAAGTCACCGGTGACATATGTAGAGTACGGAACAATCTTGCAGAGCTCAGCGTGAGGGATGTTGTCCCACTTCTGCAACCCACCAGGTCCTTCAGTACACACACGGTACATTAACTGGCTCCACTCACTACCATCCAGACCCGCTTGGTTCTGAGTAGCGCCACCTTTCATCAGACGGACCTTGTAGGTCTTCCCTTGAATGACGATGGTTTTACTACCGTTTACCACGTTGCGTCCTTGCAGATACAAGTGAGTCAGGTTCTGACGGATACCTTGTTTAGCTACAAAGAGCGTCTTGCCCTTGTACGCAAACTTCATCCAACTGGTGTCAGGGTTAATGCTGCTACCCTGCACGATGCCTAACTGGGTAATCAACTCAGCAGGGGTGATGAGTTTGGCCTGAGAGATCTGTCCGTAATATCCCAGTTGGAGGTCGCCGAACAAAAGCTTAGTGCCTTCTGGTGTGGGCTTAAAATGCCCAGCGACTTGTAGCAAACGACTATTCATACTGGCGTACCGTTTTGGTGATGGACATACGATACGGCGGCATAAAAGCCCCTAGCGCTTGGCTAGGGGCGTGTTCTATCAATTACCCTGACCAACCCACACACCGTCGTTGAAAGTGCGCTCAAGGTCAGCACGGTAGCGTTCACATTTAAGCCAACGTCCTTTGATCATGGGCCACGTACTGTCGCCACAAACCACTACCCAACTCCATGGATGCCAACTGCGCTTTTCTAATCGATGACGAGGAACATACTCTTCAGGCATCACACTCTCCTAGGCGGTATAAGAGCCTGTCCTTCGGGACAGGCTCTCAGGATTTACTGGTGACTCGGTCAACGGTTGGAATTCCGCCTCCTATGCAACTTAGACTTCAAGACCCGCCCACCATTGGATTCAGGTTACCGACAGCTACCAGTTCCACCTAGTTACCATGAGTACCCTACTTGAAGAATGCAACTTCCCCTGTGTTAAGTCTGTTTTATTCCATGAGGAATGACCAGACGGTCACCATGGAGCGCCCAAGAGACTGGAGTTCGGGTTCTACCAGTACGTCATGTCAGCCTAGTTCAAAGCCCTTGATCGGCTCTTCTGCTGCATGTGTCCTCGCTTGTATTCCTGATCAGAGGAGTACTCGCTCAGAATAGACTATAGGGCGACTTCGACTTAACTTCGTTGCTGCGACAAAGACGAGGAGCCTTGCGACTCCTTATCAGTGTTTGGCTCCATGACCAGGATTCGAACCTGGGACAAACGCGTTAACAGCGCGCTACTCTACCGGACTGAGTTATCATGGAATTGAATGGTGTTACGCTGCGACTGGTGTGTACCAAGGCAGCGTATGGTCAAGCATCATGGGAATGTAAGCGCGTTCACGATTGGTACGTTCAGACCAGTAGTTACCATCCCGGCAACGTTCCATCGAGATCGAGTACACTTTACCATCCTCAAACTTGAACCACGAAGGGCCGAAGCCGTCCGTTCCATCGGTGTAGTGTGTTGCTCCAACAGGAGCCTTGATGCACTGGTACTCTGCTGGCAACATGGTGCTTTACCGATGGTTGTTGAAATGGTGCCCACTGCCGGGATTTACCCAGGACCAACATGCTCCGCTCCACTAGACCTGCACACAATGGCTGTCAAGGGTGGCGCTGTCGTTTTCAACGGACATGGAAAGCCGTCCAGCAATACGACCGGCATTAACCCTAAGGCATGGCACAGTCGTACTCCCGGACATTCGGGTGCTCGACCACTACGCTCCAGTCATGTCGTCCCCGTCGGGGATCTGTCACGTCGTAGCAGCCGAACATTAAAAGGCTCTCTACCAGCCAAGCACCTTTACTTGCTACGAGAGCAAGGAGGGATACGAGCACTAGCAGAGTAGCAGTAGAAGAAATGTGCATCCGTCTTACTATCGGAAGCTCAGAGGTCTGTTTCCAGACACGAGAGCCCGCGCCAGCAGCTTTCACTGCCACTCCCCACAATTGAATGTATCCCCTAGGTCACGTTCTTTCTGAGGCAGAACTCGAATCTGCAATGAGTCACGCTCTGATGCCCGAAGGCCGCACGCTCCTCTCACCAACGGACAGGCAGCCACAATGGACTAAGGTTTCCACTTTAAGAGGCTTCAACCAAGGGTATACCAGTTCCCCCACTCGTAGGGACACATTCAAAATGAAGCTTATCGTTCGTAAACGATGGTGAAGCTCGAGCGACCAGCGGTCACGATACGGCCAACGAGTTCTTCGTCAGTGTAGGACTGTTTGGGACTGGAGGCTGAGACAGGGTCAAAGCCGAGATGCTTGAAGTCAGCGCCATTCAGGACTTTGCCAGTATCAGCAACACGCTTAACAGCTTCAACGTTCATCGGAGACTCCTTAGGAAATGGTAGTGCCGCCTGGAGTCGAACCAGGGACTTCTTTCTGATGGTGAGCGGCTAGCTCCACTCGAGGTGGAGCCGCTCGGGGAAAGGTCTCTACCAACTGAGATACGGCACTGATCAAGCATGTTGCAGGAAATGGAAGGGGTGACTGGATTCGAACCAGTGATCGCGGGATCAAAACCCGCTGCCTTGGGCCGGACTAGGCGACACCCCAATTAAAGCGTTAGAAGAAGCGGACGAGCGAGATTCAAACTCGCGGATGGATAACTATAGCCCCATGGCAGGCAGCCTCCACTCTAGCTCATGTATCGATCGGCGCTACCCGATATATCAACGTTCAACCACTCCGTCACCGAACGCTTCTTCTGAACAAGGCCCCGAGGGATGGATTCGAACCATCGACCTGCACCTGGAGGAATTACCTCGCAGACATCGCTCTAACCAACTGAGCTACCCAGGGGATCACGCTGTGAAAACGTACGCAAGAAGATGCTCTCAGCTATCGTCCAGATCGTCCCAGTGGGAGCGTCCTTAGTAGGTGTGAGGTTAGTGTACACGACCATCGGCCATGAACAGTCCTGAGCATGTCTTGCGATATGAAGCACCTTGAACTCAAGACCACTAGGAGACTTGTAGGTCTCATGTTGCTCAATGGTCTCAAGCATGATGCTTTCCTAATTGGTGGAGAGAGAAGGATTCGAACCTTCGAAGTGCGGTCGCACATCAGATTTACAGTCTGGTCCCTTTGGCCACTCGGGAACCTCTCCGGGAAATTGGTGGTCAGTACCGGGCTCTTAACCGGCTGCTTCATCTTTCGATTAAACTGCCCCGACTCGTAAGCAGCGAAGGTTCTTCCAGTCAATGGGCGAAACGCCCGATCGGCTGTAGGTGGCGGGCCAAGCAGGATTCGAACCTACGACATCTGGTTTTGGAGACCAGCGCTCTGCCAGACTGAGCTATAGACCCTGAAGCAGTGATCACTCGTGAGTGGTAGACAACTCACTAATGATGCACACCGAGCCGTCTTCATCAGAGGTTGAGTCTGTGTAGTCGACTTGGTTGTAGATGCCACCATGGAACTGGAGGATCTGGTCTTTCCACGAACTGTCCAAACGAAGCGCAGGGCACGTAGACTTACGTCCTTGGCACAGCGCATTGACAGATACGGAACCAGCCGCAGTTACATGAACACTGATCTTGAACGGAACACCCAAGGGTACGTTTTCCAGTATGGTACTGTTAACGATCGCAGGGTCAGCGAAACTGGCTCGGAAGCCAATGGTCAGCTTACCCTTGTTCCAGAACACTTTCAGCGGTGGTGTGTTAGCGTTTTTAACATGCACTTGAGCAACCACAACCTTGGAGGCTGAGTTGACCTTTACCAGTGTCATCTCTTGACGACTCCAGTGATGGAGAGCGCTAGACAATGGCCAGTACTCGACTTCCTTCCATTCTGTGCGAGTGCGATGAACGCTCTTGCTCGATGCACCCTTAGTAGGAGCGGTGAATTGAACGGAACCGTCTTCAAGCTGAACAACGCAACTCGGGCAGTTAGCCAGTGCGTAGTCACCCATGACCTCCAATGCAACTGGATTGGTCAGCGAAACGGGAAGCGGAGTAGCTATTTTGTACTGCGAAATATCAACGAACATGTTCAGTCTCTCAGCGTGGGTGCATAAGATGACGAACAGTTCTAGAATGTGGCGCCTCGTACCGGACTCGAACCGGTGACCCCTAGCGTGACAGGCTAGTACTCTAACCAACTGAGCTAACGAAGCGGATGTGAAGTTCCCGGCGTTTGGCTACGACGAAGTCGATCTGCATGCGGCGGGTTCTTCACATAAGGTATTGATAAGCAGGAATTTTTTACACGATGAGTGCCCAAGTACCCGTTAAAGGCAGAGGAGTAGGGAAGTGCCAACGGATGTAACTGGTCCCCGCAGTAGCGTTCCATTCCCAGTTGATCATCTCGCCGATGACGCCATTAACAGAACAGTTCCCAAAATCGAGCCCTGTAATGTCCCCGGCGATTGCCATTTCGATCCACTGCACCGAAGGGGCGTCCAAGAACACGGTGTTCTCGGTGATGACGTACATCCCCTGAGATTGCTTGGTGGAGGTAGGGCTTGCTGAACCACCTGTGGCTTGTCCATGAAACCCCCAGATGTCCAGTCCCGGTGAAAGGTTACCATGACCGACTGTGATGGTACCGTTATAGATGTTGTTCTTGGGGGCGACTCCCACAGTCTGTTTCCAGATGCCGCCTACCTTTACAAAGACAGCCTTACTCAGCTTCCATGTACCGGCTACCTTGATTGCTGGCCAGACTCGTTTCCACAGACCACTCACATTAAGCTTCATTTCGTTCACCATTAGTAAGCAGCATAAAAGAGACCTGTCCCTTTTCAGGGACAGGTCGGTACAGGCGCCGGTGGAGTGCATGCAACTGTTTCCCAACGTTGCTCATCACTCCGGGAAGGAACTAGGCTGGATCACCCCCTTACGTGCAGTCGAAACTGCCTGTACATAGGATGTGTCTTTTAGCCATCAGACGAACGAGATCGTCTTCATTTCTTCGTCGGTCGGCCAAGTCAAGTACAAGTTACTGGAGTAGTACACTGCCGTGTCGTTGCTGTTCGCTTTACCAGCTGCCGTACCAGTGACCATGTTAAAGGTCTCACTGCCAATCTTGATGTTATTCGTCATTACTGGGGTGTCGGCTTGGCGAGGTTCATTCGATGGGGCATGGGCCAGTACAATCAACCCATTACCTTGCGTGCAGATAGCCTTGATTCGCACCATGCGGTTCTGCTGACTGTTCCAGTAGACCTGCGGGTACAACTCACCGAAACTAAGCGACGTGTTGGAATATAGGAAGTTCTTCGCAAAACCACGCATTAGACCGTTGACTGTCTCACGTCCACCGACTCGTACAGAGTAGTTCGGGATAGCAGCTTTATAGTTAACTGGCATCTGAGGGAGGACGGTTGGCGCAACAATATTACCACTGTACATTGCACGCTTGGCAATACGGATATCCCACACGTAAGCTTGGAACGCTGTCGACCCACTGTAGTAGTTCGACAGCCGGTTACCAGTAGTTGCCCACAACGCTGTTGCCAGTGCCAAGGTCAAGATCAATACACCGTTCAAGTACCCCTTCACAACACCACCCTGACGTTCAACGACGAAGTGGTAGTCCTTCCCGACAGTCACGACACCCGCAGCAGAAGAGATATTGGTAGACCCGGTCGCAACTGCACTGACACCAAACCCTACGTTAATCGACCCATTCTGTTGAACTAGGAAGAGGTAACGGTTGTTAGTATTCGCCACCGCGCCGTTATGCCAATGGGATGGCAGGACCGCTCCAGTAGCTGGAATGGTAGCACCTTCGGGGATACGGAACTTAACCTCATACGTGAAGTCGCCTGCACCGAAATAATCGATGTCAGCACTGTACGTGTCAGCCACGTTGTTACGTCCGGTGATCGCACCGTACTCCAGAGCCGCCCATGAAGCGAACGTCATCGGTTTGCCGGTCACTTCATTGTGCGGATCATCCCGTCGGAAAGCAAACTGAGCCACGATATCGGCAGCAATAGCAGTGCTGTACTTAGGAGCGTAATCAGCCTTGATGAACCTGGCAGGCGGAGTGAACGGACCACCAAATACAACTTCGTTGGAGATCGCCATGTCCCAGATAGCGCCCACACCGCCTCGCTGAACAGTAAACCGCTGAACAACACGGGAGCCGCCGATACTAATGGTGGACGAGACTTTCTCTACGCCATCGACATAGATAGTGACTTTATTTGTGGCGTCACGTTCAACAGCGATGTGAAAGTCTGTGTTCAGCGGGATTGCATTGGCTAGGGTCGAGACCGTGGCCACAGTATTACCGGTGTTATCGCTTATCTGGAACCGTACATTGAGGGTATCCAAGATCTGGAGAGCCCAACTGCATCTGCCGGCAGCAGCGTTCTCTGGCCACACCCCCATACGGAAGCCTTGAGTGACGTTACTTGGAGCAGAGGTGAACCGCCCTTTCATCTGTACGCAGAATGGTGTGTTCGGTGCGATGTAGTACGATTCTTGGTCTTGCAGCGGATCGACGAGTCGGTTAGCCTCGTTAAGCAACTTGGTGTTGCTGACTTGGTTCATGACGCTGGTGTTGTACATCGGTTGTACGGAGAACTTTTCAGTCACATCGTTGATGAGTTCATTGTCGTACATCGACCACAAGCGCATCACACCATTGACCTGCGTCGGATCAGGCGGAGGCGGGAGATACCGCGCTGCACCGAAGATTACGTTTTTCATAAGCCACCCTAATAAATAGTAAAGACTCTACCGCCTCGGTTAAAAGGCGGTAGAGTCGAGCTTACGGTTGCAGAGCAGCCAGCTCGGCGGTCAGGGCTTCGAACTCGGTGTTGAGGTCGATGAGCGTCTGAGTGGCGCCTTGCTCGCCCAAGCCGGCAGCGACTTGACGCAGTGGCTTGATGGACTCGGAATCGATCGCCATCAGACGGGCTTGAATTTCCCACACGCGAGCGTTCTCGGCGTACAGTTCTTCAGGAGTCTTGTCAACGATCTGCCACACGATAAACCACTGGCCTTCGATTTCCTCGTTACCACCATCGACCACTTTCTGGTGGGAAGGTACGGCTGGCTGCTCAGGAGCATTCAGCACTTTGTACGGGAAGTCGACCAGAGCAGCATCGGACAGCTTCTGTGGGAACGACACGTTCGGGTACAGCTGGCGCAGTTGATAGTCTTCAACGCGTTGGAATGTATCGGTGTTAATAAGCATTGTTAAACCCTCAACAACAGAAATGAACAGAGACGACGAGGCCGGTGTAACGGGCGCGGTTTAGGCCCCCGTTGGAAATTCCTTTTAGTAGACACTTGTCTCTCGCTAAGAGGACAGGGCTATCGGATTAAACCGAAGCCTTCATGTCTTTACCGATCAGGTAGCCATCCCAAGTAGCGCCGCCGTTCAAGGTGGAGAAACCGATGACGTCACGACCAGCGGTCGACAGTGCCGGAGCGATACCTTCAGCCCAGCGGATGTTCGGCCACCAGGACATGGTGAAAGCACCGCCGTTGGTGATGTGCAGGATGAAGGTCGCTACACGAGGGGCGGTTGGTACGTTGGTAACGGTCAGGGCAGTGTTAGCCGTTACCGTCTTGCTGTAGTGGTTCGCTTTGCCGACGTCGATCTCGTTGGCTGGTAGAGCCAAGGCCGCTTCGGTCACAGCAACGGTGAAGTCACCGCCGACAGGAGCACCGAGTTCCAGGATCGCACGCTGAAGCTCGTCATCCATTTCTTCGATGAGGACTTCGGTTTGTTGCACGGCACGGGTGTTTGCATCTTCAACAGCAAGTTTGGTCTTGCCGGCGAAGTTGCCAATTGACGCTAGGAGCGCTTGAGCATCTACGGACATAATAGCCTCGGTCATCTGGTGAGTAAGCTCAGCAAAACACTGCGCTTCATAGGATAAACCTATATATCTTGCTCTGACTATTTTTAACTGTAGAGGCCAAAAAAGAAAGGAGGGGGCATACAGCCCCACGCCGAAACGTGGGGCTGTGTTGGGAGGTTATGGTTGAATGGTCAGGAAGCATGACCCGATAGAGTGGTCGTAACTGTCAGACCAGCGGTTGAGGGTTTTACGAGTACCTCCACTACCTACAGGGAAGACCTTGACGATCGTGTTACCTTGTTCGTCGATCGTTACGAAGTCGTACTCGCTGTTGATGGCATTGAGACGGATGTTCATGGCTTCCAACTGAGTGTATACAGACCGTGGCGCTACACCAGCACGACCGATGGCCGTTGACCCCAGTACCGCTTCCATTAAGCCGTGTGCATCGCTCAGGGCGTTATGAGGTACCTTGGACAGATGCTTAACCCCTTTGAGTGGACGTACGAACTCCATGTTGATGAGGGTACGTGCTGCGGCTTCTTCGAACAGCTTGGCAAAGTGGTTAGCGTCGGTGTTGTTGTCCATTACCAAGGTGATACTATCGAACTGGCTGATGAACTTGTGCAGGGAGTCGATTGCTTCCTGACGTGTGATCTGCGGTTTACCGAGGACTGGGATGACATGGTGTCGTGGCCAGTAATCCAGTTCGACCCCTTCTGGTAGATGCATGGCTTCGTACCATCGGTGACCTGTAGAACTTACCAGTGCTGCTGAGAGTAGCTTACCTCCACCACTGTTGAATTCTGTATCAGTATAAAACCGCACGTGCTGGAATGGTTTGGTTGGGAGGTTCATGGCTTGTTCTTGTTCCTAGTGGTTAGTCTAATCTATAATGTATTTTCTATTTGTTTTTCATTACCGTAATCAAGCTGGATTGTTATGTGAGTAACCCCTTAATAGGATTGAATGATGCGGATCAATGTCAGCAGTGTGTGGAAGAAGGTGACGACCTTAGCAGTTAAAGTAGCGGGTCAGTGGACACCGGTCACTACTGGCTGGGTGAAAGTTGCTGGTGTATGGAAGAAGATGTACCCGCTCAACCCTGCGTTGTTCTTGAACGGGGTTGGTGGACTGATAGCCGGTAACTGCTTCCATTACGAAACCATCAGCCGATTGCAGTTCGTAGTAGCCACGGGCGATCAGCTAGTGTATGACATGTATCTCGGGGCTAATACGGTCTCTGGCGGGTTGGATGCAGCGTACGAAGATGGCACGGGCACCAAGTACTTGCGAAGCGCTGCGTTGGTTGATCAGAACAACAAAGGCGTTCATCCTGGAGGATCGATTGCCGAAGCACAAGGTAAGTGGTATACCCGTGTCTTCAACCTTGATATTCTGGCAGGGGCAACTGTCACCTTATGGGCCATGGTACATGAAGACGATGCCGGAGGCTGGCATGAGCTTTATATACGGAATGCCCGTATCCTCAGAGCTGATGGGTCGTTGAAGATGGAGATCTTTATCAACACCTTGAACGTTCCTGAGATGGCTACCTTCCAAGGAACCTCTAACGGGTACGGCCAGGTAAGCAAGTCGATACAACCAGGTCCATAAACAAAGAAAAAGAAAGGTAGTGATCAGTGGCTAACGCCACTGATCACTCTTTCATATTACGCTGCGAAGGAGAATACATAGTTCTTCTCCGCGTGGTCAGCGGTGTCATACAGGTCAACGTGGATGCCTTTGTCAGATACAGCTACAGCCAGAACAACGCGCATGCGCAGTTTAGCAGCGATGATCTTAGCGGAACCAGCGTCGATGCCAGCTTTGATCAGTTCAGCGAAGTTGTCGTTGAAGCGGATATGGATCAGTTTCATTGCAGTGCCCTCCAAGGGCTAGGTAAGATAGAAAGATTAGTCTCTCTATTCACCTTTACAATGTATTGCCATAACTTTTTCGAATCGAATAACAGCCCCTCTAGGAGAACCGGAGTTCTCCTAGAGGGATCTATTACGTTTCTTCTGGTTGTCCGCCAGTAGGTTCTTCTGGCAGAACGAAAGTGAAGGACCACGTCACAGCCTTCACAGTTTCAACGTTACCCAGTGCTTTGGCCATCAACAGGTCTTTCTCAGCCGCATGGCGTACTGCTGTGAGATAAGAGATAGCCGGACTGTAGATGGTATCGTTAGCCAACACCCGATCAATCAGATCGACCAAACCATCACCTACCCCTTTAGCCGTACGAGCGTCACTGAGGTTACTCAGGAACGGTGTCGCCGGTGCGGTGCCTGTACTACCAGCCACACGCCACTCGTCGTACAGTTTCGCCTCAGCGATCTGCACAGGCCATGTGGTGATTTCGCCAGCTGGATAATTACCACGCAGTTTGGTGACTGCCTGTTCATAATCGAGGTTCAACGTGTAGATAGCGTTGGACACCAGCTGTTCAATTGGAAGTTCAGGTGCAGGAGGCGCTGGTATGGTGATCGGCAATCCATCCTGATCCGCAGACAGTACACGACCAGTAGCGAGTTCAGCCATGATCTGGTTGTGTACACTGTCCGTGACTGCCACGTTATCAGCCCATTGATCAGGCCGATTGATAAAAGCGAGTTCGATAGCAGAGAAGTACATAGCGAATGTCCTTTAGGAATACTGCAACCAGATGTCGCCGTCTTGACCGCCGCTAGGAGCTGCTGTAGAGACGGTGATGGTGTTTGCGATCTCGCGCTTGAGTGTCCATGCGCTCCACGTAGTCGTGTTACTAATGCCGGACGATTGCAACGTACGTCCGTTGATCAGCAGTTCACGTTGGACCTTAGGGCTGCTGCCAGAGTTCGAACCATTGGCTTCAGCCCACACTGTCAAGACACCGACATCAGTGGTGGTGATAGCCCACAATGGGTCGAGCGTGGCGATGTTCGAGACGATCAATTCGCCAGTAATTCCAGTGTCGTCCGTGGCGCGCACATACACCTGAGCCGTGACCTTAAACACGCTCCCGTATGCGCCGGTGATTGCTGACGGAGTGTCAGTCAAGATCGGGTTAGGGGCGATGTTAAACTGATATGCCTGCTGGACCGTCGACGTGAGTGCTGCGACCCCGACCCACGTCGACCACGTGGTAGCATCGATGGCATACTGGGTAAACATCAGTCCGCTAGCGCCACTGAACTCGCGCCGGATAGCGTTGAACGGTGTGGTGCCAACAGCCCCCGAAGCTTCAGCGAAGATCTTCAACACACCCGTCTTGTTACCAGTTGCAACTGGACCGGTCAACCCCAGCTCGGTTGCACGAGCACGTCCGACAATCAGACCTTTGCCGTACAGTGCACCCGGCAGGGCTTGAGCCAGTGTCAATCCGGCACCGGTGGTCATGTCCAACGAAGTCAACAGTCCACGGCCGTCAATGTCAACTTTGTCCAGTTTGAGTGCCAGTTTTGTTTTGATCTTCCCACCCAACAGGGCGATGGAATTCATCAGATCAGTGAAGTTCATTTGTTCGACCTCTAGTCTTTACGAAGCGGCGTATTCTTGAGTTTTCCAGACACCCGGTTCCGGACGCAGTACCACTGCACCTGTGACCACGTTGACCATTGCGAACGTCCAATAGGACGGTGTGTTAGCCGGTACGTTGGTGTTGGAGACCTTGAGGGCGTAAAAACGACTCTCAGTAAGGGTGATGTTGTTCTGACCTTGACCTCCCTGCGTGATCACTTTGCCGCCGTCGATATAGAAATCGAAGAGGTCATCCGCCTGACTGTAGACACGATACGTGCCAGCTGGTAGGTAGACGTTAGCGTAGTAATCTAGCTTGAAGTTCCCAGGTACCGACTCAGTCCCGTAAACAGGGGAGTAAGCTAGGTAACCGAAATCAATGATGTCACCTGTGACTGGGTTCAAGGGTTGCCAGAATGCGAACGATCCACTAGCAGCCCATGGGCGTGCGGAGAGGTTGTAGACCTTAGTGGCTGCGTTAGGCAGTACCAAAGAGGCTACGCCTTCGTTGTTGAAGTAGTCGCCCATCAGCTTCAGGTTGATTGGCATCGACTGTACGTGTTTGATACCGAGGTGTGGTGCAGTAGACCCAATGTCCTCAACCATCTTCTTGACACGCTTGACGTCAGTCAACGTAGGGAACGAAGCACGCAACGTCCGCATGATCTCAGACAGATCGCGTTTACCCTTGATGGCTGGCTGGAAGCGTTTGATGGTAATCGCACTGGTCATGACAACTGGTGTGGTCAGTCCTACGCTAAACTGGTCATTGTTCTGAACCTTCACAGGTCCAGAGCCAGCACCATCCCACGTCTGTACAGTGCCACCTGCTTGGGTATACGTGAAGGTCCCGACGCGCGTACCGTTCTTATAAACGAGCCCCGCGGCGTTTGCAGCCAGCGTACCCGAGATCGCGGTTTGGATAAGAGACTGGTTCTTCACTCCTACGTCCAGCACTTGGCCGTTGTCCTTGGTTTGAGTTCCATCGGAGAACGTAACCTTAAACGAAACGACGTTGTACTCGATCTTGTAGGGAATGACCTCTCCGGTGTTCAGCACAGCTGCCACACGGATGATAGTCTTACCTAACGGGATGTTAAAGGGTTGAACTTGGCCGGGGAGGATCGAGGTGAATGACGCCAGTTGCACACGGCTTTCAGAACCACCTGCGTCGATGGATTCGTCGTTCGTCATACCTGCGTATAACGGATGATCCCCGTAAGTAGAACGCAAGAATCCAACGTTGACTGGAGTCCGGTCATAGTTCCCGCTGAAATACGCACCAAACTGAGTGATGAGTTTGTTCGCGGTCCAGAAGAACGCAGCACCGAGGCTAGTGGTGTTGGCTTGACTGATATTGCTGAGGACAGGGCCATGGTCGGTGATAACGATCAGTCCGTTGCCAGCTTCACGAAACGCCACCAAGTTAGCTACGCATGCATCTGTCATGTATGACGCTGTACCGCCGGCGGACGACATCAACAACACGCACGCATACTGAGTGAGTTCAGCTGCCGAACAATCAAGTGATCCGCCTGGATAGTCACCAACGTCCCTGAATGTTGGTGAGAACCCAGCAGCTGCACAGAGCCTGGTGAGGCTGGTGAAGAACCCGTACAGACTGGTTCCTTTAATGGGGTAACTCGCCGTAGAGATAGAATCCCCCAAGATGAGGATCTTCCGACTTCCAGCAGTTACCTTTTTCGGGTTTGCTGTCCACAGGATCGCGTTGTACAGGTACTTGTAAGAACCAGTAAGTTGACTACGCGGGTCGTAAAGGGTTTTGACCAAGTTGGTGTAGCCAGAAGCACCAGCCTCAGTAGACGAGCTGTTGGGCAAGTCAATGACGTCTTTAAATAACGTGGCTTTAATATTGCCATTGCGATCCAGGACGTAGATATCACGGAATCGAGTGGCAAAATCTCCAGCAACATCACCCTCATACGCCATCGACCATTTGATGAAGGTCTGCCCGGCACACGGCGTCAAGTCAAACTCACGGTGATACCACTGGTTGACAGCCCGACCAGCCAAGTCTTGAGCAGGGTGAATACGGATACCGTTCTGATCGTTAATCAGAGGCAGTCCAGGAGCGCCCCAGTCACGAAGCGAGTACTGACCTGGGAACTGAGCAGGATCATTTGCGGTCACGGCATCCAGACCGACCTTAGCAGCATTGCTGTTCTGGAACATGTCAAAGACCAACTTGTCACCGGTAGCAACGGTCACGTTCTTGTTGGTAAAGGCATTGTAGTAGTAGAGGTTCTCAGTACCCACTTGACCAAGGCAAGTCGCTTTGAACTCCATGGTGATCGAAGCATTGATACCGGCGACTGGAGCTACGGCGTTATAGAACTTAGGGAAGCCGCCATCGTACACCACGTTACCCGTGCCGTCTTGTGTCACAGCGATGAACGGGTTAGGTGGAACGAGTTGGTCGTACGCCACGTATTTGGAAATGGACGGAGGTGCTCCGTTGACGCTGAACTGCAAGCTCTGGACGTTGCCACTCAGGATCATGTGAGTAGTGAACGCCGAGAGGTAGTAGCCCTCAGCGACATCAAACGAAATATCAGCCATGATTAAGCCGCCAGTGGTTGGATGATCACTTTGATGTAGATGTCGATCGGACCGCCAGACTGGTTGGCTACGATGACGTAACGGTTGTCTTTCAAACCGTAGGAAACAAATGCTTCAGCGTTAGCGTAAGCATTATAAAGAGGCGAGGCTGGGTTCGTGTCTTTCACACGGATACCGATCTCAGCAGTCTTGATGTCGTAGCTGGTGAAGTTTGCACCCATCAAGGTCTGCAAGTCGTATTGCCGTACTGCATCGACAGCGATCGTGACGGTTTCATTGACCGGCATGATGGTCTGTGGCTTGATCTGGATCAGTGCCACACTGATGATACGCCCTTTGGCATCGACCGTGATCTCTGGAATAGACGTCGCTGAACCGTAGGTACCGGCAGCGGTGACGTTCTTTAAAGCCATTACGCCTCCGACGTTTGCTGAACCGTCAAAGTTCAACTGCCACGTCGCATCCCCAGTCATGGAGATGGTGCGCGAGGTAGTCAATTTAGCAGCAGCCACTGCCGGAGCGGTAGCGTCAAGCTTTGTATTAATACGGGCAAGAATGCGGGCAGAAAACGTACGGAGCGTCGCCAACATTTCAGGTAGATTGTTTAACATGGTGTCGAGCCTCGTAGCCTAGTAAGGGTTGCCTATACGATTAGCCCAGATCACGTCACAAGCAAAAAAGAAACAAGCGGCATAGAGCCCCTCAGCCTTAGTGGCTGAGGGGCTCTATGGGATCACTTGATACCAAACATCTGTTTAATCGCAGCCCACCAGCCTTTGCCGGGGAGACTTGCAATCATTTCTTTCTCGTAGCAGTTATCACACTTACCCGTGGCATGTGGATTACGTTTACGTGGTGGGAAGTTACGGATGTGTTCCTGGATGTTTTCACACAAGGTGAACTGATCGTGACGTTTGCTGATACCGCAAAACGCGCACATGAAATCAAACACCTTATCCCTTTTCTTCGACTTCTTTGGCATGTCCGCTCGTTTCCTTGATAGCGTTGCGTAAATTGATGAGGGTGAGGAGCAGTTGCGTGTGACCGTCATAGTCAGCGGGCAGACTGTTCAGGAAGGGATCTGCTTTTGTAAGCGCTTCTTCCATAAGGAGATGAACATCGCACGGCTTCGTTGTCGGTACGATGCCTAGTGCCTGCCCGGTGTGACCTGTTACGATTACAGGACCTTGCCAGCGCAGATCATCAAACCAACTCATGTCGGTGTAGACTTTGATGACCGGTAGATAGCTGTGGTCGTGGTAGACCAGTCGCAGTGGTCGTTCAATGGCATCCTGTTCAACGCCGTTGGACAACATCACAGCGTAACACAGGGACTTCACCCCATCGATCAGGGTGTAGCAGTCGTGGATCATGTCGTACCATTCAGGGGGTTGAGTGATACGTCGTTGATCGTGAATCTCGACCTGAAGACATTCCCCATTATCTTCATTGTTGTAGTACATCTTCCCGAATGGGGTTGTTTCAGCTTCGCCGATGCAGAACGAGTAACGACGAGCAATACCGTCGACCATCACATAACCAGAACGTAACAGAGACTTGATGTGATTTTCAAGGGTCTGCTTTTCACGTTCGTTCTCGACCCGCTGTTCCTCGTTCAGTCGTTCAAATTCCGCATCCCGTACCTGCATGCGCTCAAGGTCGGGGACGTATTCAGGGATATGAGGACCAGCGGAGGGGAACTCCTCGGGTAGATCCTCTATAGGTTCCCACTTCCCTTTTGGCGGGTTCATGCAGAACCACAAGAGACCAGCACAAACAAACCCACCTACGCACGCGGCTAAGACCATGTCCCATGCTGAAAACATATTCGTGTTGCTCCTTAATCCAGTTTCTCGAATTCTTCAGGGTAGTGAGACAACAGGTCTTCACTGGTAATGCCGTGAGCCTTGTCTCCCCACTTCCAACCTGTCTGATCACGTAGCGGGACGCAGTGATCATCGTCAGCCACGAGTGTGTCAGCAGTGAAGAAGCTATCCCGGAACGTCAGACCGCCAAGCTCCAACGTACCTTCTTGTTGAATAGACCGAAGGCGCTTGGTATTGAAACCATCGACTGGTTTAGGGACAGGCCTGAACGGGTCTTTCTGTTCAGCAAATACCAGCAGACCTTTATCTGTTTCCAAGGTCAGGTCTGTCAGCTTCACAGCAGGACGCTGATCGAGCTTATCGAACAGCAGGTTCTGCAACGCTTTCACATGCCGCATTGAAGGTGCAATGACCACGATGCGGTCAGCTACCAATAGTGCCAGCACCCGCGCTTGTGGGTCACGATCTGTATCTGTAAGCAGGCTCATTGGTTCATCCTTCTTTTTGAACAGGTTGGAAAAGTAACGGTTGTAAAAGTACACGGCCATCATGACACCAGTGCTTGCCCCTATTGCACCGATGGCTACATTCCAGTAGCCACCCTTAGAGACCATAATCACTGCACTACCTTCAGCAAGGTAGATCATCCCGCCCACTATACCCATCATTGGGTACTGAGTAGCTGCAACGACCTTCTGCTGAAACCCTCGCAAGCCGACCATCGTAAAGACGGCTGCAAACATGAGAACCTTATCCATTAACTAAGCGTCCGTAGATGTGAAGTTAAGCGCATTCTTCCAAGCGACTATCTCTTCTCGCTTGTAGAGTTGTTTGTGCCCGACCTTCGCAGTGGGTTGAGGGAACGGTGGTTTACCACGAGGTACCTTTCCGGCGATGTACCGATGGATGCTCGTGTGTGCTACGCCCAGATACTTGGTGACTTGAGCACGGGTTAGGAAGTTGTATTCGTTGTAGCCAGGGAACGCCATCTCGGTTGAGTAGATCTTCAGGACTTCCCGCGCATCCACCAGAGCGTTCAACAGCTCACGTTGGCGCTCAATGTCCGCGTCGAGTAGCTGTATCGCTTTGGTTAGTGTTTCTTGATGCGTTGAATTATCCATGCACGTACTCTCTGTAATAACGAGGGTTGGGGTTCCGAACCGTATTCCTTCTCCCATGACTCCATGGTAGCCTTGAGCACAGTGCTCAGCTCATAAGGCCGATGCTCGCTTTCAATGGCGCGTATCGTGTCGGACTCTCCGGCTGTGAAGCGACACGAAGTACATTCTTCTTTCAGGATAGGTTCTTGTCCTTGGAAGAAGACACAGAAATTGCTTCGTGGTGATGGCTTTAAGCAGGTTGGACAAAGCTGGGTCTTGCATTCGATCTCACTTCCTTGCGGGTAACGACACATCTTGCAGACGAAATACCGACGCACGCCAATCCCGTGGCGGAACTGGAACTGCCGATCGTTCTGAAGGCGGTCACACTGAGTGCACAGATAGACTTTCATGAGGATCTCCGAGAGCATAGAAACGAGCCCCGAAGGACTCGTCTCCGATCATTGATCAGTTCAACGCGACGACGATCATGTCTGGGTTGCCCAGATTGGCCAGAGCCACGTAGATATCACGGACTTTCGTGTTGTACGAGAAGTCATCAATGATCGCTCGATTGACGCCACGAAGTTTCTCAGGCTCTTTCTCGAGTATTGCAGTCAGGTCCATCAAGGTGAACACATTGGGTACAGTGGCCTTGTGGTATTCCTTCAGAAGCCCCTCTACTACTTCGTAGGGGTTCACGCAGTCACTTGGAATGGTGATGGTGATAGAGTCTTTCATGTTCCGCAGACAGAAGCGACGGTTGATGTCTTGACGCATGTCCTTGTTGCAGGCGATCACAATTGTACCGTCGGTAGCAAGCATGTTCACTGCCCAATCCGTCTTACCATTCTGACGACCGCCGCCCATGTGAATGGTGCGCAACTGACGCAACGCATCGGCTGGGTGGAGACGCAGTTCTGGACAGTGGGATATAGCGTAGCGGCTGGAGTCGTAAATACCCATCCAGTCCACAGAGGTACTGCGTTGTTGGTACGACTGCGCTGGTGGAAACAACTGTGAGCGACGCGGGTGATGCAGATCAGAGGTATTCATGCTTCAGGTCCTTGTATTGCAGGGCTAGGTTTGTTGCGATGGTTTACGTGGTATTCCTTCATGACGCGACCAATGACACCTTTGTTGACGGTCACAGCAGGGAACCAACGTGGCTCACCTTTCACACGACGCCAGTGTCCCATGCGTTCGTGTTCACGAGGTGAAGCGTGAGTACCGCCTTGCCATGGCTTGCAGACTTTGGTGACGCCCATGACAACACGAACAATCCGATACTTACGGGTAGTGCCCGCAGCAGGGATCACTCGATTTGGATCACGGGCTTGTGTGCCAATGATCGTATTACCTACACTGAACTCAGCGATGAACCCAATGATCGCCATCAGAGTCCACTCAGCTACTGCTGGGTCTGTCTGGTAAACCATCTGGTTAATTTCCAGTATAGCGCCGTGGGAAAGATCCACATGACTCATCGCGCCGACTTCGAACGGTGTGTCCTTGTCGGTGTGCAGGTATTCGGTCGAGAAGTCAAACCCGTGTGTGCCGCGCTGAGTCACCACAACCATGTGACGATTATCTTCCGGCCCCAGTTCGAACAGGATCTTCGGGTAAGGAAGACGCAAGTTGGTTGGCTTGTACTGCGGTTCGTTGACAAACGCAAACGGACCCACGTCAGCCATGATGAACCGAGGTAGGTTGACCAACTCATCCAACGGAAACCCAGGGATAGGTGTTGGAGGTGGAGGTACGATATCACCTAGCGCGTTACCGTCGAAGTCCGCATTACGCCCTATCATGAACGGGTTGATTGGACCCATGCCAGTAGGACTGTACTTCGGATCGGTCAACATCGCCTTGCGGTTGAAGTACTCAGTATCCTTCAGCTCAAGCAAAGCGTTGTGACGATACGCTCTGACGCGCTCAGCATCCGCTTGGTCTGGATTATCAGCATGAGGACTACCAGCGTAGGGGTTCATGTCGAACCCACCGTACTGTGAGATCTCAGACTCACCGTACGAACGATTCGGCGTAGGACGCATGTTAGGGGCGATCTTTTCCAAGAGCGCATAGGTTTCAGCGCGCTGGTCTTCCGGGATGATGAGACCCGACAGACCGTGCATCAGGCTCAGTGCTTGTTGAGCAACACCAGTTTGATTCTCTGCCATGATTCGTTCCTTCAGGTCTATTTAATGCAGGTCTAAACGGACGCCTTAGAGACGTCCATATAAAGGACAAGGGTTTATTTTATTTACTTCACGGGTTTGAACGAGCCACGTCGAGAGTCAGCCAAGTCGTTGACCATGGGGGTCAAGTCCACATTGAACTGATACCCTACCGTTCCTTCTGCACCGAGGAATGTATCGACGTCTTCGGGGGTCAGGGTGTAGTCGAATCGTTGATTGATCCAGTCCACAATTTTTGATAGCTTCGCCATCTGGTCCAAATAGACAGCGTCGCCTTCTTTGGTACCTTCAGGAATGGCGCGGTAGATCACTACTGTTAGGTAGGGTACGGAGACCTCCTCTTCCAGCAGACGAAACAACATGCCATGGATCGGGAAATCGAAACCGAAGTTCAGATCCCACATGTGCGGAATGCCCTTGACATCAGGTTTTCCTGCTATCTCAGGAATCCACCCGAGGTAGTTCAGGATGTCTTCGCTGTCATTAGCGACTTCTTTCTCGAAGTCAATGATGATGAAGGTGATAGCCATGGTTAGTGGTTCCTGGTTAATTGATCCAGCCGAGTCCCGTTGCTGCCACACACGCCAAGCTGACGAACAGCACGGGGGTCATGGTGTTCCAGAACGCACGGATGCGTTTGTTTGACACGCCGATCATGGCAAAGGCCAGTACAGCGTAGATAACGGCAAAGAAGAAGATCACGCCGTAGAATACTTCGTCCCACATGTTCATGTTGGATCATCCCTCATGATTTGACGTTCAGCGGCTGTGAAGCCGTTAGCGTCTTTTGGATAGGTTTCTGGGTTCTTGTCACACACAACTTTAGCAGAAGGTACGGTGCCGAAGTGTTCCCGTGCTTTGTCCACTTCATAGAAGCGCTCGCCGCAATGGAAGCACGCCCAGCCGTACACTGGGATGGTCACATAAGACTGACGCTCCAGCGCGGCTTTATGTTCTTCCAACAACACGTCACGCCGAGCGGTCAGAGAACGCATCTTCTCTTGGCGCATGTGGACGAAGGTGTAATTGGTATCGTCGATCTCTTTGGCGATACCATCCAAGTCACTTGCGATGTCTTCCCCACTGCGATTCATGAGTTCCCCTTAGGAATGCGGATTACCAGTTCCATGTACTCGTCACTGGCGTTGTTAGCGAAGATCTTCGCACCGTCGTACTCGGCCATACGCCAGGTGGCGTCGACAAAGTCGCTAGGCGTATGCTCGCTCGGATGAAACCCACACTGTTCGGTCACAGCGTTATCAAGGGCATCGTATTCAACCAAAGGCACCGTTCCGGATGGAGCGTCAGTGATACTCATGGTGGTTTCCTTAATAAAGTACAGCGGATAAAGAGAATAAAACCACACCCCGCGAACGAGGTGTGGGTCCAACGGTTAATCTACCAGTGCAGCACGACGTTCAGCGAAGGTTACATCCCCAAAGACGCGACGAGGATTACAGCACAAGTAACAGCGAGCCTGACCACAGTTGAGAGCCTTATGTTTTACCATACGCCCCAACTGCTTAGCGGACAAGGTCTCGGTCTTGTCATTGTGGTAGTAAAAGATCCGTGATTGTTTCTTGACGGACTTGCGGTTACGTTGGCGACGTTCTGCACGGGCAAACTTGTTATACGACATCTTGACTTCTCCACGCGGAGTAGCCCTCACCGGAATGATGAGGGCTATCGCATGTAGAGGCCACCTTTGCTGCTCAGACCAAGATCAGCTTTGGTCAGGGCGTAAGGGTTGGAGTGAGGTCGCGGATCAGCAAGAACCACGCACTCTTCCTCCATCTGACATTCAAGGGGGAGTCCCTCTTCAACCAGTTGTGTAACAGGTATATTAACCGCAGGGATCGGTGGTATCTGCGAAGCAGGTAACTGTGACGTCACTGCTGCCGCCGCGGCGCCAATACCCAGCAGCTTCATGAACCTACGTCGCTGCATCACCAGCCTCCTTCTTTAGTACGCCAGTACCGATCAATAACGCTTGTTCATGACCATGGTTCCAGTTGTGGTTGAAGTCCCGCAACTCTTTCATGGTCATGATCGGGCACTTAACATTGTAGTTGGGCAATTGACCAAACGACAGTTGTTCTAGGATCGGGATCATCGGGGCCCAATCGTGTTCGGTGCTCTTGAGCTGAAGATCCAACTCACGCAATGCGCCGTCTACACCTTCGCCAAAACCTACCGGGAACCATTCGCTCTTACCGAGTCCCCACAGTTCCCATTCGCTGTCAGCATTGAAGTCACCCATAGTGCCCATCAACTGACTAGCGATGTCTTCCTTCATGACAAATGCCACGTAGTTCCCGAACCGGTACTCGGCAGCGACTACCGTGAACCCGGCCGTCACATGAAGGAACCCTTCAATAGACTTGAACATGATTAGTCCTCGCCGCGCATGCGCTCTTCGGCTGCTTCGGTAGCACGGATGGACTCGTTGTCCTCGTGCTGGGATTCCAGGTGGAGTTGTTCGTCCAGAGACAGAGCGTCTTCTGGTTCTTCCAGGTCTACAACGTTAGGGGTATCGTTCATAGGTAAATCCTCTTTGATGAAATCGTCGTCGATCTTAAGACATAAGACAGGACGATCATAAATGCGTTGTGGTACGACTCCTTCAGGCAATACACCACCTTCGAATCGCGCGGTAATAGCGTTAACGGTCATGAAGACCCCGGTGTCCACCAAAGCATTGACCAGCTCTTGGGTGGCTTGAGCAGCCTCGCGTAGACGGTAAGGCGATGAGTAATCTCGCAGCCACGCCCGGATGAAGTACTCCAACGAGACCTGCTCTTCCTTACGGAACCAATCGGTGTTGCCGACGAGAGTTCCGACCGGCAAGATCTCGATCTTGTTCATCACCATGTACTTTAACAGGTCCCGTACTTCGAGATTCCATTTAGGGTCATATCTACATCCCGGCAAAGGAATCCTCAAGGACATTACGTGCTTGAGCTTCTCTTTAACGGAAGGGGGTATGACGATCGGCGCTGTCTGGATTTCGTACGTCTCCGTTTTGCGGACATGTACGAAGGTAGCCTTCTTGAGCTCCTCGACATACGGAGAACCTTTCCACGTGATGCCCACTGGACCGAGATCGGTGTTCTCGCTGAAGTGAGCCTTCTCGATCGGCCCAAACCCGTACGACGTGCTTTGCCCATCGGCGTACTGGATGCCGAAGAACTTACCGTCCAGTTCTGCAACATAACCTTCTTTGACAATCTTAGCGATCTGATCCACGGGATCTCCTTAGAACCGACGTTCTGCCGGGACGTACCACAGGCAGTCGACAGGTCGTTTGTGATGTTTCTGTTCACTGACGGTTGTAGGACGGGTGCCTCTGAACGATGCTGTGTTGGCCCTGACCTTGGTGAACAGACCCGTAGCGATGAGCGCCTTGACCAGTGATGGTTTGGACTGGTTCATGTTGACGTAGTTCTCATTCCCCTCTTCGCGCAGGATGTCCCGCAAGAGCCATTCCAACGAGATCTTCTGCTCATCTTTAAACGTCTTGAACAGGATGCTGACGTTCATGACCGGGAAGACCGAAACGTTGGCTTCTTCCAGTCGTTTGATCAGCTTAGAGATGTGCAGTTTCTTTCCACGCGCACCTGGAAGGGTGATAAGCAGCGGCGGTACAGCAGGTTTCTCTGGCACCTTACCTGCAATGTCAGCCACCGGGTGATTACGGACAGCCGAGCGCGGCACCATCTTCCAATCGTAGTCGATCAGGTAGTTATGCGAATTGCCTTGCAAGTTGTATTGGTTCTTGGAGATAGAGAACTTCAAGAACGTACGGAACCCAGTACCCATGACCGGAGGGCGGTGGATGTTCCAGCGATCGATACGCAGTAGTGCGTTCTCGCCGTAGTCGTGGATGTTCTGAGGCAGCGCTTGCGCTTCCAGTTCTTCCAGCGACTTGCTGTGGTCTTCTGTCAGCTCAAACGGTTGCAGGCAGAACTGAGTCGGGAACTTGTCCGCCCAGATGTAGTTGATGTCGTCACTGCCAAAGCCATCGGAGTGCCAGCCGGGGCGATTACCCATGTTGTCCGGGGTTACGAACAGGTGCTTGGCGCTGACGTAGATATAGTCAGTGTGTGGGCAGAAGTCCAGGTGGGGAATGAACCGTTTGATCCAGGCGAGGTTCTCCGGAATGTGGAACGACTCCAAAGCACCAGCCATCTTGATCGGCAGGTACTGGTAGAAGCACATCTCTACCTTGTCCTTGAGCGGATCAACCGGAATGTTCTTGGCTACAACACGAGGGGACATCCCGTAAAACATACCGTCGTCCTTCATTTGGCCTTCTCCGTGATGGTGCAGCTTTCAACTGCTTTGTCGTACAGGGCGTTCGCAGCAGCCACCAGTTCATTCTGTTCCTGGTCGCTGCCACGTCCAATGTCCTTAACGCGCCCGCTACGGCGAGCGTTCTGGATGAATTCTAGCACGAAGCTCAAACGTCTCTGATCAATCTTCCGACCAGCGCTGATGATATCGTCGATCTCGCTCATTACGCCCTCGGCTTCAAGATGTTGAGACGTCCCAGTAGTTGGGCAGTGGTAGGGGAGATCTTCTTCGGCTTGTGCTTGCTGCTCTTACGCTTAGGAGCCGGCGTAGGGGCTTTAGCAGCGTGCAGATCAACACCGATGATGACGTAGCCCTTCTCAGCCCATTCGCCCTTGACGACGATCTGAGTGACGTCTGTGGTGACTTGGCCTAACTTGGTGTCGACCACGTAAGTCATCACACCTTCCAGCTCTTCGGTATCGACCTTGGCGTAGTAGGTGTGGATCAACCCTTCGATGTTGCCACCGTTAGGGGTGAGTTTGGTGACCAGTTGGCGATCCTTGTAGAAGGTCTTGCCTTCAAACTCTTCCGGGATGCCTATTTCCAGACCAGTAACCCACACACGGTTCTTCATGTGGTGAGGGTTGACCAGTTCTTTGCTTTCGAAATCTTTAATGACAGGTTCTTGCACGTTGTAATCCTCAAGGTTGGAGCAGGAGGACGTCCTCCTGCTCTTTATGGGTTAAACCGATGGGAGCATCTTGTTTTCCAACGCAGGTTGGGACTCGTAATCGATGATCTCGATCTTGGTGCTGTCGAAGTCGTCGATGGATTTGACCAACTTGTTCAGCTTGATGCGTGGGATACAATGAATCGACTCGCGACCCAGTTGTTCCAGCAGACCTTCCACGTGGTCGTTGTAGACGTGAGCATCCACAGCAGCCCAGACCAGTTCACCTGGCTCCATGCCGACCACTTGCGCGATCATGTGCGTCAGTGCAGCGTACTGGCTAACGTTGAACGGCATGCCCAGACCGAGGTCGTTGGACCGCAGTAACAGGAAGCAGTTCACGTTCCGGCGCTTGATGTTACGGTTGTCGAGATCGACATGCAGTTGCTCGAGTTCCGACGGACTGGCTTCCGCAGCAGACTGAGCCCACGACTCTTCATTGAGGGTTTCCCAACTGACCAGCGACAGTTCATTGTTACGTTGATGGTCACGCTGAGCCAGCATGGTGCGGTCGTTGAAGATCTTGACACGCTGCATCAAGGTCATCTCATGGGAGATGAACTGGAAGTACAGGTGACACGGTGGCAACGCAGCCTTCCAGGTCAGTGCCGGGTTCCAAGCCGATACAATGATCCGACGGGAGTCAGGGGTGTCCTTGAGCAACTTGATCGCATTGGCCAGTTGGTCGATCTTGCGGTACATCACGAAACGAGGGATGTCAGCGATGGTCACGTAAGCATCGATCAGTGCATCTTCGTTCAAGTACATCACATGGGCGCATTCGTTCTTGCCCGGTGTGCCCACCGCTTCCCAGCCGCACTCTGGCAACATGCACGGATCTGCAAGGCCGATGCTGGTTTTCTCGAAGCCCCGAGAAATGAGCAGGTCGTTAAACGCGGCTTTGATCTCTTCCTCGCCGAACGGTTCAATCGGCGGTCTAATCACACCCAGACGTTTGTAGCCTTCGTTCAGGTACGAGGGCAGGTCGGCCTTGCTGACGATCTGGGTATCTTCCCAGAAGCGCCACTGAGCACCGTATCCGCCTTTACCGATGTCACCGGCGGCTAGGTACAGCGGATCTTTGCCAGTGAACTCTTTGTAGTAGCTGTGCAGCGCAGCTAGGTCGGCGTAGTACAGCTCACGCTGATAGATCTTGCCTGCTTCGGCTTCCGAGGTGTACACACCGGTAGCGTATTCCGGTGAGAAGAAGAACTGGGTGGTGGCTTCAGCACCGTACTCTTTGCGGTGCTCGAAGATGATAGCCTTCTTGACCTGTGCTTCGGTCATTGGCTCGTATTTGGCAGTACCTGGGATCAACCAGCTGTTCCAGATACCGATGCCTTTGTTACGCAACATGCGGATGTTGGTATCGCCGCTGATGAACCAGAACATCTCTTCTTCTGGATTCATGCCGATGATGGGTTTGGTGGTCAGTCGCGGTTGACGACCGTTCATGAGACTGAAGTGAGCCATACGTCCCACGACAGCAACCGTGCCAGTACCAGTACGGTCACCCTTAGGGATACCGTCTTCCAGGACTTCAGCTACCAGCTCGTGGTAGATGCGGTCAGTGTTGTTCAGGTGGTCAAGGCGATAGATCGACCGATCTTTAGCATCTTCACGAACGCGACGGTAAATGGCCAGTGTGTCGGCTTGGTTAAACTGATTCATGTGCTGCTCCGTGGTTGATGTAGACAGGGCACAAGTCCCTTACGAACTATACTCTACGTCGAGTATTTATTTTTTCAATGGTGCTCTCGTGAATAATGTACGTTTCAAACCGATTTCAATCGACCAAAAGAAAGGGCATAAACAGCGGGGCCGAAGCCCCGCCATCTATGTTGTCGCTACAACCAACCTTGGGCACGCATGATCTTCTCGATCACCAAGTACCAGTCCCACGGGAAGAAGAACATCCCGATGAGGGTAGACCAGAAGCCTTTGGCGATAACCACGCCAGCGATCCAGACAACCCAGAACAATGTAGCGAACAGCAATACGCTGAAACTGTACGGATACTTCATGTCACTCCCTTACTTTCAATGTACACAAGGTTGCCAGCAATGCCGGGTTCCGTTCTAACAGAAGCATGAGCACGACATAGGCCTGATGGGGTTTGCTGATACCGGCCTCGTAACGAGAGACGGAATTGCGGTCGCCCCCAAACTGTTGTGCTACTTGGATCTGGGTGAGCTTAAGTTTCAGCCTGATCTTCTTGAGCCGGTTGCCCATGAAGCGCAGCTCTTCCTTCACTTCGTAACGTTTTGTTTGTGCCATCAGTAATGCCCGTGCGTCTCGTAGCATGAATGTTCCACACGCGTTAACATCAGCGGTGGCTTCTCGGTTTGTTCAGCATCCTTTAACGACCGGCCTTCGGTCATGATGGCGGACATCATCATGGGGAGGGCTTCGAGGATCTCCGGTGGGATGTTCTCGTACTTCACCATGTGCAGGTGTTGCAACTGCTTGTAGAACTTGTAGGTGGTCTCTGTGAACTTCAGGTCAAACAGTTTCTCCATGTCATTGAGGAAACAGATGTTGAACCTCCCACGCTTAAGCAATGACTCAGCAAGATCGACCAGCTCTTTCTCGTACTTCACCTTCTGGAACATGTCCAGTTTCGATGGATCGGGAAATACCAACCGCTTGAAGTAGTCCAAGTGCGAGGGGTTACAGGTCGATAACAACGGTCGATACTGTAACCCCAGGTCTTGGTGAGCTGCTTGTTTCGGCATGGCCTCAGGCTGTTCAGCCCGTTCAAACTTCCAACCGAATAACTGCATGGCACCTCCTTAAAAGTGAGTCCTCAGAACGTAACCGCTGAGGTCTTTGATCATGTTATCGAAAACCTCCTCGTCGTCAGTAGCCCACTTAAAGGAGTAGTCGTCAGCGAGAGTGTCGTAATCTTCAGGGATGAAGTACGCACCGTTCTTCAAGCAGATGATGCACAGGTCACGCCACGCATTACCCAAGACGACACCAGGATGATCCATGGTAAAGCGATCACGGATGAACTGGGTATCACGAAGCAGCACTTCGCAGATATACGCCCACCGCTGTGTAGCCAACCCATCCTTCCATTGTTTCTTGGTGATGTGGTTCTTGCAGTGGATGACGTCGTCCTGCTCTTGGTAGAACAGATCGTGCAAACTGCCCGCAATGTCAACAGCTTCATTAACCAACTCAGCCGGCGCGACTGGGTATGGGCGTTTGCCGTAATCCGCGTTGAACTCGTTGTCTTCCTCCTGTACATGCGGGATGACCAAGAAGCCTGGGAGATCCATCGAACTGCCGTCCAATGCGACGAGCGTACTGAACACCGCACCTTCGGCAGCCTGTTTGCCATCGTTAGGGTGAAGATTAACCCAGTACTTCACGATGTCCTTCACGTACGACAGGAACATACTGCGGATTTCATCAGCGGTATACGGCGTAGCGTTGAACTCATCCCACGAGACTTCACGAGTAGAGATGTCGGTGATCTTACCGCAGTACTTGTTGATGCAGTCCATGTCACCACGAGGCACTACGATACCGTTGAGGTTACGGTTAACAGCCCATGGCTTCGTGTACTCTTCCAAGCACTCCATGTCCAGATCGACGCAGTCGGGGACAATGATCCCAGGGTACTTTGTGTCCTTGGTGTGCTGCTTCATGACCTCGTTCAGATAGCCCGGTAGCTTCACCGAACCGTCCATGATGCCTTGGTTGAGGATGCGCATCTCAACGTCTGACAACCACCAGATGACATACCGCTTGACATTACGCCCCACTGGGACAGGTCGATGAGGTTTCTCCACTTCAGCCCCTTTGACATCCGTGAAGATACCGGTAACGATGTGGATCATCTCCAGATCGGTCTTGGGGAACAAGATCCCGTCACGCATGTTCTCCTGATCAGGAGATTCCACCTCCAACGAGTCCAGGTCGTCGCAGTTGATGTTGTGCGGTTGATCCAGTAGATACCGCGGCACATGGATGAACCCGCCACAGAAGTCATGCGCGATGCCACTGAGTTCGGTCAGCATGTACAACGGCACAGTGGTGTGCTTATTGACAGCTGCTTTCAGGACAGCACTGGCTTCCAGATCGGTGAGCCACCAGATGAGGTAATCATCGTAGTCACGCAGACCGTCATGGGTTTCCATGCGCATCATCTCGAGCTCATCAGCCCGGTCTTCCGCATCGTAGATCGCTTGCAGACGACGACGTTCAGCAACCAGGTCTTTAAGCGTGACGTACGAGCCGTCAGTCTTTTGATCAGCCAGCCGCTTCATGATCTCGTCAGTGGTCTCAAAGCGTGAGTGACGCTCTTTGACCTTATCCACCACCTTCACGAGATCTTCCTCGTTAAGATCGATGGCCTTCACATCCGCCAAGTTGCGCTTCATCCGATGAGCGCGGTCGATCGTAGACAGATCGGTGCTACCTGTCAGGTCTGTAACCCACCCCTGAAGACCTTGTACGAGTGCACGGTCTTCATACGGGATTATGATCCCGTCTGGGGCCATGTCATCCTCGTTGTAGTCGCTCGGCATGATGTCAAGTTGGTTGACATCATGCTCATCCATGCCAAACTCAGGCGGCACCGTGATGTACAGGGAGAAGAATCGGTTCTCGGTAGACAGCCACTCTTCCAGATAGTCCGGCAGGGTTACCAAGTTCGCATCGAACGCTTCAAGAATCCTGTTCGCTTGTTCGGGGGTTACCCACCAGATCAAGTAGTTCGAGTTCTTGTACGGGTGCATCGGATGACCTTCGATTGCGGATCGGTACCGTTGCCCGTCAAGGTCAGTAAAGCGCCCAAGAGAGAAATGGCACTGGTCAATGGCAGGCACGTCCGAGCGCCGTATCAACACACCGACGTTATCGTCGTGGTCGATCTTGTTCTCATCAAAGATAGTCCGCAGCACCGGGTCGTTGTCAGACACCCCTAATGACGGATGAACTAGGATGACGTTGATCAGCTCGTCATTGGCGATCTCTTCCAGTTCAGCCTTTATATACGACGGAAGTTTGAGAGTGCCTCGTTCGTGCTGACCCAGTTGATGTTCCGCTTGGTGACCCGTCAGCCACCAGATGGCCCACTTGCTCTTATCGAGCTGTGGCTGTGGTGTTCTAGCCGCCTCAAGGTTCTTGTCGAAGATGTCGCTCACTACATCTCGCAGTTCGTTGAGTTTGGCTTGGAAGGTAGGGGAGGGGGCTTTCTTACTTGCTTGCTTCTCCTTCTTCTTGCCAGCTGGCTTTTTGGCTTCGGTTGTTTTCATTGCATGTACCCTCAGTTAAGCGGGGTTGCTATCCATTGGTTTGATAGTGGTGCAATTGCGCCATCCCGGTATCTCTTTACTGTGGTCGACTGGCTGGAGCCCCATGAACCGACCAGACCGCTTCCGGCCGGTTTTGTGGAGACCTGCATACATTCGACGTAACCCTGTTTTCATTTCTAACTTCCATGGGGAGGCGCTAACTAAGTTATGCTTGGGATGGGAATCGTTCGACCCAGTTGTACTGCTCTTGGATCACCGCAAGTTTCATTTGGGCGTGCAGTTCTTTGGCCGGTTCGGTGAACAGAACCACTTCGTTGTGGAACTTGACCTGCCCGTCGAGGAAGCCCACAAAGGTCATGTTCTTTGGCAGCTTGGGAACCAGCTCCTTGTACAGCCCATAGACGACGTCACCCGTCTCGTCGCAGAAGGTGTACAACAGGTCAGCATCACGCACCACCTTCTGGGCCAGTGTGATCGGTTCACGAATGAACGGAAACTCTGTGATTTCGATTGTCTGACTGACCGACTGGATCATGAAGTGTTCTTGCTCGTGCTCCATGACCGGATTGAAGTTGGCCGGTATTGGTCGTACATGTTTACGCCAATGTGTATACCCGGCGATAGCGAACTGGATGTTCTCAGCATCACTTGAAGAACCGCCGCTGTGGTTGTAGTCGTGCCACAGGAGGGAGACTACCACGATCAGCTCTTCGTTATGCTTATCCGACGAATCCAACTTCTGGTATTCAGGAGTAGCCCGCAGGATCTGCAAACCCAGTTGAGCTGCGTAGTACATGTGCAGTGTGTTGTGGTAGGTGTTCTTCACGCCCTTGTTGGTCGTTACGATGTGTTGCCACATCTCCCAGAGCCCCTTCGACTTCAAGAACTGATCGAAGAAGAAGTCATTCATTTGGCGATTGATTGTGCGTTTCATACGTCAGTCCTCGGGAAGACAAAAAGGATGGTGAGGCTGTTCGGGAATTCAATGGACTCCCAACCTTTGTCCTCGTACAGTTCCTTGATCACGTTCTGGATGTGAGGCTCCAGCCATTGTTGTTCCTCACGCTCGAACTTGATGAAGCGACGGCCGTCGTAGTGCTCGACGTGGACATTCTTGTTTCGAATGTACTTCTCGATCTCAGCAACGAGCTTTTCAATCTCCTCACTGTTCATGATGTTGATAACGTCACTCGGGCTTGATACTTGCATAATGGTCATCCAGTGAATTGGCCACCGCTTGGCCTAACTTGTTTCGGAAGTGAGCCTTCCAGTCGTTAATGGTTTGTTCGTCCAGGTATTGCTCCCCTTGAATGAACTTGTCCGTGACGAAGATGGCAGGGATACGCGCTTGAGGCAGCCGCATCAATCTAACAGCTTCCTCTACTTCGTCCTCTTCCACGACCCTGATGGTACAATGACAGAGACAGTGCAATAGTCCGGCAACTATCGTCTTCAATGTATACTCCTTTGTAATGTATGGCTGTGAATTACTCAGATGGCATAAGCCGGGGACCGAAGCCCCCAGTTATGTTGTCACGCTATTGCTGACAGCTCACGCGGCAATGGAGGTGTATACCCCAACATTACTTGGGCACAGGTCTCCACGTCGTGTACAGGCCGCAGGAAGCGGCAACCTTCAAAGGCTGTCAGGTCGAATGCCTGTTTCGCCGTGAGGTCTTTGTAGTGCGTGTTCGTCACGTACCCCATCTGTTGATTGAGGGTCATGGCGATCACCTCATCCTGATCTTCACCGAAGTGCAGAGTCTTCAAGAAGAACTCCTCACGGTTGGTCAGACAGGACACGGCACGGTGTCGCTTGAGCGCAGAATGAACTTCCGCCTCGGAAATCAGCGAGATGAACCACAACGATCCCGGCGTACGGTATTCGCCCAACCGGTCGCGTGCAATCTCGATTGCCTGGACAGCTTTCCAGACATTGTTCCACGGTCCACTGATACGGACCTTCAGGTGCTTGCCCTTGCTCTTCTCCACAGCAGCCTTAAGCGCTGGGTTGGTAGGCTTGCCCGAATCTTGCAGCAGAATGATCTCTGCATGCGCAGGGATATGTTTGATGAGCTCCAATGCTTTCTCAGCGGTGGCGCAAGTGCTGTATGCATAGCTGAAAAAGGTGCGTACTGTATTGTCCATGTGTTTCCCCTAACACGTTTGTCTAAATAATAGACAGAGCAAATAAAAAAGTACACGCCAGAGGCGTAAGCCTCCGGCATGCACGATCATTTAACGGTTGCTGCGACTTCACTGGTTTCGATGATCTCTTTCAGAAAGCGGGTAGCTTCTTCTTCGGTTAGCCTGAACCCCACCTTCCAGCCCAGACGGTGGAAACGAACCCACTTTCTGAACACGACCTGTACTTCCGGTTTAGTCTTGGCACCTGTGAGATAGAGCACGTGGATATCCTTCAGGCTCTTCCACAGCTGAGTCGCTGGCTGTGGTCGTACCCGTCGTTTACCGAGCTCAAACGAGACCTCAGGTACCTCTTGGTTTGCTTCCAGTAGTGCACAGTCAACTTGGTCGACATACACCACTGCTTTTTCCCACAAGTCTAATAACGACATGCCTACCTCTTAAATGACGCAACAATCGGTGCGTGGCTGGTCTCCAAGTCACCGGCTGGCTGATCTTCGAGGTTGATGAGGACAGTCTCGTTAAGCAGCTCTTTCTGAGCAGCGGCTTCATTCCGACGTACAGCACCCGGCGGAAGGATGACTTTAGGTAAGACGAACATGTTCATCTCTCCCGTGTCCTCAATCATGTTCTTCACCTGATAAGCAAACACCGCACTGATACATTCGTACGGAATCTTCAAGTGATGGTAAAAGCCGTTGAACCTTGCCGAGAAGTGAATACCATATTCACCCAGCTCGAGGTTCGCAATGAACTGAGGCGCCAGGCAGATGACACAATCATCCCCCGACACCTTCTCGCGGGTGGCTAACACTCCATCCTTGAGTTGTGCATTGTCGACGACTATGGCTGGTTTATGATTGCGCGCCGCCAGATATTCCAGGGCCGCTCTCAGGTAGAATTTCGGCCAGAGTATCGGTTCCGACATACGGATCTCCAGGTATAATCGCTATGCTTTTCTCTTCAGGGTCATACTGTACGAGGAACTTACGTTCATCCGGGATACGCAGCGCCAGACAGGCCACCATGTACGGAATCACTTCATGCGGTTGGACGGAACGACGCAGAGGGTACTCTTGGTCGGGACCTTCCACCTGCATGATCGAGTTGGTACCTTCTTCCGATTGGTTGAACTGGTACCACTCTTCGGCGTACACACCATGTTCATCAGGTGTGCCGGTGTAGATGACAAACTGCCGACCAGATTGGACGAAAGGGTCTGCCAAGAGTTCCGCGTGGTACGACCCCAGATCAAGGTCGTAGTTGTTAAACCAGGCTGTGAACGTATCTTCGAAGACTTCATCGAAGATTTTGTCCGTGTCGTACCACACCCCTACACTACGGTCACGTACTTCGGTAGGTTCGTCAATTTCTTCAGAAGGACACACGAACCGGTTGACTGCGATAGTCCCAGTACGGATGTTTGCTTCGCACTGTAAGGCGATGTACTTGCGTTCATCGAGTGCCAGCATCAGTGGCGAGAAGTCAAAGAGGTCGAATTTCAGACCGTGGTATCTCGCCAACAGATCGAAGTCCGTACAGAAACTGCGCGGAGACCGGACTGTTAGCAACCAGACCCGGATGAACTCCATCTTCCAGACGCGGGTGAAACGATCACCCGCGTCTGGATACGAAGTATCGGTCAGTACCTTGCAGAAGTTCAACTTGGTGTTCATGTCACGCTGAATCTTAGGAATCAGCTGTGCCACGTCACGCAGCGTACGGATGCGGTCAGTGTCACCTTTGACCACACGCAGTACATCGCCCTTCATTGAGTCGTGAATTGTCTTGCTGAGGTCTTGGAGGACCTTCTCGTCAAGCTTATGGTTCAACACCCCGTTAAGGATGCCGATGTTCTGCAACTGCGACCGAGCGAATTCACCCAGACGCTCTACCAGTGATCTTTTCATTCTCACACCTTTTCGCTTAAGCGAGCCAAGTACTTGATGGACAGTTCGTCGTAGACGTCAGAATCGTCCATGACTTCTTCCATGGAGACGCGACCCAACGCTTGACTGTGACCGTGCACTTCGAATGCTTGGCGATCCCCAGTCTTTTCCTTGCTGACGGTATCGAGTTTGAACCCGAAGACCAACGTGTTGTCGACCACGCTGAACGCGTTAGCGTCGTTCAGTTCTGTGATCTCTTCGTTAGTGAGGGCTGCGAAGACGGCACCTTTGATGGTACGGCCCATGCAGACGTCGCCGGTTACGTCGTTGAATTGGCTGTCAGCAAGGTCAATGTGAACTTGCGGCACGATGGTGAGTTTGCCGTTAGGGATCTGATACGCGTTGAAGTAGAACCGACCATCCACTTGCTCGAGGAAACACAGACCTACCATCAGGGGTGCATAACCATCGGGGAAGTTTCGTGCGATAACCACGTCGTCAGCCAAGAGCCCGCTGATCTTGTATTGGAACCCGGCGGACAGGTCATCAATGTTATTGAGCTGAGCAGCCTCCAGCGCACAGGCCAGAGTCAGGTTCATTTGTACGCCGTATACGAAATCATGGGACATGGGTTGTTATCCTTCAAGTTTAAAGTCTGGGCCAATTTCTCGAGCCATACCCGAGAAACCAAACGCGGGGAATAGAACAATCTTACCGTGCATGTGCTTGAGGCCTTTCTCAGCCATCCATGCACGACAGAGCTTGTGTTGGATTTCGATCTCTTCCTCATCGTTCCATTTGTCATGGGGTCTGAGCCAGTTCGATTCAGCAGAGATATGCACGCCATGGATCACGTCATCGACAATGATCATGCCGTGGTCTCCGCGTTCGATGAGATCTTTGATGATGAACTGGT